CATGTAATACATTCCCTGCCCCCACTGAACCCAACTGGTTTTCATCTCCAACGATCAGTAACATTGAACCCTGCTTGATTCCTGTTAATAACATTGAACAAAGCTCATTGTCTACCATAGAAAATTCATCAGCGATAATTAAATCATAATCTAATTGGTTATGCTCGTTGTTGTATTGAATAATTTCATTTTCTCCAAATGGTCTGATATCAAGTAATTTATGAATCGTTTTAGCATCATTTCCTGTTACTTGCCGAATACGTTTTGCAGCCGTTCCTGTTGGAGCAGTCAATGCAATTTTCGCATTAGGGAACATTTTTCGATAATAATGTAATAAACCATTAATAACAGTGGACTTTCCTGTTCCTGGACCACCTGTTAAAATAGCAATTCCTTCTTTTTGCATAAGCGTAAAGGCACGCTTTTGTTGTTCGTCGTATTTGATCCCACACTCTTTCTCTATTTCTTCAATAATCACTTCTTTTGGTTTTATAAAGCGTCTATTACTGATTAAACGAACCACATTTTCTTGAATTTTCTTTTCAAATTCATAAACTTTTCTATGATAAACATAGATCTGATTATCAAATACTTCAAACTTGAATTTGTCTGGTCTATTTAAGATGATTGCCAATATATGTAATGGACTTGTTCTGTATCCTATCTTTGTACTTTCTTCGATATATTCTGCCATTGAAAAAAGATTCGTTAATGTGATACAGGTATCTCCACGTCTATCTAATGTGGTAAATACCTCTCGGATCAAAGCATATACCCGAATTGGATCACTTGCTATAAATCCTTGTTTTTTGGCTAAAGATTCTCTTTGTGCAAAAGTTAATCCTGCTTTAAAAAGTATGTAAGGATTCTTTTTTACAATAGACAAGGACCTGTTTCCATATTTGCTATATATTGACTTAGCCCCAAGATAGCTTCCTCCAGCAGATGTAATAAAATCAACAAGTTCTTGCATGTCTGAATATTGGTTGATTTTATTTACAAAACTTTTCGCTATACTATCGTTTATTCGTGGAATCTTCGCAAGCTGTTCTATTGCATCTGGTGATTTACAGAAAGAAAAAATATCACCATTGCTTAGATTTATTATTGCGGAAGCAGCTGCGGCTCCAATATTGGAGAATTTTCCGCTGCTTAAAAAGGATAATGTCGTTGTATCATTTTTGCTTAGTGGTTTACATTTGGTCGATACAAAAATATTTCTACCGTTTATAACTTCAATATTGCCTTCAAGAAAGATCGGCGTGCCAGTATCTAAATCGGAAGCAATTCCTTTGCATAATACCGTGTTGTATTGAGGATCCAATGGAATCGTTTTATCTTTTGTTGAAACAGAAAAATATGTCATTCCTGATAATTCATCTTTTCTAATGACCTTTTGCAGAACGCCATAGAACTCCATTCAAAACCCTCTCTTTCGTATCATTATATTAACATATACTGTTATGTATTTCAATAAGAAAAACAGGACTAATCAATGTCATCCTGTTCTTCTTCTGTTTCTTCCTTTTCGTTTTGTGACTTTATCAAATGTTCTGAGAACAAGTCTACCAACCGAGTATTTCTGACTCTATCTGGATTTTCTAAAGCAAGTTTCAAAGCTTCTTCATTTCCGTATAAACGGATCTTTTGTTTAGCTCTTGTGATTCCTGTGTATACTAGATTTCTACTCAAGAATGAACCCATGTGAATCAGATTTGGTGGAAGTGCCAATAGGATATTCTTATACTCAGATCCTTGCGATTTGTGAATCGTCAATGCATACGCAAGTTGAAGATGTTGTGCCTTTTCTGGATCCAACCAGAAGCGTCGCCCATCATCTGTTTCAAATCCAATATATTTATCTTCATAATTGATATCGAATACATATCCAACATCACCATTATAGATTCCTTTTCCATTCTTTTTGTTGAGGTGATCATGTCTTGTTCCATAACCATTAACACAATAATATCCATTATCGTATGTATGGTAAGAAAATTCTTCCGTGTTGAAGTTGATAGTCATCATGACTCTATCGTACAGATATATTTTTTGACCAGACTCTGTTTTTGTTGGAATCGCTTTGCCTTTGTTATCTCCATTATATTTCTCTTGTAATAATTTATTCATTTCTTTAACAAAAGCATTTGTAGGAGCGAGAATAATCGTCTTCTTTGGATCAAAACCAACCTGATACTTGATATCTTCTGCATCGACTGGATCGATCCCTTCCATAACTAGGTTATGATAATCACTTTCTATTTGATTTATTAATGCCGCATTATCATTTGTCTTTGCTCCCCACATAAAAGAGTTATCTACAAATAAGAGCTTGTTGATATCACCCTCATTAACAATATCCCAATTGTTTGCAAGAGATGGTATGTCTTTCGCTCTGAAGTTTGTTGTTAATTTGGAACACTTGATATTTGTTTGTAGTATATCTTTTAATATCTGTCCAGCTCCGATTGCTGGCAACTGATCAGGATCGCCAACAAATACAACTTGCATGTTGAATATTCCATCTTCATCAGTTATGACCTTAAAGAATTTTGCGAGCGTTACGATATCGATCATTGATAATTCATCAATAATTAACATGTTATCATACACGGATTCGCTTAAAAATTCTTCTCCACGTTTAATTTTATTTGTCATAGAAAGCATGGTTGCGGCATGGTAAGGGAAGAACTCTTTATCCGTAGGATCTGTCTCATCATATAACTCGTCTACATAATAACCACCCTTCTCTTCAATCGCTTCCTTGATTCTGCCAGTTGCTTTACCAGTGAAAGAAGTTAGAATGCTAGGATGATTAAAATACTGCTGGGCAATATATGCAATACATGCAACTACAGTAGTCTTTCCTCTTCCTGGACCACCTGTAATTACAGACACTCTATTCTTGAATGCCTCGTGGATTGCGGATCGTTGCTCTTCACTGAATTTTCCACTATGGGTTTTTTCTGCCCATTCATCTATGAATGTATTGACTTCATCTTCATTATAAACTGTCAATGGTTCTGAGCTTTTTAAATTGGCTAGAGTCTTTGCTACAAAATTTTCGGCTTCTGTTAATCTTTTAAATTCTACAATACCACGACTAACGCCATCCTTAATGATTTTCTTTAATTCTACATGCTCATGCTTGCCAAGAGTCTTAAATGATTCTTTTATTGCAGCTGCATCCATTCCAGATAAATATTTTGCAGCTACCTGTTGCCAATTGTGTAGATTGCGAGGATCGCTCAAATCAAGATATGTATCTCCATTACAGAATGAAAGTAACGTTTCCTTTGCTGCAAGCCATATCAAACCTTCAACACGAATCTTATCTTCTGGTTTTCCTCCTAAACGACTCCAGATCTGATCTGCCATTGCTGGAGTTAAAGAGGTCTGGAAAGACACTTCAAAAGGATCTTGCTGTAATCTTGATATTACTGTTTCTCCATAAACGTCAATCAGATCTTCAATCAATTTCTTTTTTCCAGATAAAACAGGGAAAGTTGCGGAAATGCTGCTAGTAATATCTATAGAATAAAAATATTCTTTAATAGCCTGTTTTTGTTTTTCTCCAATTCCCTTGATTTTTTCGATTTCTTCTGGATCCAACAAAAGTGTTTTAATTGCGGTTCTTCCTAGATGCTTAAAGATTTTTTCGGCTGTAACTTCTCCAATACCATCAAAATCTTCACCTGAGAAGAACTTTATAATATCGTCTTTCGTATTTGCATTAGGAAAAATACCAATAATAGAATATACGTCAGATTTTCCTGCTTCGCTTTTGATTTGATATGCACCTAAAAAAGAACTACCACTTTTTAAATGGTGCCCACTTGTTCCGTTGACCATTACTTTTTGTGGAAATCTTAGTTTGGTATCTGTCATATTTGCAATACAACCAAACCAACCATCTGGTTTTGGACAGTCTTTATACATTTTTAGGACTTTGAATTCTGCTATATTCAACATGGTATTCTCCTTTCTATCCGTATCCATTATATCACATAACAGTATATATTAAAAGGAAAGAAAATAAAAAAAAGAGGGTTTATCCCTCTTCTTTTTTAAAGATCGTCTGATCCAAAGATATCTCCAATTTCATCAATTGCTAATCCTGATGCTTCGGCTACAGCTTGCACTGTTTCAGAAACTTCTGGTTGCACATCGAATGATTCTGGAAGTGGATCACTAACAATAGTTGGCTCATCAACCAATGGTTCTTGAGCTACAGTAACATTACCTGCCAAGTCTTCCGTATTCTTTTCTTTCTTCTTTGCAGTTGATTTTCTCTTCTTCTTTTCCAAAACAAGAGCAGCTAAACGATTAAGTTCTGTAATACTGATTCCTTCTTCATTGAGGAGTTCAACAATATCACTATGATTAACGCATGCGATCATGCACATATCAAACTCGTTTTCGTTCAACTTGATCAACTTGATAAGCTTTTCGAAGATTTCCTTATCAAGAACACTTAACTCATCCATAATCAAGATGTTATATCCTGAAAGCTGACTTAGCATGCTTAATAATACAAAGGTTACACAAGCTTTTTCACTACCAGATAATGAATCAAAAGAAATGTATTGGTTTGTACCATCTACATCGACCATTACCTTGATACCATTTTCAAATACGAATTTAATGTCCATATTTGGGAAAATTGTACGAGCCTTTTCATTACATGGTGCAGAGAATTCCTGAACATAGAATGAAATAATTGCTTCCTTTACCTTACCCTTTGGAGCAAACGCAATACAGAGTGATTCATAAGTCATAAGCTTATTATTATAAGTTGTCAACTTATTCTCTAGTTCTGCCTTCTGTGCCAAAATGTTCCAAGTGTTAATCATTGCATTTAATTCTGCAATCTTGGTATTGATCTGGTTGAGATCAACATTGATTGGGGCTGGTTCTGGGAGCATCCCAGGAGTATTAGCTGATAATCTATTGAAATTATCGTTTAATATTCTTAACTGATTTTCCAGTGCCTTATCGTTATTGATCTTGTTCAAGATGCCTTCTGTTTCCGTTACCTTTGCTTCAGCCATTTTTAATGAAGCTTCTAACTTCATATAGTTTTGACGTAAAACATTACGCTCTGCTTCCATTTCAGAAAGAATTGGAGTCTTGTCAGTATGACAAACCAATTTCTTTGATAATGGACAGATCGGTTGAGAAACATTCTTGATCGCCTCTGCAATCAAGATTCCATTCTGCTTTGTAATTGCCAGTTGTTGTGATGTTTGAGAGAGCATCTGCTTTGCTGTAGCCAATTCTCTATTTACAGCTGCAACTTCCTCTTCTGTATGTGGTGTCAATACGCCATACTGGTTTCGGAAATTTTGCATTGCAAGTTTTGCATCTGCCAACATCTTCTGATGATTTTCCACAATTTGCTTTGAACGCATGTAGGCGTTTAATTTTGCATTATATTCAATAACGCTCTTCTTTGCCTGTTCCAATTGTTCAAGTTCAGCAGGAATTCTATCGGCTGTTACAGCTGGAACTGTTAATTCTCCAAAGCCCTTTAAAATCCCCTGCGTCTCTTTAAGCTTCTGCTTGATCATCTTTCTTCTGTCTACAAGTGTATCGTATACAGAATTAAGCATCTCAATACCAAATTCTCCATCTGGTAACACGGAAGAAAGAACTTCTTTTTCTTCTTCTGTTGCTTCTGAAAACTTAGAAAGAACAATGTTCTTATCTAACTGTTCTGGCAAGTATTTTAACAATACTTCACCAAATTGCTGGGATGTTAATCCGTTAAACACTTCGCTACTTGTAGCGATTTTTCCAGTTTCAATATTGATCCCTGGAAATGACGTTTCTAACATCTGGTTGATTGCTGTTAATGAAGCTGCCTTTCCATCTAAATAATAAACAGATTGTCTTTTATCTGCATAACAACGACGACCAAATGTTCTACCATCTTCTAAAGTTATTGTTACTTCAGCATGATCTTCGCCTGCATGAACAATATCACCAGCAGGTTCAACACCAGTCAAACCATAAATTAATGCATTGCGAACGGAAGTCTTTCCTGAACCGTTTGCTTGACAAAATGCTGTGATTTTGCCTAGATCAAAAGAATGTGTGCCTTTTAATCCTTGGAAGTTTGTTACTAATAAATTTTTGATTTTCATAATTTTCCTCCTATTGGCTTTTAGCCTTATTTATCCATGATCATCAAATGATACAAAAATATTATGCGATATGAAGGAAAATAAAAAACAGTAGATATCCTCTACTGTTAGTTGTTCATTACTCCATTTCATCAGTTTCTTCTGGAGCTAATTCATTAGCTTCTAAACTCAGGTCGTCTTCTTCTACGACTGCAACTTTTTCATTTTCTGTTGCAACTTCGTGTTCACTCTTATCTTCAACTTCCATATAGCCAACAATTTCCATATCGTCGATCATAAAGTTCTCATAGTGGAACTTTGAACCATTGACTTCTTTTTCTTTGGAAGTCATTCCACAAATAAGATTTAAGATTGTTCCATTCTTAATATCTTTCAATAGATCGTTTACACGAGTCTTTGTTGAGAACTGTGGATAGAAGAAGAACTTCTTGTTTCGATAGGATTCATCACCATCTTCTAAAGAAATGCTGAGACGAACATATCGACCATCCTTTGATGGACGTACATTACGTACAACACCACTTGCATATACATGTAAGAAAGAATCACCATGATAACGGATGCCACCATCAGTACCAAATACTTCCTTCATGATTGTCTTTGTCTTCTTGATCTTGTCTACTTGAATGTATTGTACATGTCGTGTTAGTGATTCTGAACTTTCATTTGAGAATACAACACGTCTACGCTGTACTAAGCCAACGATGTGACCTTCAATATCAACTGTATCTCCTACAACAGTTCCTTCTGGAAGTCCATTTACAACAAATGAGATTACATTATCGAAGCGTCTTTCTTTGCCTCTGATGTAAACCAGAATTGATCTGTATCCGTATGCATTATGACCAACGCTGATTACTCTACCTCTTGCTACTACCTTATTTACTTTCTTAAATTCTGACATTTTCTTTTTCCTCTTTCTTTCTAATTGTCTTCTTCGAAAATCATTTCAATATTTCTTCGATGCGGTACGGTGTCGAATCCGTTTAGCACTGAAATGTGCTTGATGATATGATCATCCTTTAATTCGATGTTCTGGCTGCCTGTTGCTGATGCGTCACTCAAATAAATTGATCCATTTTCATCGTTTTTTACACAAGCTGTAATAAAGAATGGAATCTTTTCTGAGCGACACTCTTCAATAAAATCTTCTATCTTGAACTTTTTGCAAAGCTCTTTATACTCTTTTTCTTTATCAAAGTTCATTTCTTCTTTCGAACTCCTCTCTTGTTAGATATATTTTCTCTAACTTCCTATGCTTCTCTAACCACCTTTCAATTGTAGCAAACGGATATTTTTTCCTAATTTTTGCACATTGCGTTCCGTAGTGTTTAGTTGACTTTAATTCTTCTACAAAAGCTTTAAAATCGCTCATGTTGATTTTTGGCTTTATCTGTTGTGAAGGCTTCAATCTTTCTAGTGAAATATGTAATGCTTCGATGAGCCATAACAACATTTCTGGTCTGGCAATATTGCTATACATCAGTGAAGCATCCTTGTTTGGCTCATGACAATACTCGTCAACCCCATAAGTATCTTGGTGGAGTGCCCACGTTCTGAAATGCTCCAGGTGGCTATTCCCCCACCATCTATTTTTCTTTTGACCAAATTTTTTATCAAATAGGTCTGTGATCGGGACATCATTTGAGAGCATAAACAGTGATCTGGCGAAATCCGTTGTATCCATTGTTAACCCCTCATATTGTTAAACTGAGAGAAGAAATCATACTCTTCTCCATCTGTTAATGTAGGATCTGGAGCATTTGCAATATCGTCTTCAGAAATCACTTCACTTGTTTCTTCTACTGCCTTTGCTGGAGCAACTTGAACTACCGTTGGCTCTTGTTTTACAACAGGCTTTTCAATAATTGGTTGCTTAGCTTCATCTTTATCTTCAGCACTGTAATCTGGCAATTTTTCAACTCTAACAGGAGCTTTCTTCTTTGGCTTTAAGATATCGTCAATTGTGATACGCTTATTCTTTTTAGGTTCAAGTAATACAACGTTTTCTAAGCCTTCCAGACGTATCAATTTAATGCGTTCCGTTTCTTTCTTGATAGTTGTATCATTTCTTAGAAACACGGCTATCTGTGGCGTTAAAAGACATGATCTAACAAGTGTTTTAAAGAATGCTGTACGCCATCCTTCCTTAATTTCTCTTTTAAGAAAGTCAACACTTGGTTTATCCTTGATTTCGAATAATAGGTGATAGGTACGCTTTTTCTCTTTTAGTGTAAATGGAATAGCGTTAGGAACAACAAATGTGATTTGTTGTCCTCTAACATAATACTCCAATGCCTTCTTCATTAGCATTGTAACGGATATTCCGTTTGCATTTAACGAAATAAGATCTGCGTCATAATTCTTGTAAAGTTTTAATTCAACTCTCATAGACCATCACCTTACTGAGCTTGCTGTCTTAATGAGCGACTCACCTTTTCATATAGGTACATGTAATAGCCTCTTGCATTTGAGTAATCAAAGCTTAGAGACTTGTCATTTTGATTCCCATCGATCACAACCAAGCCTTCAATACCTGATAATGTCTGTCTGATTGTATCAGCCCACGCTGCACTTGTTCCACCCGTGATAACAAAGTAATTAAACTCATATAGCTCATACATTCTACCGATTCTATCTAATGCTGCATGGCATACCTTTTCGCTTTCACGTTGTAAGATTTCCTTGATAGGAATATGTCCACTGCTGAATCGACTATGCTTAATAACCGTTCCTGTTTCTAAGCACTTCTGAATTGCAATCGGTGATACCTCAACGCCATGATTTCTCTGGATCTCAGCACGCACATTTGCCAACACCTGTTTCATTGCAAATTCTGGGAATGTCTGCTTATCAACAACTCTGTTGTTCTTGATAATAAACATATCTAAAGTTCCATGTCCGCCATCAAAGATGATCAAGTTTCTGTTGAAGTAAAAACCAGATTCAGGAATTGCTTTATGGTTATTTCCCATTGCAATTGACATTAGCGTTCCCATTGGCTGTTCCATAACGTCAACGTTTTCCTTGCCAATCATGATATCATATTCAACTGGCTCATCTGCACCGATCTTCAATGCAAAGTGATGTCTTCCTGCAAAAGCATTCTTTAAGAATGGACTATCTTGTTCTAAATACGCTGATGGTAGACCAGTTTCGATCCAAATCTTTTTTCCAATGTAATTTCCATATTGGTTTTGACTGCACGCAATACCGATTGCCACATCAACTAATACCAAGAACATTGGATCATCATAACGTTCACGTCCATACAACGTATTGTCTGAGTGTGATGTATCGCCCTGCTTAATATTGTTTAATGCTGATTCACCAACAATCCAACGCTCACCTGTTTCTAAATTCTTGTAAATAATAGAATAAGGAGCTGGCGTACCGATTGTCTTGGAATCGTCCATCTCAGCAAAAGCTGGGAAAATGGCATTCTTGTTTGGGGAAACTACTTTAACAGCGGAGTATCCGATATCAATTCCACAAACCCAATTACCACTAGGGCTACCATTTGGCTTGTCGGCAAAATTTGTTTTAATTTTATAATCTCTTGTTTCCATCTTTCTTCCTTTCTTATTTTAGAATGGCAATGCAAGCACTACCTTTTCTTCGATTTCATCTATTGTAATTGGTCCGATCTTTCTGCTGTCATAAGAATTGTTTCGGTTATCTCCAAGAACGAAATATTCATTTTCTTTTAAGGTGTAACCATCTTCATATTCTCCCATATCAAGCATTGCTTCTAAACTTCTGTTTTCTCGATTGTTATTCCTGTAAGCATATCCATTTTGAAGTTTTATCTCCTCTTCTGGTAATGCCACAACTCGCTTGATAATTTTGTGGGATTTCCCATCCTCTTCTTCGAAAGAATGGTCTTTCATCTTGTCGGCTGGCACCCTGAATACCACAACGTCATTTTCGTCAATATCTTTTTCTGAAGTGACGACTCTTGTAATGAGAATTGTTCCATTTTTATAGGTAGGAGACATTGAATCTCCCACCACACGGACCGTTCTAAATCCAGCTAACCGAAAACCAAATGCAATAGCTAAGCCAACTAGAATACTTGTTAAATATGGATGCTTCTTCATTACGCCATCATTCCCCCATCTTCAGAGTCTTTAGGGGAGACTACTTTTCCTTTTCTGATTTTGTTAAGCATTTCGAACGTTGCCTGCTCGTAGTGGCTTGCATAGACACCTAGAAGAACGTTGTTGATGGAAGATAAATATTGAATCATATTGGCAAATCCACCCTCAAATACAAGATCTACTTCCTGCGTTTCTTCATCGTCCATATCATAGACACTATAATCCGTTGGAGAATCTTTGATGATAATGATCTGTCTCATCAACGTATCTTCTCCATCAAGATCTTCTACCCAAAGACTCAACGTAAGAGAATTTCCTTCTGTTTCTTCTATATTTTCTTCAACCTCAAGCATTGATAAAGCACGTAAAATTAACGCTTCTTCAAGATCACTAAATTTTTCCATGTTGACCTCCGTTACTAGGGATGTTGACATTACCAAATGGTCGGATGTTCAGTTCCTTTTCAATAGATTCACGAACAGAATCCGAATCACTCTTCTTTGTTTTACGAAGATATTCGCCTTCGTTCTTTTCGTTGAGAAGTGCTACATATTTCTTCTTCAATTCTTCGACAGTTTGGATGTATTCTACTAGATCTCCGATTTCGCATTCGATTACAACTCTGTCATTTGGACAGTATCGTTTCATATCGTAATCATCTAGCTTCTTACCATCTTGTTCACTTCTTTCTTTTCTTGTTTCCATAAAACCAATAATTTCTAAATTCTTTTCTGACATTTTATTTTCTCCTTATTTTCTATAAATTCCAATAACAATCTTAAATGGTGTATGCTCTAAAATTTTGCAATGGTAAATATCTCCAAATCTCATTCGTGAGTTTGTAAGGTTTGACTCTACACCTTCTTTTAAATCTGATTCTAAGATAAATGCAATTACTTTTTTGATTTCATTTGCATACTTCTGGGGAAATGTTAGCTCTGGGCAAACATAGTCCCCATTTGTATCTTCTTGCATTTTTGAAATCGACTTACCTTGTGAATCCATACTGTGAAACTTGATTTTTTGATCCAAATTGGTTATCGACATTCTCTCACACTTTCTTCATGTCTTCTTCAACTAAATCGACAAAGTATCCATTTAACGACTTGTTTCGCTTTTCCTTTGCAAATTTCTTAATCTTATCACGTTGCCCCTTTTTCACTGTTAGACAAATACGATCGTATGTCTTTTTATTGTATTCACGGGCAATTTCTGTTTTATTACTTCTTTTCATATTTTTTCTCCTGTACTTCTAATCATTATTATACCATAACAGTATATATTTTGGAAGGGGTTTAGTCTTCAATATATTCCTCTATTACAGACTCGTCTTCATCTTCTTCATCCTCTAAATCATAATCGATTGTTAATCGTGTTTTTTGATTTGCTAGGTCTGTGATTGATTGATTACGAATTTGTCTCTTATACTCTTCCGCTTCTTCATCACTTCGATAATTTCCAATGTATTCTGTTGCGTATGGAACGATTTCAGAAGTTCTTTCCTGTGTTTCATAACGCTTTCCACAACCTAATGGTTCTCCGTTTTCATCTGTTGCAATAATCGGATTTCCAAAGCAATCCTTCATTGGTTTACCTTTATCATCTAATTTCTGACCGCAAACAACATGTTTCATGACTGCTCTTGATTGTAAAAAGCCATCGACATAGATTTCTGATTTTAAAAATAGTCTCTCTCTATCTCTTTTCCCAATGATTCCATACGATTTTACCCATGGATAGTCAGCATGATTGCTTGGATCCTGATCAAAGGATACACGTAATTTTCTATTGACTGCCAATTGATATTGTGTAAATCCAAATTTATTGTTGATGTGGATTCTACCTGGATCTCGTACGAGTAAGCCAAAAACCCTTACGATATTGGAAATATCTCGATGTTCTGCAAGATACTTGCTGGCTTCTTCATTGGTATCAACATGTCCTAACATTTCTACAAAGGTTGGGGCTACAAATAGAACTTGCCCAATATAACTTGTTGGTCTTCCGCAATCTGGACACACTGTACGCTTTGTTTGCCGTAATGTTCCGATTACACCTTTTAAGCCCACAATGTCACCACGCTTGGCATCTTTGATTTTATTGATAATATTAGCGTCTCTTGATGCAATACGGACTTCGCTTAATGATAAGTTTTCCTTATCTTGATTTGATCGAACACTTCTTTCTTGTTTGGCAACCATAATGGTTCCTGTGCAATATATAGGTGTTTGATCGCTATCATTTCGATAAACCATGATATCATTTACCATGATTCCTCTTAGCATAACTAAATTTTCTTTAGCCATATATATTTCTCCTTCTGTTACACAATATATTATGCTATATCCGATATAAAACATAGCAGTATTTGAAAAAAATAATAAAAAAAGAGCATATTTCATGCTCTTTCTTTTTACGACATTTTTGTTACGCCACAAATCTCATTTATTTTTGAAGAAACTGTGAAGCCTAACTTCTCGGTCTGCTTTGTTTCTACATTGTAGATATAAACAGTATTACCAAAGTCTTCTTTCATGTTTTCTAATTCTTGCATACTAACTGCATTTGAATGAACTAAATATGTTCCATTCTTTTTCTTGGCTTCGAAGCATTTTTGTAATGTGAATTTATATTCAGCATCTAACGCTTCTCCATCTTCATCTGAGGAATTAAAATCATCTAAATCTGTTTTACCAGAAAAGAGTAATACATTTCCTTCTTTAATGAACTGCTTGTTTTGTTCGTATGCCTTTTGGAATATATTAACATTTGCAGTTCCAGTTTGATCCTGAACAACAATGAATGCCATATCATTTCCAGTTTTCTTACTCTGTCTAATTTCTACATTTGTAATCAGACCGAAAATCATTGTTGTGTTTGCATCCATGTCGCTGATCGGAGTAGCAGATAGTTCCTCTGGTCTACCATAATTGTCTAATGGGCTTCCTGAAACATAATATCCAAGAACTTCTTTTTCGTCTGCCAACTTTTCTTCTGTTGTTTCAATTACAGGAGTAATTGTCAATGACTCAAAAACTGTTCTTAATTCGATAACTGCTTCTTTCGCTCTTTCTAAAGACTTTTGCAACTTATCTTCTGTTGTTAGTTTCTTTAGTTCAACATGTAATCCGAGTTCCTTTTGCTTTTCAACTAATTCTTCATCACTGCCACATAAACAAAGTTTAGGTAAAATCTCTGTTACTGTCTGGATGTAAGTTTCTTTCTTTGCAAGTTTTGCATAAGCTGTCTTGAAAGCATCATAACTATCCAACATTGCCTTACGGCTCACGTTGAAATCGTCTAATGCTCCTGCCTTGATCAAGTTGATTACCGATGTCTTATCTGCCTTACTACGAGCTATAAAGTCGTGGAAAGAAGTATAAGGGGCATTTTCAACAATTGCTTTGGCAGCTGACGCAACTTCTTTTACAGAAGCTAGACCAAATAGGATCTTGCCATCATGGACTGTAAATTTACTCTTAGAGTAGTTTACGTTTGGTGGTAAGACCTTTACACCGACTTCATGAGCCTCAATCAGAAGTTCTGGAAGTGGGTCCTTGGCTTGCGTTTTTTCAGCCCAGTTCATTGCTCCAGCTAAAAATTCAGCAGGATACAATTCTTTAAGATAACCAGAAACATAGCTATTATAAGCGTATGCTGCGGCATGCGACTTATTAAACGCATATTTGGCGAAGTTTGTCATTTCATCAAACAACTTACTTGCTGCATCATAGTTGATTCCATTTGCAACACATCCACGGATACCTCTATCTGGATCACCTTCAATAAAAGCATGACGTTCTAGTTCTAGCTTTTCCATCTTCTTCTTAGACATGTATCGGCGAACCATGTCGGCTCCGCCAAGTGTATATCCTGCTAACTTCTGGAAGATTTGCATAACCTGCTCTTGGTAAGCGATGGCTCCATACGTCTTGCCCAAAATAGGTTCTAGCTCTGGAGTTAGATATTGCACTGGTTTTCTTCCATGTTTAACATCCATTACGCTATCCAAATATTGCATAGGTCCTGGTCTAAACATTGAAACAAGAATAATCAGATCCTCGAAAGATGATGGTTCAAATCTCTTCAGCATCTTCTTCATTCCCTTACTTTCAAACTGGAATACAGAATTGGTATGAGCTTGTGCAAATACCTTCTCAAACGTTTCCTTATTATCTAGTGGGATTCTATATGGTTCTGGATTGATTCCACGTTCCTTTAACTTCCATTTGCAATCTGTAACAATGTCCAATGTTTTTAATCCTAAGAAGTCGAATTTTAGCATTCCGTTTTCTTCAACTTCGATCATGTTACATTGGGTTGTGTAGATTCCTAATTTACTATTGTAACGTAAAGGTACGATCTCTTTTACTGGAGTTCCATCTGTGATAACAACACCAGCTGCGTGAGATCCATACGCCGTGCAACAGTTCTCGAAAACCTTAGCCCATTTAATGATCGTATTTGCAGTTTTATCATCTGCAAACTTTTGAATCAGGTCAGCGTATAATGTGATTTCTGCTCCATTAGAATCTTGCTTTTCAAGCTTCGTGTTAAATCCTAATCCTGGCTTTGATGGAATTGCCTTAGCAATCTTGTCGGCTAGTGATAAGAATCTTCCTCGATAACTTTCATCATTGTTCTTATAAGCCAAAAAGAAGCCATAAGAACGTGCTGCTGCACGAATTGCTCCTCTAGGAGCTTGTGCATTTTGTGTCATGATTCCAACTACGCAATCTTCACCATACTTCTGCTTTACGTATTCGATCGTTCTAGGACGGATCGTGTTGCTAATATCAGAATCAATATCTGGAAGTGATACACGTTCTGGATTTAAGAAACGTTCAAACAAGAGTTCAAATCTGATCGGATCCAAGTGGGTAATGCCTAGTAATTGGCAAACTAGTGATCCTACAGCAGAACCACGTCCAGTTCCATTTGCGATACCGACAGGAGTAGTAAATCCTCTCTCAAGCTTCCAAGCTCGCAACGCCTCTTTTTCGATTGGAGCATTTTCGATTTCTTCTGGTGGAATACTATCGTATTCGGCTGCGTAGCGATTAAAATCCTGTACAACCAAGTGATAATCGACATACCCCATCTTTTTGATGATTTCAATTTCACGATTTAATCTTTCTTGATACTCAGCTGGTAATCCAGCTGGATATAAGCGATTGATTCCATCCTGAAGTTCCTTCATGAATACATCATTTGTATACTCTTCTGATTTTCCTTTAAATACCTTTGGAAAATGATTTGTAATCTTAAAGTCTACATTGCATATACCTGCAATATATAAAGTATTATCAAATGCTTCTTCAATGACATCATCTTCAAAAACATGTGAGAACATAGCTCTCATTTCTGGCGTTGTCTTAATGTAGAGTTCTCTGTCTGCATCCTGTAGTGGTTCCCACTTTTCAAATCGTAAGCTCTTCATGATCATTCTCTTTAATAATTCCTCGTTGGAGTTTGTTACCGTGTGTACATCATTTGCGGCAACAAGAGGAATATTCATAGAACGTGCTAGATTTACGATCTTATTGTAGATAACTTTTTCTTCTTGCATTCCATGGTATTGGATCTCAGCAAAGAAATTATCTTGACCAAAGATATTGTTAAAGAATTCCATCTCTTTACGAGCTTCTTCTAACATCTCTTCTTCTGTCTTTTTCTTCTTTTCTAATTCCAATATTTTTTCATTGAATACAGAAGATTTTTCTGCATCTACAGTTTTTTGTTTTAATTCTTTCTTTAAAATAGAGATTCTTGTTCTAAGCTTTTTGATCTCTTCTGTTAATACAGGAATCTTTGCTTTAGCATCTTCTACTTCAGCCTTATCGCTTTCGATACGTTGACGTTCTGCTTCCGCCATAAGCTCATCCATAGAAACTAAAATCTTTTCTCGTGCAGAGAACTTGATCTTGGATAATTTCTTCATCTTTTCTAACTCAGACTTCTTTTCTTCTAGTTGCTGATTTAGATTGTTAAATTTATCTTCAACGAGAGATAAATTACTTACATTTGAAGAAATACCTCCTTTTTCCATGGCTCTTCTGATTTTAGCGATTTCTCTTTCCACAAATTCATTTGATCGAAAAACCGTTGCGATAACACCACTAATACAAGCTGATGTAGCGATAACATTGTTGTTTCCCAAAAAATACTTGTTGAGAATTTCGTCATTCATCAGACAGTATCCGTTTTCACGCTGACCATCTGAAATAGCCATGCTGATCGCCTTCCAGCCTTCATCATTTTTAGCATGTAAGATCAGATGCTTTTCTGGCTCAAGATTATTTTTCTGCATCAGCCCATTCTCTTTGTAGGCTGTATGCTGGAAATAGGTCTCAATTCCAGGCACGAACTTTAGTCCATACTTCTTTGCGGCATTCTTAAAATCCCACGTCATAGCAGCCACGCCATGCTGTGTTAAAAATACTGTTTTTCTTCCGATCTCACTTAATCTTTTGCAAACATCTTCGGCTGGATTATCGCAATCAAAAATATCTTTTGAATGCAAATGTGTTTCTTCATAATCTGAGATTTTTTTCATCTCTTCTATTACTTTAATTCTTTCGTTCATATTTTCCTCCTTTATTTATTCGTTCTCCAACTCATCAAATAAATCAATATTATTATGTTATATGCTGGGGAAAGAAAAAGTGCCCACGGAAGAACGTTACATTCTCTCGTGAACACATTATAACATATATACTGTTATATTTCTACATCAGATTTTCTACATCTAATAATGAAATATCGTTAGCAAATGCATCTGCAAAGCCCTCATCGTCTGACTTGGTGTAGAAATGATTGTCCATGTTGATTGCTTCAATCGGCATGCTTTGTCGAACCGTGTTGATTTCCCTGGAGTTTAGTAATATTGACTTAAATTCATTCTTTGCGGCTCTAAATGCTACAGAAAAAGTTGATTTTGAACCTTCATATCCATGAGCTTTAGCGTAGTTGTATAGGGCTGCATCTTTAATCGTCTTATCTGGATATTTCGCTGCAAATTCTAAGAAGAATGTCAGAATCTTTTTTGATTTCGGTCTTAACTTATTTAACATCTCCTGAAATTCAATTGTTTCTTCTTTTTCTCTTAGTTGTTTGGCTGGATCAGCTGCATTTGGATCTTGAATCTCAAGTGTTTGTGTCTGTTCTGAACTATCTTTACGCCAATCCAATTGGACAACAACGAATTTTAGTTCAAGGCACTTTCTTACGGTAACAAGTGATACCTTTTTGTCAAAATGTGTTTGGATATATTTTGTAAGTATTTCTGGGGTATACGTATTGATTCCTTCTGACTGTAGTTCTTGGATCGCCTTATTTACAAGTGTCATTGATCTGGCATAGTGAATAGATAATTGGACAGAACCATCAATGATCGTCGAAACTTTTGCTGAGAAGAACTTACTTACAAATGGAGTGATAAAAGTCGTGATGTTATATTCTGGGTTATATTCTTCTAAGTGTTCTGCAAGAATCACAAATACTTCCTGCATGGCTTCTTCAATATTGTCAATTGAGGGAAATGTATGCCGAATATAGTAATGTAACTGTTTATATGAAACTGCAAATGCCAGCCCTCTTGCTAAACTCTTGATTTCTGGTTCCTCATACTTGATTGCCTTTGCAATTACCTTTTCATCTGTCTTGTTCATACGATCAAAGCCAAGATTGAATCCGTTTAATCTTGTTCTAAAATATGCGATCAGATCGGGATACTTTTCTTCTAACTCTTTTGGGATATGAACAAAATCATCAATATGCAATTTTAACCCTTTATCAATATACATTTTTGAATCGTTTTCAATTTTGTTTCGCATAAAGTTCTCCTACCACCTTTCTAAAAAAAGCATCTTTTCCATTTTTTCTCAACGTATATATAGCTTGGAACGTATTGTTAATGTCTTCTGGCTTTACAACGGATGCAATCATCGAGTGATTAAACGCATCGATTTCATTGTAACCATTACCAAGATCACACAGTAATTGCATTTCTTCTTTTAAAATTCCCATATATCTCTTTTTCCTTTGTCATATAACAGTATATCTTCTTTCACTACAATTGTAAAGGGAAGAAAAAGAAAAAGAACAGATTTTTGTCTGCCCTTTCCTATTTTGATAGTGGAGAAATTTCTTTTTCCGAAATCTTTTTAACCCTTCCGTTTGACTTCTGGATCAATTGAATCAATAGGTCTCTTTGATCATTGTTTAGGGTTGGATACGTCTTTATCATCTGTTCCATTGCACTACATGTTAGTTTCTGCGGAAGCTTTTTCTTATAATTTTTCTTAACATACTTGATTGCTTCTTTTTTATTTTCTTCTGAAAAATAGACAAAAGCAGGAGATTCGTTGCTTCTTAATTGGAATGCAGAACCAGAATCAAATAGTGGAGCAAATCCAATGATTTCTGCCGTATTCGCATCTCTGATAAATCCGAAGTTTCCAAGATGCCTGTCAGTGTTTCCGATTACATAATCACAATAGATCATTTTCTTAATGTAATCATCTGCTCCTTTGATTTTAAGTTCATTACACGAACGTATAAAGAAGTTCATCAGATCTTCTCCTTCTTTTGGAGTGAATGGTTTCATAACATGTGAAGCAGGAACAAACTCTGTATCTCTTGTTATGAAATTTCTGCACTTTGAACAAAGTTGCATACTCTCAATGACTAATGAATATTCAACAATGTCTAATAGATTCAGTTGTTTCAATATCATTGATGCTAATACTTCTGAAAGTGGCTCTTGGTCAATCTTAATGCCAGCTCCTTTATAAAGATAAGAAATTCCATCTTCTTTCTTCCACTTCTTAATTAAGATGCCGTTTGTTGTTAGATCAGGAGAAAAAGAAATCAAAGACGATGCATCAAGACCTCTATCAAGTTCTCCTTTTTCTGCATGGGTCCTTATCTTTTCTTTATTTACTTCCCATATTCCAAAGAAAGCTTTCCCAACCTCTTCACAATAAGGGTTATCAAAGAAATTCAATTTTTTCCATGTTTCTCTCTTGTCATATTTTAACCAATATTGATCAGAAAGAGAAAAGAAATTTCTATATGTGTTCAACAAATCCTTAGAAGTTTCCATTACATAAGCTCTATTTTCTCTCTCACTTGGAATCATACGTTTTCTAAACCATGTTTGTAGATTTTCTAGTGACAGATTCCCATTCTGTAAAAACATTGGCAAATACTTCTGATTGTCTTTATGTCGTCCTATGATTTTAATGATCTTATCTTTATCGATTACTATTTTCAATACTTTTTTGTCTTTATTGCAAAGCCATACTTCAAATCCACTATTGTTTTCTGCCATAATCGAACATCTCAACTTCTGCAACATTTTCACTTGGGTTATCTGTTTCGTTCCATTTACAAGCAAACTTTAACATTTCCCCATTATTGTTGACCGAAATAGGTTCACCAGTTGAATAACCGATATCTACTAACTGATCGTGTTTAAATACACAATACGCAAATTTTGCATGTCCGTTGGCTTCGTTTTTCTTCCCACTTGGGAACATACGAACAGAAATTCCAGTTGCATCATCATAAGTTTCTAAGTGTCCTTTCCCGTGTAATCCTTCATCTTTGATTGCAGCAATTACAAATTCAGAACCACTAATGCCTTCTACCATCGGTTGTAATACACCTTCTTCTGATATAGAACAAGTTACTTTTAGAGAATTTCCTTTGCCATCACTGATGATTGCCTCTGGGGATTCTCCAAGAGCATCCGCCATCAATTGCTTGTCGGCATTGCGATCAATGACATATCGGACAATAAATTCAGGGGTATGTATACTTGTAGCTAATGGAGTAACAAACATATCGACTCTACTTAAAGGTTCACCATTTTCATCTGTGAAATTGCCCTTTACGTATGCATACATAATATCTTTTTGCTTAATTTTTATATCCATTCTTTCAGGATGTAACAAAACATTCTTTGGAACTTCTTCATTTTGAACTGGTGTATCCTTTGTTTCATTTGTGTTGCTTGAACTTGGATCATCGTAGTTTGCTGGTTCATCTGGAAAATTTAAGCCATCAGATAATAGTGGCGTATTAACGGAGCTATCTGAAGAAAATGGATCGTTATCTTCAGACATAAATGTTGGCATATCTGGTTCATATCTCGTTTCTTCTGGATTGAATGTCTCATTGTTTACTTCATTTTCAGCTTCATTCGTCTCATCTTGACTTAATGGATGTTCACTAACTGCCTGCTGTGGAATATTCACCTCTTCATCTTGCTTAGATTCATTAGAAGCTTCTTCTTGTTTATCTTCTTTTTCTTCCGTTGTTTCTTGCATGTCATGTTTTTGGCTTTGTGTCGTATCTACAGGTTTTTCTTCTTGTTTTTCTTCTTGATCGACAGATAACAACTGGTCCATTGCTCTCATCGTTTCTTCATCGAATACGTAACTCTTTCCATCCGTCTGGATTACGATGTTTTCTGCATATTTTCTTAATTCAAATGGCTTATTTTGTGATATCAATCTACTTGCGATCATAGACTTTGCCATTGTGGCTAGTACAACGTCTTTTTCATCAGCATCTTCTGTATTGATAATGCTTTCTAAAAGATCCATGATTTCAAAATATGTTCTTACGAATTTCATTTTATAATTCCTCCTAATACTTTTTGTAGTAATGTCTTTCTTTTATGCGTCTTGGCGAACTCGGCAAAGCGTTCTGGAGTTCTTCTGGCACTCTTTTCTTCTTCGATTCTTTCTTTTGAAATAAGCTTTCCAGTAACGTCATAATGCCATTCATTACCGCAGGATTCACAATAACAGTTGTTATATGGTACTTCTTCTGCAAATCTGATCAATTCTCCAGCTTTTAAAGATTCTCTTTCTGTATATATCTGATCATTTTCGCTTCTAGGCATTTTAATATATCGACCAGTTAATCTACTGCCACATTCTGGACATCTTTGAACATAATAATATATTTTTCTCATTCTAGGTCATCCTCACTTTCTTCCACTTTTTCCTCTTCTTTTGTTTCCGTTTCAGTTTGTTGATTCATATCTAAGAAATATCCACATTCTTCTGGAGTCAATACCAACTGCCAACTACATGCGTTGACTAATATTCCATGATTCATTGATATTCTCGTAATATCCTGTGATGATAGCAACAATGGACGCCACTCCCATTCTTCTTTGTTAGTTTTTTCGTTTGCTCTTTCCCATTTTTCATATTCTAGCCCATCTGTAAAGACAAAATAATAGGCTTCTTTGGTTTTCGTCATATATGCTTGGGCGTATATGAATACAAATGTATCTTTTCCACTCTTTGTTTTTGCTGGTCTGATCTTACAAGGGATAATGAACTTTAAATTTCTTATTCTTTTTAAGCATACAAAGTTTTTTGTCTGAACATATTCCGATATATTTCTTGATAATTCCTGATTGTAATAATACGCTGGGACATTTTCATACTTGATTTCTCTTTGAACTTTTTCCCCATCGTTATATGTACATTCAATATGATTTCCACCTGCCGAATACACCTTGGATACATACTTGTTCCAACTTTCTTCATTAAACTTGATTGGAATGAAATATATACTTTCTTTCCATGTTTCACCTTTTTCTTCAGCCTTGGCATTGATATAGTCTTGTGCCATTTTCGAATTTTCAAAAAGTCTATTTGTAAAATCTTTGTCAATGTATGGAATCATTGCAAATTTGTTTGCTAGAAAATATAAGGTTATGTTCTTTTTAATAAATTCATTCAGCTTTCTTTCTTCCATTTTAACCTCACATATATATTATGCTATATCCAAAAGAAAAAGTAGAGAATTTCTTCTCTACTGTTTACTCACTCCGTAGGATTGTAGCCTGCTGGTGGGTGAAAACCGTATGTCCAGCCACTCCAATCTGTAGGACCTTCGCTGATTTCTTCACCAGTTTGGTCGCCACCGATCGCACCTTGTACGCCACCTACTTCATCGATATGGGCACCAACTGTTCTGCCGCCACCAATATAGATTTCTGTATGTTCTTGTCGCCACAAGATGTCTCCTGGTCTTAGATCGTCTGGAGATGTGATTTCGTACTGGACAAAACCTGCTTCTGTCATCAGATTGACCTGACTATAGGTCGAGAATGCTGGTGGTCCAACATTAAATCCAGCTTGTGTAAGGGCATAATAAACTAATGATGAACAGTCATAGTCTGGGTTTCCTAAACGATGAACCCAAGAATATCCATGCGAATCATCTGCTGCAATTTCTCTTGCCCATTTTACATAAGGTAAATTAGAAATACCACCAAAGCCATCTGCCCATTCTGGATTTGCATTTCCGCCAACGTAACCAAATGAAAGAGCCTTGATTTTGACATTAAACACCTTTTCAAAGTCACTAGAACGTAATGCAATGTAACTTTGAACTAGCTTATCACCATAAGTCTTGTTTGATAGATCCCAAGAATAATTGAACATCTTGTCATTCTCTTCTAATTTTGCAAGATCACATAGAACTGGGATCTTGACCGTTGCGACGATCTTCTTTCCGTTGACTTCTACTTTGTTTCCTTCTTCATCTGTCCAACTTTCCTTTTGCCCACTGGCAGTTGTTCTGAGTTCTACTGTAATACCCTGACCATGACCTGCAATCGCATAATCTGCTAGTGTGACACAATATTTTTGGAAATGATAGTTGTCCTTTGGATCACCACTGTATCCAGCTACAGCACCCATACTTAAAATTTCTTTTACAAACAATAGTTGCCCAGCTCCAGAACTACTAGACGTTCCCGATGTTCCTGCTTGTACGACATCGATTGCTCCAGCACCTGTTACTTCAACATTGGCTAGATCAACTTCCATGTTTTCTGGAATCTTTTCATCGATCCATTCTTTATATTTTGCGTGTCTTGAATTGTATAAAGAAGCACCGATTTGGCTACCTTCATTACGTTTTTTCAAATTCTTCAAAATATTTTCTGTACTGTAATCTCCATTACAAGCTTGGAATACTGCATCTACAGGGCTAGAAGCATAATCTCCTCCACCAAGTTCTGCTAGTTGGGTATACCAAAATACAGCTCTTAAATTCGTTGTGTAAGTATTGGCACAATAATTCCAATGCTTTACCACACGTTCTGCTGCAATTCTATCTTGTAGCTTTTTACCTTCGCTACTTATCAGAATTTTCTTTACAACTTCTGTTTGTTCAGCATTTAGCTCTATCCGATCTGCTTCCCAATCCTTTTCAAGAAGAGGAGCAATGATTCCATTGCTGTCGAGTTCGGAGAATTTACTTTGGTTTTCAGTTCTGAATCTTGTTAAATAATTTCTCGCATTATTTCCATATAAAGAACTCCAACCGATCGTAGAAGCCACTTCTCCACCTGCTTCAGCATTGATTACATTACTGTAATCTCTCTGTCCATAAACTTGTCCACCAGTTTCCATAGCACCAAGCATGTTTAACATGATGTCCATTTGTGTTTCAGAACCAAGTTTGGCAGAAGAATCACCAGATGTATTTTGGATCGTTGTGTTTGTTTTCGCTGCTTTACCAGCTGTGCCATTTGGAAATACAATATCGCTTTCTGGACTTAATAAGAATTTATCATTTCCGATTGTATTTCCTTCACCATCTACAAAGTCGTAGGTAGGAATTACAGCAGATACACCGATGTTCTTTTTAAATAATCCAGAGAAAATACTTCCATTTTTATCGGTTTTGTTACCTGATAGATTGTATTCGGCTGAGAAGTTCTTCAAATTTGACATTGTGATACTTCCAGCATCGATCTCTGCCCCATCTAAGGTAGCCTTTGTAATTGTAATATCTTGTAATGGAACGTAATCGGATCCAGCCTTCTTCTTTTCTTCTTCTGTAAGGGTTTCTCCTTTTAAGATCTTGTAATAAGCCTTCAAGCGTTCCTGTAACATGTTTGCCATTTCTTGCATCATGTTCTCATCTTTATCTGCTGACGACTTATTTACAGCTTGTACAGGTTGGACGATATGGGTATTGTTACTTCTGATTCTACCCTGATACAAAGCTGTACCACCAAAGATTCCACCCATCGTCACGGATGTTGCAAGACCTGCTGTAAGAGCCTTTTTACCAATACTCTGTACAATAGCTTTTCCGCCATTCGCAATGCCCTGTGGGCTGAATATGTTTTGACTAGGTGTAACATTTCCTCTTCTTGCAAGGAACTGTTTCATCTTGCTGGCTTCTTTGTCTGCTCTTGCAAGGGAGCCTTCTCTTTGTACCCCAATTAGGCTGTCTTTACCTGTAAGAACCTTATCTTTATCACCGATAGCTCCTGTTGATATTTTATCCTTTGTTAATGCTCTTTTTTCTGTTGAAAGTTGTTGACCTGCATCTACATTGACTTCTCCTCCACCGATTTTGACAAGTTTCTTCTTTTCTGGTTGAAGAACAGATTTTTCTTGTGATGGTTTTAGTTTCTTGGCAATGCCTGCATCGTATTCTTTCTGAGAGATATATCGCATAGTGCCATCGGCACGCTTTTCAATGAATCGCCCTGATGATTTTAAATACTCGACATTTTCTTTTGAACCTGGTGCATTTATAATGCCAGAACTCTGTCCAATGGAATTCTTCTCACTTATCGAAGAAATACCTGGCATGTTGTTTCTTGTGATGTTTGAGATTGCATCTTTTAACTTCTTTGCTTTTTGTTCATCAATTGATTTCTGTTGTTCTAAAAATGAATTTTTTGCAATCTGTTTGTTAGGCTGAGCAATTTGACGTTCATTCTTTATAACTTGCTTATTATCTATAGGTACATTTACCTTTTTCATTAATCCACTGCGGTCAAAATTTTGTTGTTGTGTAATTGCTCCATTATCGCTTTGACTAAAAGCTCCACTTGAAAAATCGTTTTTACTTGATATTCCACTATTTATATTTGGTTTGTTATCTGTAATATTTGGATGATTGTTTGGAATATCTCCAATTTGTTTCTTCGCTATGTTTTCAGGAGTAATATTTCTTTTAACATTCGCAATATTTTTGTTTATCTTATTTAATAATTCTTGTTCTTTTTCAGCTACATGTTGGATAGCTTCACTACTATATTTTTGTTTATTAACAACTTTGTTTACATCTGTCTTTAATCCACTAAAGTTACCTTCTAGTTTATCTTCGATAAATGTTTCTTTCTGGGAGAATGCTTCATTACTAAAGTTTTGGTGAGAATCAATTCCAGCTCTACCGATATTCGTATTTTGTGTTTTCTGATTCTTTAATCCGCTATTTTCCTGAATAATATTCTTATCTGCATTCTTAACTACTTGTTTATTTTCTGTGTGGTTATTAGATAATCTTTCATTGATCTTATCCGATAGTCTTTGACGCTCATAACTGAGTGCATCTGATGGTTCAGCTGTAGTCGTAGAGAAAGCATCATTACTTAATTCTTTGTTTAAATTTGAAAAGGCTTCTTGTTGAGCCTGTGGGAAGGCTCTTTCCCTTACTCTTTCCTCATTTAAAAACTTATTGTCAGCCTTTGCCACATGTTCTTGCTTAACAGCTTTCTTATCAATATTATTGTTGATCTTCTTTGCTAATTGTTGTCTTTCATATTCTATCGGATCAGAAGCTGTTGCTGTATCAATCTCTGAAAAGGCATCCCTATTGAGTTCTGTTGGAGACTCAATATTTTGTCTAAACTCTCTTGACGGCTGATCAAAAAGATTGTTATTCAAACGTTGTTCTTTAAAGCCTTCTCTCCTATTAGGGTTCTTTTTAATTTCTTTATTTAATTTTTCTGATAATCTTCTTTGTTCGTATTCAATTGGGTTAGATGCCTCTGGGACATCTTCAACATTATCTTCTAATAAGCTCTCAACACTATCCCCATGAGTCTTATTTAAAGGGTTAAATTGAGCCGATTGTGACTCTAATGGAGTACGTTCCAATCTATTCTCAAACGGCTCTGTACTGCTATTTAACATCGCTTCTTGTTTATTTAATAACTCTTGTTCTCTGTATTGTTGTTTGATTAATTCTTTACGATGTTCTTCTTGTTGTTTTTTAAAAAAATCTTCTTTTGCTTTTTTCTCTTTTTCACCTGAGAATCTTGCGTGATCCTTTTCTACATCGATTTCTTTTGGTTCATCAACTTTATCTGTGTCTTCTTCTAAATCCTTATCATCTTCATTTATTTCTTCTTCTAAATCTTCATTACTATCATCTTGATCCTGATCACGCTCTAATTCATCCTTGTCATCATCTTCTGATTTTTCTTCTTCGTTTTCTTCTTTTTCAGTATCTTCTTCAGGAGCTTCTTCATCGTCCATGCTTAAAGCATCTCCTAGATCTGGAGACTGTTCTTCTTTTTCTTCACTGCCAGAACCTTCGCTTGGTTCAATATCGTCAGTTTCTTTTATTTCTTTCTCATTGATTTCTGTCATTAAAAAGCTCCTTTCATACATCTTATATTATGCTATTTTTTGTAATGGAAAAAGAAAAAAGACTATATTTTTAGTCTTTTCTGATAATTCTTTTTAGTCTGTCCGCTTCTCTAAACCCGACATAAAGAATACCGACAACTACAACAGGGATAAAAACGAACTTTACAAATGAAGAATATTTGCTTTCGTTTGTTTCCTTTTCTGCTTCGATCATCTTTTGCTCTTCTTTAATTTCTTGCTTATATTTTTCTTTCATGGGCTTTCCTAGCACTTCATTTACGTATTTATTTTCGAGTGTCTTTAACATGTTTAGATCATAGACTCCACCATAATCTTCTGGCTTATTGGCAAAAGGAAAATTAACGATCCAACCATATTTGTACATTAGATCTTCATTGCCGACAAAGGTTCTAAAACTTGCTGTTTCGTCTTCCTTTACTTCTACATCTCCAAAAATGTCGAATGTGAATAAATCATCTTTTTTCTCTTGGTGAATATTTGCATCAACACCAATAACACTTGTCTTGATATGATACTTGCCGATTGGTAATGATACCTTTTCTTTAAACTTGTCTTTTTCATAAGACATTTGGACGGAAAGAACTTCTTCGTTATTTACGTTATAGAATTTTGTTTCTGTGATTGCCGCTTTGTAATCTTCTACAACGAATGCCGCAAGGATCGCTTCTCCACATGATTGATCGGCTAAGCAAGCATTATTCTGTTCTGTTTCTGCATACACTCCTGTCGTTGCGGCTGTCAGTAAGATCGAAAGACAGAACAAACTTTTTATTAGTGTTTTTAACATTTCTACGTCCCTTTCTTTAGTTAATAATAACATGCAGTACATCATTCTTCACGAATGTTTCTACCTTCTTGGCTGTACATGGTGCTACACATACAGAAATAATCTTCTTAGGATCTTCAATTGCAGCTCTAACACCATCTAATTCCGAACGTTCATTTAAATTATCAAATGGGCATAATCCTCACTTTTGAAATTTGTAATAACCACTTCAACGGTCTTAGCATCTCTTTCCTTAAAATGGTAGCTATAATTTGAATAAGATTTATCTAAATAATACACTATATATTTTTGGCTCCATTCAATTAACAATTCATTAGAAAAACCTTTGTGATATAAAACATTAGACAATGCAAATTTGACTCCTTGACTATTTAAATCGTCCAGCAAGTTAAGTAACTGACATTCTTCTAATTCTGTCCAATCTTTAAATCCTCTTGTTTTTGTAATTGCCGCTTTGCAATCTTCTGCAACAAACGCCGCAAGGATTGCTTCTCCACATGGGGAACCTGCAACACATGTATTGTTGGCTTCTTCTGCGTAGGAAGCCTGTGGAACAAGTGCTAATCCTATGATAGCAACGATTGTTAGTGAACTACCCATCACCTAATGGTAATGGGCTTCTAAGAGTCTAAAAACTCTATTTAAGAAGTTTGATATTTAAGTTTCCACCTAAATAATTAGGCAATCCTTATTCTTATAGGCGTGTCCACATCGCCTCTACCGTATAGAGTCTCAAGACTCACAACGCTACTTTTACGCATAATATTCAATGCTCCGTTAATATCTGCATTGATTGTTTTACCACTCGCCGTTTTGTATAGACCACGATGCGTTCTTTTCCCACTAAATGAATACTCTTTTGGGTTATCGGCATTGTAAACAGGAATATCATCTCCGTCCCAAAAAGATGATTTCGATGTATAGGATTCTTCTTGTTTTACAAAAACAATGCCATTTAGTTTGCAAAGATATTCCAATTTGTTACGCAACTGTCCATAAGGGATATTTACAAAATTTTGATTGTTTTGCTTTCCAATATGACTGTTACGTTGGAAAGTCTCATTGTAACCAACAATAAGAGTGCCTATATCATTGTTGATACAATAATTTATCAACTTACGAGCAGCTTTATTCATATAATCGTTTACTTTGTTGTTGCGATTACGAGCGGCTGCTTTTTGTCTGTTTGTAGGTTTCTTTTCAAGATGTTGTTTATCTTTTACGGACTGCAAACGGGCATTTTCCTTGTTAAACCACTGATTGATTGATTTCAATTTTTTCCCATCAATAATAAACGATTTACCACTATTTGATACAGCTGTTATGAGATTGTTGACACCTAGATCAAGTGCAAGTGCGTTGTTTGTGTTTAGATTTCTTTGAATATATTCAGCTTCATATATATACTGGATCTCAAAGAACCTTGCATTCGCTTTTGGTATAATGCGTATCTCTTTTATCGTTTTATCAAGAAGTATGGGCGGTATCGTGATTTCAACAGACTTATGTGTTTTCTTGAAACTGTTGGAAAACGGCAATATTAGCTTGTTGCCATTAAGTCTTACAAACCCGATGATCAACGTTGTATATCCATCTTTCGGAAGATAATGTGGCAGTTTACAATCCTTAAAAGCATATTTCCCCTGCTTGGCGAGTTTAAGCAGACTGAAAAATGACTTAAATGAGCAATCAACCTCTTTTAGTATCTGCTGTGCCATATTGGAATTTAATGTTTTATAATTAGGGCTATTCTTCAAAAGAGCGTAATTCTTCTCGTATTTAAAAAATTCACCTTCTGCAAAATAGTATTGACGCACGTTATAGATTGCCTCATTAGCAAGATTCTTAGCAGCATGACAAAGCTCCTTAATAGTGATGTAATCTTCCTTAGACAGATGTTTTGCTTGTTGTTTTACAGTAAGATAGATACAATTTCCTCCTTTCATAGACACAGAAAAAAGATTTTCTGTACATATATTATAGCACACAATTTACTGAAATAATAGTATCTAAGTAAAATGCACATTACAAACCTAACGCCATCTTATTCAATAACAATATCGAACGTGTTATCACTTTCAAAAGTTTCTAGCACATTTCTATCTAAATATGCGGCAAAACGTTCTTGTGGCACCCAGTCTGTTTTGGTTAACCAGTGAACTTGAAGTCCGTTAGGTGTCTTCGCTTGTACCACATACCAGCCGTTAAAATTATTTTTTGCCCACAAAGAAACGTTCTCATACTTCTTTTCTTGAATCTTCTCTAAACACTCTCTTAATTTCATTTGTTTTATGCTCCTTTTCTAAGCCTATATTATCATAAAGAACATTATCTTTCAATATACTGTTATGAACTACCCCACCTGATACATTGTTCAGATGTGGCATCCCTTAGATGTATTCTCGTGTTGTAATACTATCTAAAGGATTTTAATTTATGTGGCTTAGTAGCTACGCATCTTTTACAAGATTCTCACTACGGTTTCACAATGGTCGGTTCACACGACCTCTACCGCTTCTACACGGTTACTTACAATTTAAAGCTTTAAATCTAACAATTGCAGGATCTAATAGTCTTGCAATTTTTATGTTGCTCACGTCATATCCAGCTTTTCTTAGAATGTTAGCAGCCCCATTGATATCTGCGTTCATCAATGTACCATCTGCTGACTTGTATAATCCACGATGGATTCTTCTTCCAGAAAAGCGATACTTGCTTGGTTCTTCTTTGCTGTATACGGGAATAAAGTCTAAATCAATAAAACTTGCTTTGCTTGTATAGGATTCCTCTTGTCGAATCACAGTAATGCCATATTCGTTAGATTTTGATTCGATCATGGATTTTAGCATTTCAAACGGAATACTTACAAAGTTCTGATTGTTGCATTTACCCATATTGGATTCCTGTTTCCAGAATTTGTTAGAACCAAGTACAAGATAGCCTACTTTATGAGATTTGCACCATTCCATGAGTTGTCTACTCATCTTATGGAAACAGTCTCTAATAAAGTTTGTTCTATATGCAGAAAGTTGATCCAGTTTCTTTGACCACACACGAGTAGTAGTGGCACTACCTTTACTCATAAGACTAACTCTATAAGCTTTTTCTTTGTTAAAGTATTGGTTGATACTTTTAATGTATTCACCTTTGAAGATGATGCTATCGCCAGTGTCTGTTACAACTGCCATCGTGTTATCTACACCAAAGTCAACTGCCGCAGAATGTGTTCCAGCTTTGACTGATGGTTCCTTGACTTGATACACAAGCAAAATATCATAACCACCCGATACAGGACAAACTTTTACTTCCTGTAATCTTGCATTACATCTTTTGCGAATCTTGAGTCTTTGTTTGGTCTTAGGCAGTTTTAACTCATCATCGTAAATAACAGCATTCTGATTCGTCAAGGTAAAAGTAGTAATATCACCTTTGCAATACTTAGGCATACGTGGCTTTCCAGTGAATAAAGCAGGATTCTGCTTATACTTTCTTAACGCAGCTAACCATCTTTGGAAATCAGAACATGCATCTTTTACAGTTGCCTGAGCAGATTGCATAGGTAGATCTGAAAAGAAATCTGGATTTTGCGTAACTCGCATCAATTTTTCTAGTACCATATATTCAAGAACATGGTAATCTTTTTGACCTTTAAGAAGTGCTAATTCATCAAGAACTTCTTTTTCATTAGATGTCAAATTTGTCTTACCATGTGCTGTAAAAGCATTGCGAATCCTGAATAACGAAGCATTATAAAGATTCTTTGCCTTATGAGCAAGTGTATCAAAATACGAGAACATTTCATGTTGCTTATTCACATAGATTCTGTCTGTTCTATACATTGGTTGTAATTCACCTCCTCTCTATTGATATTATAGCATATAACAGTATTATTTTTCGAGGATTATTTCCATTTTTTATACTCTGTTGGTACAACCCATATAAAATTTGTATATTAAAAAAACACCGACCTATACAATGTCGGTGTCTCTTCTAACGACTAATAGAATCGTAATATCGTCGATTACGATGTCATCATTCTTCAATGTAGAGTGTGAATACATACTTACCATCTTTCCATCGTTCATCCATCTTATCAAAGCCTAAGAACACATTGTGGAACTTTGTAGCCATGACTTTAAAATCAATATGATGATTTTTTAGCTTTTTAGCTTCTGTTGGATAGACCATAGAATAAGAATCCAATAATTCTATTCTAACAAGGTCTTCCCAGTTTACTTGAGTGTTTTCAAAGTCTGGTGTTCCGTCTTTACAGAATACCCAGTCGATATAGACAACTGAACCGTCGAAGTTGACGATCTTTTCCTCAATGTTCTTCAAAGCTTTTTGCCCAGCTGTAAATTCGTCAGCCGAACCCATCAGATATCTGTTAATATCTTCTAACTTCTGAATTTGATTCTGGAAGTCTTTTCCTTTCAGAACTGTGTTTGATCCAGATGAAGCACAATAGCAAACAGTGTTAAATGGGTTCTTTACACTATTTACACCATTCTGTGTTTGATAAAGCATTTTCATGCGAAGCAAGAATTCATCTGTCACCTCTAGTCCTGGGTAGGTTGAACCGCATAGATAATGGAAGAATACATTTTCGATCTTACCATTACGTCTGTTTACTACTAATAATCTCATTTAATTTTCCTCCTAGCCTTACTGGCTTTATTATTTTCCACCTTATTCGAATTTCTTCTCCATGATCATCAAATAAAGTCATATCTATTATGTAATACAGAAGAAAAAGAAAAAGATAGGAGTTTTCCTATCTTATTTCTCATTTTTAATCTGTTTTTTTGTCCGTGTTCGTTATCTTGTACAAGTTTGTATTCTTTGGAATCTTATTTGAGAAAGGAATAATGATATCTCCTGCTTTAAAAAGTCCTGTTCCAGATGGAGCATTTGTAATTACTTCTAATTGTGAATCAGAAAGATTCAATAATTCCTGAAGATTACTTCTATCCATTTGAGAAGAGTTCATCATAGTTACAAAAGAAGTATTATTGATAATGTTTCTTGTTGCTTCAGAACGTAATAGATCTTCTGTATTTTGCATGATTCCAGTTGGAATTCCGTTCCACTTTCTTGCACGTTTCCAGATCTGGACCAGGAACTCTACGGCTGCATCAGATTTTAATAGAACGTGGAATTCGTCAATGTATACCCATGTAAATAATCCTTTATCACGATTTTCCATCATTTTATTCCAAATATCGTTTAGACAGATAAATAGACCAATTTCCTTTAAGGTTGTTCCTAGATTACGGATGTTGTATACCAAGAAGCGAGAATCAGATTCAACATTTGATCTATGTGCGAACATATCGTATCCACCGACTGCATAGTTTTCAATTACAGTAGCTAAAGTATTGGCTTCTGGATCTGGTTGCCGTTTAAGCTCTCCATACAAGTTCGCCAGTGTTGGAGCAGATTGTTTATCACATGTGATACGTGGATCAATCTCTCTTAACTTTTTAACATGTTGAATATATGGATTGTAAATATTTTTAATACATCTGGTCAAAACTGATTTTCCAGTTGGATTCAATGCTGCATTTTTACCAAGCATGATCTCAACTAGTGATGTGATGTAGTCTGTCTTTGATGCTACAGGATCGGTTTCATCATCTGTAATATTGATATCCATTGGATTCAAATAAGATTGTGAACCTGGAGCGATCGAAATCGTTTCTCCCCCTTTGATTTGGGCTGCAATTCTTGAATATTCTCCATCTGGATCAATAATATATACAATATTTCTTTCATCTGATAGATAAGCCGCCAGCATCTCCTGTTTGACCTGCATAGATTTACCAGAACCAGATTCACCGAATGTAAGTCCATTAAAGTTTCTTCCTGTTTTTCTATCATATACTAATAGATTATTAGAAGATTTGTTAACACCATACATGATTCCACTCTTTTGATAGATTTCAACATTTGAATATGGTAAAAATGCTGCCGCAGATTCTGTTGTATGTAAACGTCTTACACTTAATTGGTTAATACATAATGGAAGTGCGACGTTCATTCCTGCTTCCTGTTGGAAAGACAGAACTCGAATAGGGCATAATTTACCATTTGCACAGTTTTGAAGATCCTGTGTGTACTTATCCAATTCTTCCTTTGTATTTCCAAATACATTCACTACAAATGTCATATAAAACAAGTGTTGATCACGATCTGAGATATCATCTTGCAATTCTTTAATCGCATCATTTGCCTTTTGTAAGGAAGGCGGGAGCAAGTCAAAACTATATCCATTTTTAAGAGCATTCTTTTGATTTTCTGCAATCTGTCCCTGAATTGCCATAAATTGATTTTTAACCATCTTGGAACCCTTTGCAATGTCAATAGGGTTATATTGCATAGAAATATTAAGGCTGAACTGCAAGTCAGCAATACTAGCCAAAAACTCAACAGAAAGGGATGTCGGCAATCGTTCTAAGAATAAGGCTCTTCCGAATTTATTTCCCATCATATAATAATCAGAAAAGAACTGGAAGCCAGATGGTCCGATGATATCTTTCGATGTTAATCCACCCATGCCAATCTTCTTATAATTGAAGAATGGTTTGTTATTTGCATCGAAATCATTATAAAAGACGCTTGTTCCATCCTGATTATAAAAATCAAATAATGTGTGCAATCGTTCTTCAATTGTTAATCTTGTAAGTTCAGATGATTTTCCAAAATTCTTTATGACTGTATCTAAAGCTCTTTCTGTACTATCTAAATGCTGGAAAGCATTTTGAATATTTGGATTTTTACAAGCAATAATGAGATATTTTTCTTGCTGCAACATCTTAGCTCCATGCTTAATACGGTACAATGTTAATTGATTAAATTCATTTCTGATCGCATCTTCAATGCTTCCATCACCCTTGATCTTCATCTTTGTATCAGATAATTTAATGTCCTTAGCTGAACTATTTTGAATAATAAATTGAAATTTGATTTCAGGTGAAAACGTGTTTAAAACATCTTTAAATACACTGAAAATCTCCAATTGTCTTTCTTCAGACTCTTTGGAGAAATTTAACTCATTTAACTTAAAGGCTCTTGTATAATATCCTTCCTTATTTTCTATCGTTCCATCGTTAAAGATTCTCTTATATGGAATTGTTTCTTGAACCGTTTTTGGCAGTTCTTTGATCCCATTTACTGTACTGTTCTTCTTTCCAAAAAATCCCATTTCTTATTTCCCTTCTTTTCACAATTTTGCATCATATTTTTTGAGCAATAACTTTGTTCTGATTTTTTCTTTTTCGCTTTCTTTTACATTTGTCTGCGGTTGTTCTGGTTTGTAGCCAGAGATATATTTGTTGATTGTTTTATATGGTCTTGTTTTACTTGCAAAAATAGATGGTAATACACATTTTATAATGTATGTTTCTAGTGGCATTCCGAGCATTTTCACCCATCCACATGCAAGAATAGGTGTTACCAAGGATCCAGCAATCATAATCTGCATCGCAAGTTCCATTTTAAAGATTCCTAATAGCTTAAATAAGCCATATCCAATTACAGAAGAAATAACAAATAATACTGTCTGGCGTTTTGTTAATGGTCCGATAAAGCGTGCTTCAAAATCTTGGATATCTCTTGGAATAGTCACCTTAATTGATGTAGCAGCCATAAATTATACTCCTACAAGTTCATCTGCAATTCCACTTGATTGCATCATCATAAGAGCTGTAACAACAGGTGAACCCAACATTAGGATCATATCCATATTTAAGCCTTCAATGATAACCGAAGAGGTGATGACCTTATTATAGAAATATAACATCGAAAATGTACCGATTGCAGCAATACCAAAGTAAATTGCAATTCGTAACATACAAGCTAAGAACTTCTTAACAAATCGTATTGCAGATCCTCTAAAGCCATCAGAAATAATGGATGAAAGTGCGATCGGAGCAAACATTTGTCTTAATTTGATTTCCATGATTGCTGTATATGTCAAAAATAAACATACAAAGATAGGTGCCCATGCAACAATCGTCAATAAATCAAATGATTCACCGAGCGATTGTAGATTGTAATAATTGATCTGTGTATTTGCAGGATCTAAAGCATCACCAAGACCATTAAGCATTGGGATCGTTTCCAATCCCTTAATGACTTTATTGTATGCCTGTGGATTTCCGCCACTTGTGATATTGATCGTTGCATTCTTGATTGTATTTACACTTTCAATTACAGCATTTACTCTCTGGATGATCAGATCTCCTAGTTTATATAAAAGATCCAGCATATCACCGATCATAAAGATCGCAATGAGTGTAAAGCCGATCGTAAATAATGTTCTTTGCCAAAATTCTTGTGATAGATCACCTTTCTTTGCTTCTTCATAAATTAGAATAAAGCCATGTAAAGTGGCAATCAATAACCCAAATCCGATCATGATACTTTTCATTGTGTTAGGGAAAGTATATTGACCAGTTGTTAAAAACCCATTAAAAGAGCTATACGCCTCTTTCATCTGTTCAAACATTGTTTGACTATATCCTTCCATGAAGGCGACAACTTTCGCTGCAAGTGTAGCACTATCTACTACTGAAGCCCACACTGGAGCTGAAAGTAATAAGCATAAACATATAACTCCTGCCACAACCTTTAATGATAGTGGTAGTCTTAATTTCTTTAATTTGAATAACATAAAGCTTCCTTTCTTAGAAAATTAGGAGGCAAGTTCATTGCCTCCTTCTGTTTTTACCTACTTAACAAGGTCGATAAACTTGACGATCTGGTTTTCTAAATGCAAGTTAAAGATGATGGCTGGAATAAAGATTCCTGCGATAGACCATGCGATCTTATTTGTAGCCTTAGACTTAGCTGGACCGTCATCGGCACCAGCCGAGGAAAGTTCTCCAATCGCAACTACCAAGTTAAATACAGCGATGACTGCAAAAACTACACAGATGATTGTAATAATTGTCTTAGCAATACCCTTTGCAATTTCTTTTTCTCCTTCTGCAAAACCAAATGGAGCTAGTGCAATTGGTGCTGCTAGTGTTGCTGCTGCAAGTGTAAATGATACAGCCTTATGCTTTTCTAGCCACTTCTCTGTCTTGTTTAATGCTGAAGCCATATTGTTTCTAGCCAACATCATAGATTGTAATGCAATTTCTTTTGTACTCATTTCTTCTTCCTTTCTTCACTTTTGCGAAACCAAAATGGTTACACTTATATTATGCTATATTCTTATAAAAATAAATAAAAAAAGAGAGGAGTTTTCCTCTCAATTTTTAGAATTACTTAGATTCCTTCTTTTTCTTCTTGCCAATTACGATACCGAAACCAGCTAGAGCTGTTGCTACTAACGCTCCGATACCAACCTTAGCAACTGTATCATCTGAAGATTCTTCGCTCTTCTTCTCTTCTGTAGCGACATCCTTCTTATTGTCGTTCTTCTGAGTTTCTGTCTTCTTTTCATCAGACTTCTTATCATCAGACTTCTTTGCATCCTGCTTATCGTTCTTGCTATCCTTTGATGCTTCCTTTTGCTTATCGGATGCCTTTTTTTCATTCTTTTCAACCATTGCGTCTGTACCAACGGACTTGTTTGTTGTACTTTCGATTTGACGTGCTGCCTGTTGAGCTAATTCAGCCTGCTTTTCAGCTTCTGCACGTTGAGCTGCTTCTGTAGCTACACGAACATTATATGCTGCAAGTTCACGGATGTAGTTTGCTTCAGCCTTGGCTGCACGTGTTGTGGCTTCTTCAAGAGCTTCGTTTGCTTGAGCTAGTGCCTGCTTTGCAGTTACTAATGCTGCACGAGCCTTTTGTACTGCTTCGATATAAGGATTCACTGTAGAAGCGAATTCTGGATCGCTTACTAAAGTATTGAATGTTTCATCGAATGTAAATGCATTTGTGCGGTCTGCCTTAGCACGAGCTTCTGTTGCCTTAGTTGTTAATTCTACTAGAGCATCCATAGCCTTTGTATGTGCTGCCTTAGCATCTTCGTAAGCCTGAGCCTTCTTAGCTGCTTCTGCCTTGGAATCTTCTAATTCCTTAACCTTAGCATCGTATGCTGCTACCTTATCAGTAAGAGCCTTCAATGCAAGTTCAGCATTTGTAAGATCAGTTGTCTTAGCCTCTAGTGTAGATTGAGCTGTTGCTAATTCGTTTGTCTTTGTATCAACGTTTGCCTGAGCTGCGTTACGAGCTGCTACTGCATCGTTATAAGCATTTGTAGCATCATTTAATGCGTTCTGCTTCTCTTCAACGACCTTTTCACTAGCCTTCTGAACTTCCTTTGCATCGGCTACAGCCTTGCGTAGAGCCTTCATCTCTTCAACGCCTACCATGGAGTCAACTACGGCTGTCTTTGCAGATAAGTCATCATCAGCTGTCTTTGCATCTGCTTCTGCATTCTTACGTTCTGCAACCTTTGCATCATATACGCCCTTTGCTGCATCGTATGTAGATTGAGCTGTTGCTGTTTCAGCCTTTGCTGCATCATGTGCTAACTTCGCACTGTCACGAGTTGCCTTTGCTGCTTCTAATTCGCTCTTAGCATTTTCTAATGCTGTTGTAGCATCTGTTAATACTTTCTGAGCATTTGTAAGTGCTGTATTTGCTTCAGCCAACTTCTGTACTGCTGCATCGTATGCTTTTTCTTCAGGTAATACTTCACGTTCACCTAGAGCTGGTTCACCCTTATATGCATCACGAGCTGTTACAGCATCGTTATACTTCTTAGTTGCTTCGTCCAACTTAACGTTTAACTTAGTTGTGTCTACAGTATCCATATATTCATCGAATAGACTTGTGAACTCTGCAATTGTATAGATCTTTTCAGCCTCTGGACCATTTCCTTCGGTACTTGTTGAGAATGTCTGGCTGAATGTAATACCATAAGAATCTAATTGATCTTCAGTATATTTCTTTTCTCCGCCAACCTCAACAAACTTTTGTAGCTGTTGGTCATAAACCATCTTGCCACGCTTGTTGGCAACTGTACTACGTCCGATACCTGTCATGATGTAGTTTCTATTCACTGCGTTTGTGTAATGACCTGTTTGGATATTGAAGAACTTCTTCTCATTCTTTGCATAATTTGTCCAAGCATTCTCGAACGCTGTCTTTTCTGGACCTCTCTTAGTGATATTTACACCAGGATGTTCTGCTAAATACTTAGCTGTAAATTCTTGTAATGCTTCCCAAACAACCTTTTCCTCTTCGTACCAACCCTTGTTAGGATCTGTATAGCCCCATGCCAAGTTTTCACCCATATTGAAGTGTCTTGTGTGTCCATTTGCTGGGTTTGCTGAGTTGTCTGCATTAGAGATTGCTGTAGCCATCATGTAGAATGTTGTGCCTAATGGATCTAATCCTGTAAAGTGTTCATCGTTTACACGCTGTTCATTGTACTTAACTAAAACTTTCAATGCTTCCTTAACATTGCGTAAGCTTGTAGCATCATTTTCGTCGCCTACAATCATTCCTGCTGGGTACTGATGTAGAGCCTTTACGGCACGCTCAATGTCTTTTAATGTATTTTCATCGCCAGCAAACTTTTTCTTTGCCCAATCTAAGAAACCTTCGAAGCCCTTCTTTACCTGCTCGCTTGCATTAGCAATCTTCTGAGAGATGGCATTCTTTTCTGTATCTGCTGCTGCAACATCATCCTTTAACTTTTCACGCTTAGCTGCTTCTGTTGCGGCACGGTTTGTTTCGTAATCCTGGCGTTCCTTGGCTTGCTTTTCAAGAGCTTTGTTCTTTTCCGTTTCCTTAGTGTTAACATCACTCTTAGCATTTTCAACATTGCTCTTTGCTGTATCTACAGAAGTTGAAGCACTGTTCTTCTGACCTTCTTTTCCAGATACGATAGATTCCTTAGTAGAAACATTTGCGTTTTCTGCATCTAATGCATTCTTCTTTTCGGCTTCTACATTCTTCTTATCATTCAAGATGGATTCCTTAGCATCAGCGTCCTTCTTTGCTTCTGCTTCAGCAGTCTTCTTCTCTTCAACCTTTTCATGAGCCTTTGCAGATTCTTTTTCTGCATTTAGCATAGCCTTGTATTCATCAGTTTCAAGGACATCCTTGCCGCCATTCTTCTCTAATGCCTTACGAAGATCATTTTCCTTTTCTGCTGTTACTCCCTTATCGCTATTTAACTTGGCGTTGGCATTTTCTAAATCTGTATTAGCAGAATTCTTAGCGTTTTCCTTAGTAGTAACATTATTAGTCTTTTCTTCTAATGCTGCCTTAGCGTCATTTAAAGCATTATTTGCTTCTGCAACTGCTTCTTGTGCAGAATCCTTGTTTGCCTTTGCTGTATCTACATTTGATGTAGCTGTATTGATCTGCTCTTCTGATGGCTTCTCAGCGTTTGCTGCTTCTACTTCTGCTGTTTTTGTTTCTACAGTAGCCTTAGCGTTTTCAGATGCAACCTTAGCATCTTCTTCAGCCTGTTTTGCGTTTTCGATCACAGTAGGCTGGTTCTTTGCTGCTTCCTCTGCTGCCTTAGCGTCTGCTTCTGCATTAGCCTTCATGTCTACAACTGCCTTGTGAGCGTCTTCTTCTGCCTGCTTAATAGAGTTTTCTGTTTCTGTTACTGTGTTTGCCGCACTTGTTGCATTTGCTTCTGCTGTAGCCTTTTCTGCATCTGCATTAGCCTTTACTGCTGTTGCTGTATCAAGTGCTTCTTGCGTTCCTGTTGCTTGATCGCTTGTTTCCTCTGCAAATGTTGTTGCTGTTGTTGCAGCGATTGATGCTGCTGCTGTTGCTGTGATAACTGCTGTCTTAACTAATTCCTTTTTCATTTCCTTTTCCTCTTTCTTTCTAACTTTTTTAACTACTTCACAACATATATTATATACGAAGCTTTGGTATAAATATATAGTATTTTTCGCTGTTTACTTGTAAAAGTTTTATTTTCTTCCTTTCTTATTTTTTATTTCCTTTACAACTATTATTTTATCATAACAGTATATATAAGTCAATACATTTTATGTTCTTTATAGAAAATATTTACCATTTGTAATCTAATATTTTCTTTGCGGTTGCAAGTGTCATATTTCCTAATTTGTACTTACCACTTCGATATCTGCTGATCATCGACTTGTTAATCCCTGTGCTCTTGGAGAGTTCGTGACCACTGATCCGACTGTTATACAAAATATCTTTGATCTTTTCTTCGATCTTTTCGATCTCTTTCATATTCCTCTTCCTTTCTATACCTACAGTATATCATATCAGTTGCTAAATTGCAACTACTATATAAAAAGAAAACATGCCTCTAGCATGTTTCCTCTTCTTTTTGTGAAATCATATAAGCTCCAGCAGATGCTGTTAACAACACAGCTAGTAATGTTAATAGGCTTGAGTTTGCACTGATACCTGTATCTGCCTTTGGTTTTTCCTTTGGCTTTTCGCTTGGGGGCACAACAGGTTTTTCGTTTGGAATCTTTTTAACTTCACTCTTTGGTGAAATTGTAACATTATGTTTCCACTCACCACTTGTATACAGTGGTAGTGAAACAAGGAACGGCTTAGCAAGTTCATATTTGCCTGCTTCTCCTTCTGCCTTTGTTTCTGCAACTAAATACATTCCATCTGGTAAATTCGCAAATGTTGCCTGTCCATCTTCATTCGTTTTTCCTGTTGCGACAGGATCAAGTTTATTTGCTAAAGCAAAAATCTTTCCCGCTGCTTCATTTGATTTTTCTGCTGTCATCCCATCAAAACTAATTCCTGTTTCTTTGTATTCATCAACCAATGTGTATGTAGCAGAAGCTGCATTTCCGTTGTATGTGATATCAGCAACCTTATAAACTACAAATGTTGCATCTGGAATATTTGTAACTGTAGCTGTTTCGGAATCCTTTTCTGAGAATTGGATTGTTGCTGTATTTTCCTGTTGTTCTGCCAAAACAAGAAAGTTGGAAGAATTAAATAAGAAAATACTTGTGATTCCTGTGATTAATATTTTTTTGAATAAGTTTTTCATCGTTTTTCCTTTCTGGACCAATGGTTGAGCGTAGCCAGAAGACTACGCTCCCCTTTCATTGATCACTTTAATTCTTTTTCTTTCTTTTTTGCACTGATCACAAGATAACCAGCACTACCAAGTAATATCATTGCAATAACTACAAATGCAATCATTCCTCGACCACCAGTAGAAGGTAATACCTTTAACTTATCGTCGTGAAGTTCAATTTGAACTGTTGTATTTAATTGGTCTTTCTTAATTTCAAACTCATGCTTATTAGGATCTAAAGCGTATCCCTCTGGAGCCTTTGTTTCAATCAAGTAGTAATTACCAACGCCAATACCATCGATTTCATCTGATTTACCATTGCTATTGATATCAATATTCTTGATAAAGAATGTTCCCTTGTATAAAGCGTATGTTGCTCCACCCAGCTTCTCGTTGTTTTCGCCAAACTTCGTTAGCTGGATCTTAGCTGATGGAGGAGTAATGTTTGTAAATGTTACAGTTGCATCTTCTCCATCATCAACCGTTTCAAGCTCTGTTGCGAGGTCAAGCATTGCTTCATCATTTTCCTTTGTTGCATTTGCAAAGTTTTCCTTGTCGGCTGTTAATGCATATTTCGCAAGCTTCTTATTTGCTTGTTCAACAACTTTGTATTCAACACCAACAGGAATATCTGTAAACTTAACACTTTCGCCATTTCCTAATGTGAAATCCTTGGTTGCTTCTCCATTTTCATCAGCTCTTACAAGACCGATATCAGAACTAAAGAAACTATTAGGTTTCATATTTGAGAATTGGATCGAGAATGGATACTTCTCAGCTGTTTCTTCTGGTTCAACCTTAGTTACAGTCAATGACTGTTTGTGCTCGATCGCATTTGTAAATGTAATAGATACATTTTCATTAGCGTCAACAGTTTCTACCGCTGTACTTAAATCTTTATTTTCTTCTTCATTTAATCCATTTTCGGAATTAATCTTATTAATTCCTCTATCATCAGAGAGTTCATATTTAGAAGTATAAGCTCCAGCTAATTCTGTTACTTGATATGTCGCACTAACAGGTAGTTTCTTAAACATGATCGATTCATCTTTTCTTAATCTTAAATCAAGTAATGCGTGTCCAGACAAGTCTGAATCAAAGTAAACACCATTATTTGTCGTTAAATATCTTGTATTTGGAGTCAAATTACTAAATTCAACACGGAATGGGTATTCTGTATTTTCATCAGCAATTCCTGATACTTTCTTAACAAGTGTGACATTGCTCACTTCACCTGGCTCTGGAGGTGTAAATGTATTTGTACAAACAATATTAGATTGCTTTCCTGATTCTATTGTTACATTTTCAGCACTATAAGTTGTCTGATAAGGACCTGCTTGTTCGCTTACACTTACTACTGTTCCCTCTGGTAATCCTTCAACCACTAGATCCTGTCCACCCTTTAGCTGCACCATAGCATGTCCATCAAGGATAGATATGCCAGATAATACTCTAGGCTTAGAGAAGAAACCATTAGGATTAGAGAATGTTAAGAAGAATGTGTAGGAAGAACCTGCAACCAATTCACCATTTGCAACCTTTGATAAGTGGAATGAACCAGTACCTACAGTTGACTTGTTGGTGATTGTAGCCACCTTGCTTTGTGTACCATTGACAATTGCGTACTTAGGCAACATTGCTTCGGAAGTATATCCATCCATCTTTTCTTCGAATAACTTATACTCTAAAGTATCATCAAATACATTGAATGTATATGTCCAAACGTTATCGTCACCCTTCACCCATTTATCCGCTTGTGATCTATAAGTGATAGTGCCGTCTTCGTTTTGCTCTACCTCACTATTTTGAGTTGGTGCTTCTGGCATTTTCCAACCTAACTGATGATAATCTATAGACATATCTTTATTGTAAGCTTTTGATTCGAGAGAATAGTTACGCTTATATCCGCTTCTGTCGAGGCGTCCATCTATATTGACAAACGTTATACGATTCCAGCCCAATTCTTTTAGAATATTTTCAATAGTATTCCCATGTTCATTTGCATATCTTACATCTTCGGCTGATGTTGCGTCTTTGTCCAATATGAATTGATATGAAATGTTTTTCTTTACATTCTTTAATAGCGAGTTAAATAATTTCTTAGCCTTTTCTTTTCCTATTTTTTCTATATATTTTGTAAACTTAACAAAACCCGTATTAGGTAAGTATACGTAATGTTGTATTCTGTTCATTTCCATACTACCAAGAAAATCATTCTCTGTGCTATCTGGATCAAATTGCGTGAGATCAAATGGTAATCCAAAAACTTTTCCAGAGGAAATCATAGAAGAAAGCTGATCCTTATTAAACCCAATGGTTTGAGGACTAAGAGCGTAAGCTTCACTTAATGATACTCCGTTACTACTACTTGGAATCTTCATACCAAAAAGCGTTAAATCTCCGAAATCAGAACCATTTACATTGATTAATGAGTTATAGAATAACTTTTTGAAATTTTTTGCACTATAATTTCCATTTTCTCCCTTCATAGAATTATCTATATGCAGAAGCATATTTTGCATATTTTGATTAGCAAACATTTTTTCCATATTTACAACTTTTGATGAATCCAATCCTCTCAGATCCAAATTTGTATATTTTACATATTTATTTGTAGTGTCTCCGCCTCCAGCAAACATTTCTGACGAATCTTCTGGCAAGAAAATTGTGTTTGCCTCTGAAAGAATTTGCAAGAAATTACCTGCGGGACCACCTGCTATGTAGGCATAAGTCTTGTATGGAGAATTATCAGATGAAATATCAAACAGCTTTTCTTTTGGGATGTTCGCAAGATAATTCTTGGAAACTTCTCTTGTTACCTTTAAATAGAATGGTGCATTATTTTTGGTGTATCCTGTAGAAGATATTTGATCTGAATTATTTTTAAATTCTTGGAATTTTTCTTTTGAAATATACGACACTTTTCCTGGAAATTGATAATAGAATACGATATCTTTAGGATTATTTATCCATGCTTGTAGTTTTTCAAAAACCCTTTTTGATGATGCAATAAGCTGTTCCCCCCTAATAAACTCAGTAAACTTCATTCCACTTCCATCAAATCCCTCTGTTAGATGATTGAGAAAATAGAGGTTCTTCTTATCGGGTATTGCCACTCCATTTGGAATCAGATTTTCATATTTCTTTATATTTTTTTCATATAATTCTGTAAGTTGCTTTTTGATTTTTTGTGCCAATATTTCTGGGTCTGTATTCAAGTCTTCTTTTCTTAATAAGATCTTATATTTTGTATTACCCGAAATATTGTAAATTTGACTTAAATCAATTGTGATAGAATAGATATCCGAACTGACTTCTCCTGTTGTTAACGTTAATTGTGGGAGTGGGCGATCTGAATTTGGTTTGTCAGAATCATTCCAAACTTTCTTAACAACTATCTTTCCATCTTCTGATCTCTCGTTCTTTGCTACAAACACACCAGTTCCGTCTTCAACAGTTAATCCTTCAATATTGACATTTCCGAAGTTATCAATCTTTACCACATGTTCAACTGGGTCTTTGATGTAATTTCTGTTTCCACCCTTTTTACCTGATGCAGTAACACTTTCTGGTGCTTTTGTTTCTTTAAGAACGTAAGTTCCTCTTTCGATATTATCGAAAATAGTTATACCATCTTGATCGGAAGTTTTTTTAACGTTTACAGTTGTACCAAAGTCGGAAACTCCTGTTAACGAGAATTCTGCTCCTTCTAACCAAATAGTGTTGTTATCTTTATCTACTTTTCTTAATTTGAAAGAGTGATAACGACGTTCATTAAATACTGTTTTTTCACTATAATAATCATTTTCATTGGCTGACATTGATACGTTTCCAAAGTCGTCTATATTGACGTTTAACATTAATGACTTATTTGTAACGTATTCAGCATTTTCTGATGATACTTCTTTAATGACATACTTTCCTTTTTCAACATTTTCGAAAAGTACCTCACCATTACGATCCGAAGTTGCAAAAATCACAACATCATTTCCGTAATCTGATGTTCCAGATAATTTGAACACCATTCCCGAAACTTTAGTAGAGCCATTTCCTAATTCAGCTTTTGATAATAAAACATCTGCATGCACTCTCGGTTTATCTGTAAGAAGAAGTGGATTTTTTGTATAGTTTACCCCATCAACAAAAACTTCCTCTGTTTTAGTTACTACAACGTTTCTTGTTGTCGCATCCAAGAGCCAATCTTTAGTTGATTTGTATTCTTGCAAAGTATAACTTCCAAGTTCAATATCCTTGAAAGCTGCAAAACCATTTCCGCTTGTTGTTACAATTTCATCGTAAACTGTTCCGTATGCTGAAGTACCACTTAATCGATATTGAATATCTGCAATCGGCTGAGAGTTATCGTTTTCGCTAACTTTCTTAACATTAAAACTTCCTGTAATCTTTAATCCAATCTGCGTATAATCCTGATGAACTAAATGCGTTTCTTCTTTGTTGTTTTCGCCAAAGATTGTTGCATTCATATAAATATTGTTATATGCCATAGGAATTCTTCCTTCAACGTTTGTTGAAGATGGAGCTGTCATATATAGATGTGCCGTTAAAGATTCTGTTTCATTTAAAATAAAATCTGAACCATCTTTTTTCTTAGATGCATCAATTGCAATCGCTTTGGCTGTTGATAAATCAGTTGTTTCTGTAGCCTTTTCCCATACAGAAGTATCATTTAAGTCGTGATGATCATCGATGGATAAGTTATCAATCTTACTAATATAGATAACAGGGTCCACTCCTTTTGACTTCAATTGGTTAACATCAACACCATTTAATGTACCATGCCAATCAGAAGAAGAACCATTATCTGTAACATAATTCTCTAAACTATCAAATAACACGATGTTCTTTGATTTTGTTGAACCACTATTCGCCATGCGGATTTCGTAACTATATGGTCTATTTATATTTGTTGTGGTTTCATAAGAATACTGTTTATCTTTTTCTGCCTTTACTTTCTTCATTAATCCAGATGTGGCAGCTGTTAAGTTGTTGATATCATATACTTCTTCTGCATAAATAAACTTTGTTACACCAGATTGCCAATCGTCTGGCTCATCTGGATCTACATTTGTTAAATTCTCTACGATCTGATGTTCAGGTGTGCTGCCATCCTTAGCAAAACGCCCACCGTTATCGGCAGTACCATCCTTGATAGTGTCGTTTCCTGTCTTATATGCAACAGGGTTATATACATTAACTCCATAGTCACTAATAGCATTCCATGAATGTACCGTATCTAAGAATAATTTATATCTTGAAGCTCCTTCTTGAATATCAACTCTCACAAGAGTTCTTCCTGTTCCGTTAAAGTTATCTATTGTTTTAACAGTGTAACTTGATGGCGAAAAAATCCGTCCTATTTCATCTTGGACAATTACACTTGCTGGATCTAGTGTTGAACCAAGAGGTAATAGATCATAGAAAGTACCGCTCTTTTGAGGCAAGTAACTTACGTCTCCATTCTGACCAAAAATGGTCTTTTCTCCAGCTTCAATCTTCCATGTAATTGTAAACACCTTCTTTTTGGAGTTGTTAGAAGATGACACAACCTTTTTTGTTATTTCTGAAATTCGTTGTGTAACACGAGCATAATCTACTGCATTTGTATCTATACTTACGATTTCTTTTCCTTCGCTTGTGAAGAATTTTCCATTTACATTATTTACAATTGCAACAGTCTCTTTCCCATTTACATAATTTAATACTTTTTGAGAATTCTTCAGTGTTACGCTTGGATAAGCATATAAGGCTGTAAAGTAATGCTTATTGGCAAATGTAAGTCGGTAAGCAATAATATCTTTTCTGCTAAATACAATGTCATTACTTGTAAATGTTGATACATATTGACTATCGAACTCTGCATGATTTGTCTTGAAGTTATATGTCCCAACGCTCTTATAGTCGTCGTTACCTACTTTTATCCATAAGGTAATAATGTCATCGTCTGAGAAGTTCATTTCTTTCTTTAACTTGAAAACTGCATCATCTTGTTGGTATTCTACATCTTTAGGAGCATATTCATAATGAACCTTTTCAATATACGCATCTTCAGAAGTCAAAAGATTATCATTTGTAAATTTATTTTGATCAGAATATGGGTTTTTCCCAATTTCTTCATCAGTTGCTAGATATAATCCTTCATCTGTATATTGATATTTCACAACTTTACGTCCATAAGCGTTTGGATCGTTTGGATTCATATTTTCATCTCTTGTCCAAGGATATGGATATCCAAGAATATCTGAATAATAATCAAGCCCACTATATTCTGTATTTGTAATTGCAGCATCTTCATAACCATTAAAAGTTTCTAAATCATATCTTGAAAATTCTGCTCTATTTACATATCTTGTACCATTATTTTCTGATACTCTGTCACCTCTTTTATGAACGTTGAAGTGACCAGTTGGAATTGAAAATACGGGTTTACTCCAAGACCAGTCTTGCTTGCTTGTTCTTTGTGTTTTTGCATCGATTTGATCCAAAGGAGAAACAATGGATTTTGCATCAAGAGAAACACTAATATATGTCTTATTTGTAAATTCTGACTTAGGGATACGAAGGATTACTTGATCGTATCTTTTCCCAAATCCTCTTTGATTTGTTACTTTATTACTTGTTTGGAATTTACCACCCATTATATATCCTGCGATTTCGTAATTTGAAGGTGTTGCAACAATTTCAAAATCGTATGGTTGTGTAGCAATAATAGATGATTCAACGACGTAAGCTAAATAAGTATAGTTATCTGCGTCAGCTGGTTTTGCTCCCCATCTATCTTCCCATGTTCTATACTTTGTTGGATATTTTAAAGATGTGCTTTCAATACTTGCTGTTGTATTGATTTTAACCGTTAATGGATCGGCGTTACGAACTTCACTGCCTAATTCCATTTTCGTTGTAAATGGATTGCTTTCAGCCATATCACGATATTCATAAGAGCTTTCTGTTGTATGATAACCAACTTCTACATATCCTTCTGTGCCAGCTGATAGCTTTCTGAAATTATAGATAACAATGTTATCACCATCTTCATAGTATGCGAAGTTTACATCTTTATCGATCTGTTCACCTGTACCAGCCATCATTGCGTCTACTTCTCTTTGATGTGGAATGGACATTTCATATTTATCAGATGCCTGACCATTACGGTTTAATAAGATGCTCTTAGGGACTGTAAACATTACGACATTTTCACCTACTTCATCTACACCAGAAATAGAGAAATTTACACGGAATACGAACATGTGTCCAGCTGCATATCCTCCAGTGTTAATTGTAGGTACTGTCCAAACATTTGTTCCCTTATCTACACCGCCAACTAGCTTTGTATTAAAGTCGCCAATGTGAACATCCTTGACAGTAGTGTTACGCTCTACAGAACGAAGAGAAGGATCTTCTGTATTTTCTTCCTCTGCTTTTACTGTAGGAGCAAAATTTACTTTGTAAGTCAAACCATTGATCGTAACCAAAGCAAACATTTCGCTAGAGAAATCGTCTACCTTTTCAATCTTTTGGTCCTTCGCTACGATGTAACTTGAGTTACTTACCTCAAGATTTTGGATCTGTCCTACTAGTCCAGTCTGTGTCAGTAATTCGTCGTAAGAAATTGAACCAGCACTTAAATCTAGTGTCTTTGGTTGATAACTATAACGAAGCATATATACTTCATCCATCTTTTCAATAGATGTTTCTACCTTATTTTCGTCATCAGTAGATTTCTTGATATCCAAAGGCTTAAATTCAAACTTGGTTAATTCAGTTTCTTTACCTTCTTTCTTATCTTCCTCTACTTTTTCAGTATCCTTTTTCATTTCTACTAATCGATCAGCAGAAATCGAATATAAAGATACCTTAATATTTTTATCACCCAGTTTTTCATTCTTTAATGAAAGTTCAACTTTCTTTGTTGGGTTAAGCTTGTTTCCATCCTCATCTTCAAAAGAGACGTTAAAATACTGCTTCTTAGCAGTTTCGTAACCTTTTTCTTCTGTTAGATATACATCTGATAGATCCTGATATTCTTTCGCAACCTCTGTAACGTGAAGTTTTGCTCCCTCTGGAAGCGAATCCTTCTCGGTCGTTGCTACGATATCATAATCATCGTATGTCGTGGATAGTTCGAGCTTTTCAATCTTCTTTTCATCTGTTCCTTCTTTTGCAAATGCCGCTACTGTATTTGGCATCATCATCAGAACAGACAATGTTACAATTAAAAAGTTCTTGATTTGATTCTTTATGCTTTTTTGCATAACGATTTCCCCTTTCTACTAGTTATATTATGCTATTTTGGTATACAAAATAAACTATAATTTTTATCTTTTACAGAAAACAAGAAGAGAAAACCAATATTTCCTCTTCCTATTTTTCTAAATGTTGTTTTTTGCTACATTTTAACATCATCAGCAACAGATTCTTTCACCTGAATTGCGGTGAGGTGATTTGCGTATGAACCAACACTTTCATCTCTTAAACTATCTAATGTCTTATCCAATGTAGAATCTGCGAACCTCATTCTTTCTTGATTCTGTTCTAGCTTCTCTAATGCTTTCGCAGAATCAATTAAAAGTTTATCCTTATTTTCTTCAATGTTATTGGCAAAACCTACAACGGCATTTCCATTCGCATCTTTATTTTCGGATATTTCTTTCGCATTTTGCTTCTTAGCTTCTTCTCGATCTTTTCTCTTTGCTTCTTCATCTGAGGTTTCTTCTTGAACCTCACCATGTCGATCTTCCTTGGTTAATTCTTCATCCTTTTTAACACCGTTAGCATTGAAGTAATTGATCTTAGAATGATCAAAGTAGAATCCAGGCAGGCTTTCTACAAGTTTTCTATTTGGATGATCCAGCGTTGTATACTTTTTGTCTCTAACAGGATCCAAAGACTTCATAATGATAATACATTCATCTTCGCCAATTCTTCTTACTTCAGCAGGAGAAATCAGTTCTACGCCAGTATTATTGATTGAAACGCTACCCGCAGCACCTTTTGAGAATGATTGGTTCATGATCTTACGTGTTTCCTTACCAATTGCGGCTGAAACGTACTTCGCAGTGTCTTCATCCCAACCACCACCGATATACATAAACGTATCACAGTTACCTGATAATTCTCCCCATGAATCTTTATACATCTTCTTGAGCTGGGCAAGTGACTGTAAGATGATCCATACAGAAATTTCATATTTACGAATGGTAGCAAGTTTCTCTTCGAACTTTGGAATTTTACCGATATTGGCAAACTCATCGGCAATAAGTGATACGTGAATTGGAACACGTTGACCTCTATTGGATTGCTTATTAGCTGGTATTACCTTACCAAATTCTTTGATGCCATCAAGCCATTCCTTAGCCTTTTCTTTTTGTCCACGCCATGTAATCAGCTTATCATCTTTGGTTCGGATCTCATACCAGTTATATTGCTTGTTATATTTGATATATCCGTTCTTGATTCCTTCCAATAACTCTCTAGCTTCGTGTTCTGCCATTGCTGACTCACGTTCAGATTTAGCTCTAACTGTTTTAACGACCTGATTACTTGCGTCCATGATCAGATGACCATATTCCGCATTTCCTTCTGAGTAATCATATAAAAGCGTAAATAACTGAGAATACATGGTTGATGCCAAGAAGTTAAATGGTCCACCACCTGTAGGCAAGCAAATAAAGATTGCAGTCTTTTCATCACCAATCTTATCTAACTCGATATCATCATCATCTGTCAGCTCTACTACGTCCTGAAGGTCGAAAGCCTTTAGTCGTGTAACGACAGAAATCAATACAGATTTTAAAGTCTTACCAGCAGCCAATTTAAAGTTTTTATACTGCTTTACGGCAAAGTTTTCTGGATCATATTGGGCAACCTCTTCAAAGATTGCATCTAATGGAGACTTAGAAGAGCTATCATTTTCATCCACGTCAGCTGCACGAATTAGTCTCATTACGTTTGAGAAATTCTGTTGGCTCTTGATCGTAAAGTGGTATAAGTAAGCAATTAGTGCTAACAGCAATGTCGTTTCTGCATTTTCCCAGAAGGCATCGCCACCTTTCTTGTCGGCAGGTGTCGTATTGGCAATGATCGTATCAACAAGGATCGTAATATCCTTATCTGAACGAATATATGTAAATGGGTTGTAATGTGCAGACCGATCCATGTTTGTAAGATCAAACAGTTTAACCTTATAGCCTAATGCTTCCAAGAATCTTCCATACTCCTTATTTAGACCACCAGAAGGGTCGGTTACAAGATAGGAACAGTTGGCTTGCATAATATTAGGACCAACGATGTTAAATGATTTACCAGCACCAGATCCTCCGATTGCAAGAAGGTTTAAGTTTCTTCTTGTTCTCCATGCACTTAGCGAAAGTCTGATTTCTTGTGAAAAGATAACGTTGTTTGGACCACTATCATCTACTACTCCAAAAGGCTCTGTAAATCTCTTTTTGTATTCGGAATAATCTTCCATCCATTTAGCAGAACCTTGGGCTATATCAGAATCATAGTGGTTTTTAATTCTATCTCTACTGATCAATACAAAGGCATACATTCCTGCTGCAATAAATAGTAATAGAGAAATAACGAATGTTCCACTTGGAATTGGGAATATCGAAAAAGGCTTGAAAACCATGTGAGGAAGCCCTTGAACAATATCCTCAAAAATATCATTTCGAGGATTGTTATGGGCAACGACTCTAACATGAATAATGTATAGTGCAAATAATGCATACACAATCAATGTGTAGATAATCAATCTCTTGTATCTGGCACGTTGTTTTTCTGAAAGATTCAGAAGCTTATAAAACTTCTTTTGGAGTTCGGCTAATTTTTCTTTGTTCATCATTTAGTGACCTCACTCTTCTCTTCTGATTCCTTCTCTTGTGTCTTTTCAACCGTCTTAGGCTCATATTCCTTAACCTTTTCTGTCGAACGAGCAATCTTTTCGTCAATAGAAGTAACTTTTTCAATTCCAGCTTCTTTTGCATAGACTTCGATTCTCGATAAAATACTAGCCATCTTAGCCATAACATTGATGTCCAAACCTGTAATACGAGAAATCTTAATCAGATCAACAATGTCTTCTTTAATGTATCCCTTCGGTACGGTCCCTTTTTGAGCAGCCAGAATAGCCTCTGCTGTATAAGATTGGAACAGTTTAAACTTCGAATCCCACATGCCACTTTTTTGCATGATTGGTTCATAAAGTAGCTTTCTTCTAGCAATTTCTGTCGCTTTTGTTATAAAGTTTTTGGTTCCGACTACAACTACATTTAGTCTTGGTTTCGGATTCTTAAAATGCTCGATCACATCTTCTTCAGAATACAAACATTTGTGCTTGGTAATACTTGCCAAGCAACTGTTTAGTTTTTCTTCGAATGCTTCGTCATCTTGATCAATATTGATATCTACGACTAGATCGATTTCATTATCTGGCGTGGTTTCTGGATGACCATATTGGATTCCATACGGAGTTCGTTTTACATATAGTTGCTCCTGTCCTACGATCCAGACTGGTTTTTTCATATCACCATTTTCATCTGGAAAGTTTTTCGCTTTCTGCATCTGATAATGGCTCTCATTTAAAGATTCTTCTTTTACGATTTTAGAAACATCTCCATGTGTAAGCATCTTGGCTTCTGCAATAAGCCCCATAATCGTTCTATTATTGGATACAGCGATACTCTTTGGGGCAGAATACGTTAAAACAAAGGTGCCGTCGATCATCTTGTCGATACCGATTGTTTCATCTGGTAGTACATCATCGATCTTGCCTTCAATATAGGAAATCTCCGCTTCTGATAATCCACAGACCTCCAACATCTGTTTTTCTTTACCGCCCTTTTGCATATAGATTTTTGCGGCTTCAGCTGAAGTCTTGATATGACAATATTTCGATGCGTTTGGCAGGATTTCTTTTACAACTAAGATACGTTGTTTTTCTGCATCACATTCTCTAATGATGAAGCCGTAATTACCCGTTGCTTCTCGCATTAAAAGATATGGGATCATTTGAGAGTTCATCGCCTGCATCATTCGATCGATCAAATCTCCTCGGCAAGTAAAAGAACTTAGTTTCCCACCCTTTCCCATCCAACTAAGGATTGCCTTTTCATTTGGGAAATTACTATTGCTCAAATAATCATGTAATTTCTTTTTAAATAACTTGACGATATCTAATGTATCATTATTGATATTATTAGCTACATCAAGTTCTTTTTTTGTTACATTAAACGCCATTCGTCACTCCTCCTGTATCTCGTCAAACAACTTCTTTAATTCAACAAACATCTTCTCTGGATAATCCTTTTCCTTATAATCCTTCTCTTTAAACCCATAAGATTGCATGAAGTTCATATATTCTAAATCATGGATAAAGGAAAGAAATTCATTCATCCCATAATATTCAACTACTGGACGCAACAGCCCTTTCTTTTCTTCCTTCTTCATTCTTCTCCATAGGGCTGAAGGGACGATCTGTAAAGGTAGTAAATCCTTATCCTCAATAATATCCAAATGATATTCAAATAGTTTTTTAATATATTTCAGGGTTTCGATGTACCCATCATCTTCCATTAATTCTTCTAATTTGATCGTCTTATAGAAAATCAAATATGGTAAAAAATCTCTAAATCGTTCTTCAACATTGTGATTGATCAACTGAGCAACGGTTGGATAATGGTTTTCATCGGTGAACTGATTTTTAAAGTTCATATTAGAAATGTCCGCTGTATTTTCATGAATCTTTTGGGCAATAGCAACCAACTTATCGTACTTATTCTGTGAAATATGTACGATTTCCTCGCCTTTTAGTGGATCTACATCATATTTTTCAACCAATCTATCTAACAGCATCCTTATTCACCTGTCTCTCTTTTAATTTTTTTATCAATTCCTTTTCATTGGCAACACCTTCTCTTGATAAGACCATCTGTCTTACAAGTGGAAGGTTGATCGTATCGCTATCGCTGCACCATTCCTTTTTATATCCATCGTAGTATGTCTTGGTTTGTGGGTTTGTAGCCACATATACACGTTCTACACGATGGCTAGGAGCATACAATCTTGGATTGTAGATCTTATAAAAATCGTATTTCTTCTCTTCTTTTTGCCCCATTTCTTTTTCTCTGATTCTCTTCTTATATACACCAAGAGATAATTGCAAAACACGAGTTGTAGCAATTACGTCATCCATTGATTGGTGGAACGTTAATCCCTTATTGAGTCCGTATTTTTCTGCTACCATACTCAGCTTATATTTTTCACAATCTAATAATTCTTTTGCCATTGGGAAAGCATCGATATGAAGATCATAAGTAAAATCTTCACCAAACACACGTTGATACATAGAGTCCATGAACCCTTCGTCAAATCCTGTTGAGTTATATCCAGAAATCAATGCCTTTTCGCCAATAAAATTTCTGATCGTTACAGCTGCCACATCTTCTGTTGGTTTGTCCTGAACCATTTCGTTTGTAATGCCATTGATATCAGAAACCTCTTTTGGGATTATCATTTCTGGATTGATAAACTGATTAATTCGATCGACTTCTCGAAAAGATACTCCATCATACGTTACCTTTACAGCACTAAAAGACAGAATTCTATCTGTCAGCTTTTTTAAACCAGTTGTTTCAAGGTCGAATACAATTAACTCTCGTCCCTTGTTAAGCTCTTCTAATAGAACCTTGGCTTCTGATTCTCGATTTTCTAAAGACAATCTACTCATTTCTTCTTCCTTTCTTCCATATCAACACAATAGTTATAATACAAGCGAATGTCATAACAATAACAATGCCAGATACGATTAGTGCTGGCTTTATCACATCACGCATTGGATCCGCATGATTTTCTTTTGGTGTACCTGTTAAATCTACTCTATGTCCAGTAACTAGTAATCTATGTGTGTTAATACCGTATGGAGTGCAAGTAACAAGTGTAGCGAGATCCTTCCCGTCCTGGATCTTTAAAGCATTCACTTCAGATGGCAACACCGTTTGTATATTGTCCACCTCATAAGCCAGTTTTCTATCACCAACAGTAATGTAAAAGATATCGCCTGCTACTAGCTTGTCTATATCGGTAAATAGTTTTGCTGTCGCCAAAGCCCTATGTCCACTTAGTACTGTATGTGTATTTTCTCCTCCGATCGGAAAACTCGTCCTCTCTATATGTCCAATGCAATTTTCCAACACGTCATCTTCTGTACCATGTTTGATTGGTAGTTTCACATTGATCTTGGGGACATCCACATAACCTATTATGCTATTTTTTAAGTTTAAAATTTCATAATAATTGCTATCCTCTAAAAGAAATTGATTGCCGTTATTTTTGGAGTATTCATAAAGTTCTTCGTTATATTTTTCTGCTTCTTTCATTTTTTCTTCTATGTCATTTTCATGTATAACTTCTTCAGAATAAGAAACAATATCTTTTGCAGCATGATATTTATTCAGTGTATCTGTTATAGAAGGAATTAAAAGGCATATAATTGCGATATAGGTTAATACAATAGCACATGTAAATCTAATTCTTGTTTGTTTCATAACTTAGTTCTTCACCAGCTTATACACCAATTGAATTCTCTCTGTATTTCCTTCTTCGACACTTTTACATGTTGATAATACAGTTATCTTATCACTCGTTTTTGGATCATCACCCAATGTGTAATCAGCCTTGTTTTTTAGTTCTGTTAATAGGTTTTGATATTCTAGTGATTCTGACATATATGGTGTATTATACACATTATCGTATGCGTCTCCATTGATCATTGCCCACAATGTCCAGTGTTCTGTTCTATCTGGATAATACATGTATAGGTCTGGATTTGCTGTTCCGTATGCATGGTCTTGATATCTAGTTAGCGAAGAGAATGCAATCGCTTCTGTATTAGACCAAATTGTATCTGTGTTACCGAACATCTTGTGTCCGAAAATAATTGTATGCATATCTTCTGGTACGTTTGCAATAAACAATGAACCACCAATATAATAATCTTTATTAAAATCATGGGTTAAATAAAAATATTGATCAGGAGCTGGCTCTTTCATGACTGGATAATCAATAGGTGTATTTGGTACCGTAAGCCATGCGTATGTATCTTCGTTCTTACTTAATAATGCACCAAAGTCGATCTTGCGATCCATATAGTCATTTCTTACCACATCTTTTCCGTTTGTTTCTTCGTTTGTCGCAATCTTTTGTACATCATTTGAGACTGCTGTAAAATGCTTCTCCGTTTCTAGCTCCTTAATTGCCTTATATCCAAAAAATATACTAACACCGATCAGTGCTATTCCAACTGTTTTTCTAACAGCATTTTTAATGCTCTTTTTTAATTTCATATTTTCTCCTATTTTCTTTCTACATATTATATTCTACCATATACTGTTATTCTTTTCCAATGAAATAAAAAAAGAAGCTTATATTAAGCTCCTTTTTCTTTTTTACTCCCATCCAACTAGAACTTGTTCGTCATGAGCTGGAGAATCCTCAACCCAAACTTGAGTTGTTACTGCATCATGGTGAACTGTTCCGACTTGAATTGTCTTGCTTGCGTAATTTCCGTCTCCATATAGATCTGAATTCTCTATAAAATCATCTACACTTGAATAGATGTGTCCAGATGTGAGCCCAACAAGAGCTGTATCAAACTGTGGATCATCATAAGCGTCTTGGACAATTCGTGTCTCATAGTGCCCAGTAGCATCATAATGAACCGTTTGGTAGATAGGCTTCTTCTCTTTTTGAGCAGAAGGTTGCTCTACTGCATTGTTATTTGTAGTGTTTTCAGAAGGTTGGTTAGTAACATTAGAAGCGTTTTCTGCATTTGTTACAGACTCCGTATTTGTCTTTTCTTCTGTTGTTACTTTTTTATCATCCTTCTTTTCGTCGGCTTTCTTTTCTTCGTTCTTCTTCTCTGTTTCCTTCTTTGTGGCATCTTCCTTTTCCTTCTTCTTCTCATTTCCAGAATGGTTAATTTCTTTAACATAAGAAGAACCAGAAGAACCGTCGTTATCTCCGCTATTAAGTGGAGTGAAAATCATAACTAACATTACCACAATAAAAGTAACAAGTGCAGCTACGATACCGTATACCAATTTTGGTACGGACTTAAATTTCTCTTTTAACTTTCCTAATAAATTTTTCATATATATTTTTCTCCTTTTAGCCCTCTTTGGCTTATTATTTTCTGCCTTATTCAATAATATTCTCCATGATCATCAAATAAAGTCATATTTATTATGCAAGAAATAAGAAACGAAAAAAGGATGTTCTACAACATCCTCTTATGTTTAGTGCTTCTTCTTGATAAGCAAGTATGCACCGCAAGTCATTGCTGCAAGAGCAACGAATGCTAGAGCGATTACACCACCAGTTGATACGCCTGTACCAATTTCTGGAGCCAATTCATTCTCAACAGTAATCTGAATTGGATTTTCTTTTGCGAAATTCTTATCTTCTACTGGGTTTACAACATACTTGTTGCTGTTTAACTTGTAGCCGTTTGGTGCCTTAGTTTCTTGCACATAGTATCCACCAAGATCATCCTTGTATTCAACGTTGAATGAAACAAGTCCGTCTGCACCAGTTGTGGCAATGCACTGCTTACCATCAACATCAACCGCTACTGATCCATCAGCATTAAATAGTGTGAATTCTGCTCCTGCAAGTGTCTTACTCTTGTCAGCGGCATCAACCTTCTTGATTGCAACAAAGTAATTCTTACGAGCATCTGTCATTGATACAAGCTGCTTTTCAGCAGATGATCCAGTTGCTGTAAATTCAATATCCTTAGCCTTTTCAAAGCCTAATGGAGCTTCTACTTCGCTTAGAATATATGTCTTTCCACCAACTAGTTTTTCTGATACATTGTGCATTTCCTTATCAGAAACAAACTCATCAACAACTTCTCCCGTTTCCTTGTTTGTAATCTTTAGTTTAGCACCACTAATTAGTGTTCCGTGGTTATCTACCTTGGCAACTTGGATATCGTTATCTAAGTCTACCATTGTGATTGTAATAGGTTCATCTGTGCCAACCTTCGCAACCTGGAATACCATTGATGTGCTTAATGCCTTACCATTTACAGATTCTTTTTCAACTAATTGGTATGTATGCTCAGCCTTTAGAACCTTCTTTAATTCGAATGGTTCTTTTGTCGTGATACCGTTATTTGGAAGCTCAATAGTTACAGGGTTTTCCTTGTCTGTAATGTCTGTTAGTTCTAACTTAACACCTTCAACATATTGACCCTTTTCATCAACCTTTGCAATCTTATAGTTGATAGCACCATCAATCATTGTGATTGTAACAGGCTTATCAGGATGGAACATGTCAACAGTTACTTCACGTTCTGTTGTGTAGTAGTATCCATCGATTGGTTCAGTTTCACGAATAATGTATGTCTTACCAGCAAATAACTTCTTGCCGATCTGATGTTCTTCATCAGGTTTTGTCTGCCAGCTTTGAATTACTTCGCCAGATTCCTTATCGACAACTTCTAACTTAACGTTTGCTAATGGATGACCGTCTGAGTCTACCTTCTTCACCTTAATGTCAATATCCTCGTCAACCATTGTGATTGTAACCTTTTGATCAGGCTTAAACTTGTCAACTGTAAATGTGATGTCAGCTGACTTGTAGTGACCAGCAACAACTTCTGTTTCACGTAAGATATATGTATTTCCAGACTTAACGAGATGACCGATCTGGTGTTCTTCGTCTGGCTTTGTCTGCCAAGAAGTAACAACTTCTCCTGTTTTGCTATCAATCACTTCTAACTTAACGTCAGCTAATGGATGACCGTCTGAGTCTACCTTCTTCACAACTAGATCAATCTTATCTTCTGGAATTGTTAGGTTTACTGGAAGATTTGTAGGAGTATTCTCATCAATAGTGATTTCTACAGGTTTAGCATTGTAGTACCCTACTGGAGCTTCCTTTTCGATAATCTTATATGTCTTTCCTCTACGGAAGATATTTACTTCTTGAGGATCTTTTGAAGATGTGATTTCGCCAACCTTTTCATCTGTCGTAGCGTCATAAACCTCGAATGTTACGCCTTCGATCTTTTCGCCCGTTGCAGCATCAACCTTTGCAAATTCATAACGAACATGCTCGTTCTTGAAGCTTACTTGGATTGTATCATTTGCTGGCTTTGTCTCTGGGACTAAGAAGTCCATTGCTTGTGCAATATAGAATTCCTTGTCGGCATTCTTTTCGATAATTCGGTACATGTGACCAGCCTTTAATAAATGACCAACCTGTTCGCCATGTTCGGCGACGCTTGTCCACTTATGTACTGGTGTTGTTGCGTTTGGATCTTCTGTAATATCGTATAACTCTAGTTCAGCATTCGCCACAGGGTTTCCCTTTTCGTCAACCTTTACGATTTCACGCTTAATAGATTCATCTGTAACATTAACTCCCTCTAATACCTTATGATTTTCAGAAATTGTGAATGCTACTGGGTTAGGGTTTACGAAATATCCTGTAGGAGCCTTCTTTTCTACCAATTCGTAATTTCCGTATGGCAAGAAGTTCTTAGGAGTTGAATAACTTCCATCTTCCTTTGTTGTAATTCTGTATGATAATTCTTCTCCAGCATTTGCTGTACCAAGAACGTCACCGTCATCATTTCGAGCGACTACATCGAAATCATTCTTGTTCACGATTGCGAACTCTGTAACGCCCTTGATAACATTTCCTGTTTCGTTGTCGAGCTTTGTTCCTACGAATTCGCCACGCAATACACCTTCTTTTAATGTGTAGTGGTTTCCAGTTGTTATTCTTGCAATACCAGATTCATCGTCAACAATATTTAATAATGAAACGCCATTCTTTGTTGTGATGTTTTCGTTGTTGTCGGCTACAAGTTTATTTTCGAGTGTATAACCTACAGGAGCCTTAGTTTCTTCGATTGTTACTGTTCCTAATGGAAGAGTAACATTTCCTTTATCATCTCTATAGAATTCGTCTCCAGAAATCTTGTACTTATCACTTAGACCTGTAACAAACTTTCCACGAGCGTTTTCCATGGTTTTAACAACCCATTGTCTTGTTGCTGTTGATGGCAAGTCATCGTGTGTGTATTGTCCAGCGTAAAACTTAATTGTAAATTCTGCACCCTCTAAGCTTGCTGGATTATCAATTACATCTCCATCTTCAGAAACTTTATTCATTTCAATGACAACTGGGTCGTTTAATGGCTTATCTGTTGAATATACATCCCAACCATCTGGTGCAGTGGATGTTGAAGATACTCCGTATACCTGCGGATCTAAAGCAAATCCTTTTGGAGCCTTTAATTCCTTAACGTAGAGTCCGTCGCCGATATTGACTGTAATGTGATCTAATACACCACGTCCATTTGTGTCAGTTGTAATTTCTCCAACCTTATCTGTCGTTGCTGCATCACGATATACACCGTATACAGCACCAGACATATCCTGTGCATAGCACCGGTTTCCAGTTGTTAATTCTGCATTTCCATTTGTCTTGTTTACACGAACATACATTTCCTTAGTGCGTGGAGCCGTTCTGATTGTCCAAACACCTGCACAACGCTGATATGGTACTGTTCCACCCATGTCTAAGTTCCAGCCAGTTGCTTCTGCACCTGTATATGGGTTTAAATAGCGAGGAACATTAATGCTCATTGTTACTGTTCCATCTGGCAATACAGATGTAACTGTAGCTGTGAATGGGTAATATGTCTTGTTTCCTGGCTCGTATGAAGTCTTATATGTAATACCAACATAACCATGTTCTTGACAGTCAACGAATTGAACGCCATTGATCTGGTCTGCTACAGCTGCAAGAATACCTGTGACATCATCAATATAGAAGCGACTAACCCCAACAGGGTTTGTATTACTTGTACCTAATGTACCTGAGAATGTATCTCCTACAGCCAATTCATTTACACTTCCTGTAGAACGTCTATTTCTTGAACGTGTAGAAATAACTGATCCCTTGATAACAGAAACATAAGCTGTCTTATCCGATGTCTTATATTCAAGATCACCCTTATAGCTTTCTTGTGTTCCATCAGTGTTAAACACGGCAATCTGTGTTGCATCAGAAATCTTTAGGGTTGCACCCTGTTCGATTTCCTTTCGGTCGCCATCTTCACTTGTGTAAGTAGTGCCATTTACTGTTACTGTTGCACCCTTTAAGTCAAGAATAAACTTGCCTTCTTGTGCCTTTTCTCCTGTTGCGTTGTAGCCTGTATTTACTTCAGCATGTGCTGGAGTTACAGGTACTAACGGAGATAGTGGTAACATCATAACTGCTAAAGTCAATGCCACTGCCTTTGAAAATGTCTTTTTTGCTTTCTTTAAAAAATTCATTCCTTTTCTCCTTTTTCTTTCTATTGCTTACCGATATCAGAGAAGCAAGATATCATTGCACCGCTACGTTGTTGTGCAATACAACAAAATAACTCACCAACTAAGGTATGGTTCACCAAAAGGATGTCGCTCCTTTACAGAAGATATTATGCTATTTTTCTGGAAAAATAAATATATTTTTAGAAAAAATTAGCGGAATTTTGTAAGCAACGAAAACCCTGTCGCTCCGATCATGTCTGAAGCAACCACAAGTAGTGCTATAATGCTAATAATTGTTACAACTGTAAACAACTGTTTTAACACTTCCGAACGCTTCATCCACTTGATTCTCTTAAATTCACTTCTTATACCTTGTAAAAAAGATACCTTTTTTGCTTTAACCATATATTTTCTCCCTTCTATTACACTACTATTTTATCATATACTGTTATGTAATACAAGAAAAAGGAGCGTTATGCTCCTCACTTTTTAAATGCCAATTTTGTTGTCTTTTGGGTATAATCAAATGCCACTTTGGCGTCTGACATTGGCGTTCCGTCTTTTTTCTTCAAATTCTTCAAGAATTCTGTTTCGCCATTTTCGAATAACTGATCTAATTCATTTTCTGTCATTCTTCTACCGCCAACGTACATCCACATATTGAAGCCACACGAACAAGAAAGTTTTCCTCCTTCTTGTTTTAATTCGCTATTACAGATTGGACAATTGCGTTTCTTATACTCACGCTTAATAAATTCTACTCCATAATTAGCGTCACATCTTAGCTTTTGCATCCATATAGAGCCGTTATTCTTCATTTTCTTTTCTATGGTCTTTCCATTTAAAAGATCTAGCATATCCTGCTCGCTGATCTTAGCGGAACAAATTTCTGATATACTTCCTGCCTTGCATCCGTTTTTCCAGTTGGAACAAAAGTATCCTTTTTCACCTACGAGAATATCTCCGCCACAACTTGGACATTTGGTTAATATCTTTAATTTATTATTTCTTTGGAAGCCCCCTTCTGAAACTGGCTTCATTGGACTATCCTTGAATTCTACAATTAGTTTAGCTACGGTGTCTTTCATTACTTGTTCAAAATGCTGTAGTGACATTTCACCTTGACGTACTGCCTCAAGTTGTCTTGTCCATTCTGCCGTCATATCAACATTACAGATATCAAAGTCCTTTAGGTTTTCAATGATTTCTTTGCCTACAGGAGTTGGCTTGATGATGTCTTTCCCTGTTAGTTCCATATATTTGTTTCTGGTGATCAGCTCTTCAATGATAGGTGCCCTCGTTGCTGGCGTACCAATTGTAAGATCCTTATCTCTCAATGTTTTATCATTTAAGAACTTATTTGGATTTTCACATGCTTCAATCAGCTTTGCAGTTGAGAATCGCTTTGGCATCGTTGATGTTTTTTCGTTGAAACTATAATTACTTACTTGTAACATTTGCCCATTACTTAATTCTGGAATTTCAACATCAGTTGTGGTCTTTCCGAAAACATCCAGCCAACCACGTTGCAACAACTTTTTACCAGTGGATCTAAAAGTGTTTTCAGTTCCATCTTGTGCAAGAACGCTAGTGATAACAGTTGTCACCTTTTGTTCCATACTTGGCATGAATATTGAAACGAATTGTCGGCAGATAGTCTCATAGATTTCTCTTTCTGGTTTACTTAACGAACTCATATCTGGCTTATGTGTGGTTGGAACAAGTCCTGAATGTCCTTCCTTCTCCAACTTTTCATCATTGCACCATTTCTTTGTATGCCGAACACGACCAATCGCTGATGAGTCAATAGACGCTACAAACGGAGCAAGGGAAGGAATGCATGCAACAGAGTTTAATAATCCTTCCAAATTTTCGTTACTTCCAATGTATTCACATGATGTTCTTGGATACGATAGCAACTTTTTCTCGTATAGCATCTGTAAATAACGCTGCGTATCGCCTGCTGAGTATCCTAGTGAGCCACATGCTACCTGGGCAGATGCAAGATTAAATAACTTCGGTGGTAGTGTAGATTTCTTTTCACTCTTATATTCTATGACTCTTGCACTATTAGAAAGTGTTGATACCTTATCTAATGCCTCTTGTTTTGTGTCAAACCAGACAACCCCATCTTCTCTGTTTTCATCGTCTTCTTTTTGACCATTTGAGGCTACAAACAATGTACCGTCAAATCCTTGTAAGTAATTCGCACTAATTCCATATACCGTTTTGGGAGTGAAATTTTCAATTTCCTTTTCTCTATCAACAACAATCTTCAGCATTACAGTTTTTACTCTACCGACACTTACTAACCCATTCATCTTTAAACTTGCTGCTTCAGAAAGGTTCATTCCGAATAACCAATCGGCATGCTGTCTTCCGTATGCAGCAGATAACAAGTTCACAAGTCTAGGAGAATTATTGTCATCTTCTAAATTTTTAAGTGCGTGAAAAATGTTTTCATCTGCAATGTTATTGGTCCAAAATCTAAGAATCGGCAAAGTGTTGTTTAGCTCAGCTAACACGATTCTAATTAGAAGTTCTCCTTCTTGATCTGGGTCTCCTGCGTTGACGATGAAATCGTAATTTCCAGACTCTATTTCCTGCTTGATTGCCTGAATACGTTCCTTTGCAGTTAAGAAGTTGCCAACCTTCTGTTCTTCGATCGGTTTGTACTTCCAACCACCAAAGTTTTCTGGATAAATCGGTAATGTTTCCCAGTTCCACATCTTTAGAGATTCATCTAATTCATTTGGCTTTAAAAGTGTAAACAGATGTCCTCGTTGGGCAACGAATCCGTTTAATGTATATGGCAATTCGTTTTTATGTGTATAGTAGCTTTCTTTGATCACGCCTAATAGCGATGGCTTTTCGGCGATGACCAAGCCTCTTTTTCCTGCTAATTCAATCATATATACTCCTTCTTCTTTTTTATTATGTTATTTTCCGAAAGAAAAGCGAACCACCGTAAGATAGTTCGCTCAAGATTAACAGAGAAGGGACTATGGGTGGTTTGGGAGATCCGTAAAGTAATAACATAAGTTACTCTATTCCTTTTGCTTAATATTTCAATTAAACTAGCTGTACGGTAAGCTATTCAAATAGTTTGAAGATCCTCTTCGTTTCAAAGCAACAAAGATTCTTTCAAACACTAAATTTTTTGTTACTTGATTTCACAATCCTTCAGTATCTAGTCTTTGAATTGTATCAAATAATCGTTAATTAGTCGTATTGGTGAACTACTCGGCAATAAATTACCGAGCTTCCTGCTTCAACTACCGTTGCATCTAGCCTACATGGTATAGGTTGGATGTCTTACACGATATCCACAGGCGTTAAGTTTGGGCTATTCCATCCCTACTTGATACCTTTTTTATATTTATTGTGTTGCTAAGATACATAATCCTTCGTTTATGATATTGATTGCTGCGTTTTGATCACGTCCGATTACAAGACCACAATCACATCTCATAGTGCAAGAGCGTTCATCTCGGCTTTTAAAAACCGAGTTTTCTCGCTCAATTTACATAAAGGGAAAGATTATCTTTCAAATATAGTTTAGATTCTGCAACTAAAGTTATACTAGCCATTTTTACCTCCTTTCATTTTGAATAAAATTAATAATCTTCTTTAATTATTTTAAATTAAATTTGAACTGTTCGTTGCCTCCCCTTCTGTATAATCCTATATTATCATAACAGTATATAGAAGTCAAAAGAAAACGCTATTTCTAGCGTTATCTTTCTATTTCTTTTTCTTTTTAAGAACAACAAATGAGCCTGTTGCCAATGCTGCAATAGCAGTCATGGCGGACATTACAAAGTTACTTGTAATACCTGTTGCGATTTCTACTTTCTTTGCCTTGAATACGTGTTTAACATCTCCATTTTGTGCGGTTTCAGTCTTTACATACTCATAACCAGAAATTTCTCCAGGTTTTGTTACTGCCCCTTCGGAGTCTTTTAATAACTTACCTGATTCGTCAACCCATGTTGTATGGATCTTGTGGTAAACGAGCATTCTCGATACATCAGTATCTACCTGAGATACAAATGTGTATCCACCGATTTCAATCTTTTCTGCTGGTTTACTATCTCTTACTCCATCAAGAATGGTATTGTTTTGTTCATCAATGAAAATTGTTGTGTACTGCTTGAAGATATATGTTACATTACCTTCTGCATCAACCTCTTTTTTGTCGAAAGCATATTTATCAATTTCACCTTGTTCTGCGGCTGTTTCCCCTGCAACAGAATCCTTTAATGCGTTTCCAAGCTGATCCACCCATCTTGTTACGATGTGGGCAACCTTCTTGTAGGTGAATGTAACATTGCCTGCTTCATCTGTATTAGAACGAATAAATTTGTAACCTTCGATATCTGGTCCTTGTTCGGATGCCTTGACATCTGTTACAGATGGTTTTAATTCTTTACCATCTTCGTCTACCCATTTTGTAGTAACTTTAATCTTCTTATATAAATGAGTGACATTTCCATTTGTTTCGACCTTTGTTTCAACGAATTTATATCCATCAATGCTACCAGCATCTTGAGCCTTTTCTGCTGTTACATTTGGTTTTAGTTCCTTGTTTTCTTCTTGGTCGATCCATCTAGTTTCGATCTTAATAATCTTCTTGAAAACATGCGTTGCATTACCGCTTTCATCTTGTCTTGTTTCAACGAAACGATATCCCTCGATGCTGCCAACTTCTTGTGTCTTTTCTGCTGTTACACTATCTTTGATGTTGGCACCATTTTCATCTACCCACTTTGTTGTATATTCTTTATTCTTTACAAATAAGTGAGTCACTTCTTTGATGTGGTCTGTCTTCTTGTCGGCTTCTTTACCGTCTACAGATACAGTTGAAACAAGTTCTCCCGTTCCCTTACCTTCGATTTTGACCGTGTAATCTCCATCGGCAAGTCTCTTTGTAACATCTACTTTTCCATCAACGATTGGAAGATCTTCTTGCCCATTTGGACCGATAAGCAATGCACTTGTTACTGTTACATCATTACCACCAGCAACGATATGTGCCTCTTGGTCTGGTCCCTTGATTGTTGTGACAGTCTTCTTTTCTAACGATTCGGTCAACTTATCTGCAACATCTTTTGGATTTGAAGCATTAAAGTCAACCTTCTCTACATCTTCAGATGGCACTCCAATACTAGCAAATGCTGCATTTGTATCATTCTTGCCTGCCACATTCGGAATGTAAGCTACGATACGACCGCCCTTTTTAACAAATCGTTTAAACTGATTCACTGTTGAATAATTATCATCGCTAATCGCTGTGTCATCGAAAAGTGATACAATTGTCAAATCTTTGATATCGCCATTATATCCAAATACCTTTTCGATTTCTCTGCTGTTCTGCCATTCATGCCACGATGTAGATGGTTCTGCTCCCATTGCTCTAACAGCAGCGTCGTGACCGTCATCAGTAATAGCTGCTTTTAACTTTGCTTTATCAGAACTAAAGGTTGAGAAGTTACGGATATCATCTTGTGAGAATACCGCAGCTGTATTATTAGTTCCGATCAATGCCAATTCATCTCCTGGCTTTAAGCTATCAATAATCTTTTCTGCTAATGTATTCACATATTTTTGACCTACTTCACTATGGAATGAACTTGAACGATCTAAATACAGAATAATGTGACGTGGCTTTGTCTGTGTTTGGGTTGTAGAATTTGCCGCTGTCTTAAAATTTAATGTTGTAGAACGTGCTGTGTCATAAATAGACTTCAAAAATGTGTAATGTTCGATTTCTCCGTGTTCTAATGGAGCCGCTGTTGTCTGTGCTTCCTTGATCGGTTTATTGGTATCTCTATCGATCCACTTTGTTACAACCGTATTCTGTGTTGCTTCCTCTGCTAGTACCATCATCGCACTTGGGATGACGGAAGATGTTGCTGTGCCGACTGATAATACTGTCAAGGCACACAATTTTGTTGCCTTTTTCAAACTCATAAGTTTTTCCCTTTCATTGATGATAAGTTTTACTCTATAAGACAGCACTTATCAGACTGTAGTGCCTATCTTGACTCTGTTACCAAGTTAAGAATCGGACTTCTCATCGACAATGATAGTTAGAGTTTTGAAATTACTAACACAGGACTCACTTAGCACTCTTAGTCCAACTTAATCAGTAATCACAGAGCCTCGGTCTTGAGCATTCAACCAAGGGTGTGTATGTGTTTCTTCTAGCTATCGTAGGTAAGATTTCTCTGACCTTAGTCTTGTAAACAATCGTACCTTCCTAGAAAGGTACTCGGTCTTTAGCCGAGTGCATATTTACAATCATTTTAGATTTCATTATTTATTATGCTATTTTTTTTACGATTTGCGTTGTTTTTTACAAAATAAAAAATATGTTAATTGTAAAATATATTGACTTTAATTTCTTTTTAGCATATAATAAAGATGTAGAAAAGAAGGGAGAAAAATATGGATGTAACATTTTTAAAACTTGGAATTGCTCTTTTTATCGCTATTGTTGGAGTATATATTTGTTTCAATGTTTTGACAAGCGAGATCAAAAGCTCAAAATCCATTACGATGGCTGGAACAGAAAATTCCTATTGGAATAAAAATAAGTCACGATCAGCAGAAGCAAAGAAAGATAGAATTATGAAGCTTGCAATCTTATTATTCCTGGTTGCTACAATTTCTGCAAATCTGTTATTTTAGAAAAATAAAAAAAGTGGTGATCAAACCACTTTTTCTTTATACGTTTGTACTAAGCTTTAACACGAATCCGTTAATGATAGAAGCGACAGTCTTAGTCTTTTCCTCAATGTTTTCAGCAATTAGATCTATAGCAACGCTATAGATTTCAGTAGCTGACTTCATTGTTACCATTGGCACTGTTCCGTGTCCATATTGAGAAGCAAATAATGCCTCTGCAATATTTTCGTTGGAATCAAATTGAATATTAGCAACATAAGAATCTTCTGCTAACTTTTCAATGTTTGATTCTAAAATCTTCACGCCATGCCCAACACGAAGACGTTGAGTCGTCTCGCATAGAGCGGCAAGAAAAGAGTTGATATTGTCCTCTGTTCCCTTGATTACAGCTTCGCCCTTAGAACGAGTTACTGTAACGCCGAAATCTAATTCTAATTGCAAATCCTGATTCATTTTAATTTTCCTCCTGGGCTTCTAAAGCCTTTTCTTTACTGAATCTTTCTTTTTCTGTGTTTTTAACAATTGAAGCCACAAAAGCGGCGATACCTAGTGCTATTGCAATCATTACTAATAGCAATAGACCAGAGAATAATGCAACGATAAGATTTGTTACAATGTTCCATAAGGAACCGAAAAACATAGATACCAAATTCATTTTATTTTCCTCCTATAATGTAAAACGACTAACCGCTATGCGATCTTGGAGACCTTGTAGGTCGCAAAACCTACGAAGTGTCTCTCAACATCTTCTAGTGATAATTCCTTACCACGCATTTCTGCTGGAAGGTTCATATCCACTGAAGTGATCGTATTGGCGAGTGCTGCCAAGTGCAAAGGCAAGACGCCGTAAACGTCCTTTCCTTTTACAGTCTCAGCATCGGCATGGCTTACTACCATGTCGAATTCGAGTCCCTGCTTTTTCAGGAACTCTACGAGAGCCTCGTGACGTGTAATCAAAATCTTTTCCATGTTATTTTCCTCCTTTTAGCCTTACTGGCTTTTTCCATGATCATCAAATAATTACAGTTTTATTATGTAAGAAATAAGAAATTAAAAAAAGAAGAGGTTATTTCTCTTCTTCTTTCTTCTTCCGTTTTCCAAGCAATAGGAACAATAAGAATAGCAATAGACCGATGAATCCAATCGCAATCTTTGACCAGATACCGTTAATAAAACGTGTGAACCAGTTTGAAGAAACAAGCACCTTGATTTCTTCTGACTCTCCCTGGTTTCCTGCTGCATCTACAGTTACAACTTTTAATGTTTGCCATTTATCTGATTCATGCAAGATATAGGACATGTTTCCATCGTTCTTTGCCACTTCTTTGGCATTGAAGCTTTGTACTTCTTCACCATTTAGATAAACTTTCGCTGTACCTAATGCAATGTTGTCTGAGAGCTTGATTCCCACTGTCATTTCTTGATCGGAATATAGCTTTCCGTTTTCAATACCAGTAATGACTGCACTTGGGTTTGTTTTATCTACAACAAACTTAATATTTAGCTTTTTGATCTGATTTGACTGCTTATTACCTGCTTCATCTTCAGAAGAAACAATGATTTCATAAGTTCCTTCTTTTTCAAATAGTGAGCTTGGTAACTTATATTCATATCGATTCCAAGTTTCTTCGTTTGTCTTATTGAATTTATATTCATTCGCCTTCAAGATTGTTGACTTGCCATCATGTAGGATAGTTACCTCTTGTTTGATCAACTTGTTTGGGTTGATCTCATAGAGTGTAATGTCTTGTCCTGACTTATGATAAACATCATCAACAAATGCTTTACTGTCTCTTGATAGTTCGTATGTAGAACCAAATCTATTTACTGAGAATGTAATTGATTTTGTTGTGGTGTTATTAGCCTTATCCGTTGCAGTGGCTGTAAGAGTATATACATCATCGTTTTCTTCGATATGTTCAAAGTCTGGCAATATTACTTGAACGCCATTTTGATTTACTGAAACAGAACCATTCAATCTTACTTCAGGATGTTTTTGACCTTTTAATGTCAATACAACATTGTCTGCATTAAAGTTTATATCTGTCATTGTTACAACAGGCTGAACAACATCTCGATTCGCTGAATTTTCTTCTACACCAGAGAATGTAATCACTGGAGCGACCTTATCAATTGTAAATGGTTCTTTACTAAATGTAGGGGCACTATTTCCAGCTAGATCTGTTGCATTTAATGTAAAGCTGTAATCTCCATCTGCATCAAACGTTAGCATTGCAGTATGTACATCTCCATTATGGCTCCAACCACTTAATGCTGGAGAAGCAATTCCTTGACCATTTAAAGTCGCAATAACAGCTGCAGTTGTAGCTGCTTCATTAAAGTTCTTTTCTGTAACCGTGATCGTAGCAGTTTGAGTTGAATTAAAGTATTTGCCTTCGCTCATTGCTACTGAAATGGATGGTTTTGTTTGGTCGATCGTAAATCTATCAACCTGTCCATATTCGGAACGATTTCCAGCCTTATCTTCAACTGCAAAGTCTAATGTTGCTTCTGTATCATTTGCAAATGTAACAGTCAGTATATTTACATTTTCATCAGAACCATCTGTTCCAACTTGCCAGTTGCTAATCGAAGTGTATCCAACAGCTTTTACATTGGCGAGTGATGGATCAAAGTTTCTTTCATATACCTTAATTGTTGCTGTACGAGGAGCATTATAATACTTTCCGTTTTGCACATTTTGGTTATCATAAGAAATCTCAATTCTTGGTGCTGTTGTATCGATCTTGTATACAAAATCCTTTTCAACTTTATTTCCAGCATAATCTTCACCAGTGATATGAAGAACAACGTTGTTGCTGTTATTCTTGCTGGCATCGATCTTGATATTTCCAGAAATGCCTCTAACCTTGGCTTCTTCATTTGTGAATTCGCCAGATTGAGTAACCTCACCATTACTTGATACTGTATAGGATAATTTCTTCATACCTGCAAATACGCCGATTCCACCATTGTCTGGATCAGAAACAGAAACATTTACATCAATATCAGAATTGTATACTTCTTTTTGTTCCTGCTTGACTGTTACGACAGGCTCGTTAGGATTTGCCTTATCAACAATAAATCCACCGTTAGAAGAAATATATGTGATATTTCCTGCCTTATCTGTGATCTTTTGGTAAATAACAGCATTTCTATCTGCGGAAACCACAACATCCTCTGTTACTGGACTCCAATTCATCTTAGAAAAATCTGTAGATGCATTAAATGTTTGTGCTGCATCAGAAGGAGCATCAACGATTGCATACTCAATTGACTTCACACCAGAAATTTCATCTGCTGCATTTAATACGAAGTGTAGATCATTCATGTTGAACAAATTGAAGATAAACTTCTTTAGACCACTTTGCTTCTCAATATCTTCTACAGCTTGATAATAATCTTTTTCTTCATTTCCCTGCTTTACCTTGATCGTTCCAGTAGGAGCTGTGTTATCAATTGTGAAATAATATTTTCCAAGTTCGACTTTGTTTCCAGCCTCATCTTGATAGGTCGCCTTGATTGCATAGTTACCATTAGAAGTAAACTTGCCGATATTTAATTTATGGGCTGCACCTTCTGTGACCCAAGAGCCATGAACTGGTTGCGTATAATTGATCGTTTCTCCAGATGAATTTGTTACAGAAACTTCAATATTAACTCTATTAGAATCGAATCGATCCCTAATTTTTTCTGTCCATCCTTCTGGATCACCAGTGTAATCTTCTACAGAAATTTCTGCATTGACACTCTTAACCGTGTAATATGGGTTTTCTTTATCTTCTGATAATTCAATTACCTCATTATTGTCACCTGTTAACTTCATCGTTGCTTTTGGCTTATTTGTATCAATAACAAAGTCCGTCTTAGCACGAGTTCCTTCCGTATATTTAACACCACCTGGGTTTGTATAGATACCACCTGTTAAGAAAGATGAATCCCATATATATTGTTCTTTATTAAATTCTATAAACCCATCATCTTCACCTAGTTCGAATTGGTAGGTATTAGTTCTTTCATTTGTATATGTCTCTTCATTTCGATCTGCTTGTGAATCAATTCGATCTTGTTTTAATTTAATACCATTCACTCGACCATTTTTAATATCTTCAAGATTAAAGAGATGAACCGCCCCAGTCCCAGTTGGGGAGTCTTGGAACAACAATGCAACATCATTTTCTTTAAAATTTCTTCCTCTATAAGTAATATTCATTACTCGCTTTTGATTGAAGAATTTTCCGTTTACTGGTTCATTTTGAAGATATGTGATCGTCATTTCTCGATCCAGTTTATCAACGATAACGTTCTTATATTCTTCTGTTTGAATCACATTTCCAGCTCTATCAAAAGCTTCAACCTGAATCGAAACATTATTGCTATCAACACTAATATTTCCTTCGATATTGATTACTTTATTAGATTTTTTACCAAGTGAAATATTTTCCTTTGTTACTGTCTTTTCGTCATTTGAATAAAGCTCATCTTTTGTTAGAGTGAAAGAATTTGTTCTAGGCTCTTCTGATATCAGTTTCACGCCATTATCCTTAACTGTAACAACGACGTGATCAATGCCAGAGCTTTTATATTTTGGTCCATCTTCTATTCTGATGGTATATGGTCTATTACGTCCGAGACGATCTGTATAGAGATTTATAACTGGCGGTGTTGTATCCACTACAATGCCGTTAGATGTGGTAATAACTTCGTTGCCAACATTATCGGTCGCTTTAACAAGAACAATATATGTTCCTTCTCTTTCGCTACTTATTTCAATATTTTCATCTGAAGGTAGTGCCTGCCAACCTGATGCCTTTGCTTCTCTAACAATATCAGCTTCTTGACTATCTTTAGAAGGTGCAGAAACAACTTTATATTCAACGTTTTTAACACCACTGTCTGCATCGCTTACATTAACGTGTAGTCTGTAGCCATTTTTACCTACAAACTTATTGAATTCTAGTTCGCCATTGTTTGATATCTTATTGCCTTTGACATCTGTAAACTTCCCATTATCGAAATTAACTGTAGGTAATGTCGCATCAACTTTTAACAACCCATTTGGAATTGTCGTTTCGCCTGATCTTGTTGCAGGGCTACTTGTGTTTCCTAGATAGAATTGGTTTGTAACATCTCCAGTTGTTGCATCATCTTTAATTGATAATGTATTTGAATATGTTCCATCCTCTTGTTTTACATTGACACTATTAAATAAGCCTTCATTATCACTTGCTTCAAACTCAACTTCAGCTCCTGGTCTAACGTATGTTGTATTACCAGATTTATAAACGCTGGAATTATCACTATCTTTTACCTTGATTTTGCTTTGAATTTTTTGGTCGTTCATTGTGCTTGCTGTCACATTGATATCAGCACTTGCATCATCTAAGATCAAGTTCCAATTTCCTACGAAAGCCTGTTTTAAAGATAATGTAATTGCATTTGCATTATTTCCAACATAATACTTTCCGCCTGTAAATGTAGCTTCTAAATAATTTTCTACACCGTTTTTCTTTAGGAAATCCTTAACATCTTCATCGATATTTAGATTATCCAGCAAATTAGTTGGGAAATGTCCAGTTGATAAAGCCTTCCATTCGTTAGAGCCATATTCCACTGTAATATCCTTGATCGACAAATGAGCATCTTTCTTAGTGATAGTGACATCTGGACCGCTTGTTAAAGACTCGGTAAAAGAATACTTATCGGAACCTGTAACATTAATATCGGACAATGTTGCATGATGATTTCCGACTTCTTTTCCATCGAGAGTTGCTGTCGCTGTAATATTGATGCGATCAGAACCTACAAGTCCCTTTGCCGCCTTTACATGTCCACTTAATTGCAACTGATTGTTATCATCATATACCTTCTGGACGGTATCCCATTCAATATCCTGTGATGTAATTGTTCCAAGATTCTTCTTATTGACATTCACTCTTACAGATACCTCTGTAGCCTTATAGCGAGGCGTATCTTCTGTTTTCACATTGATTACAGTTTCACCAACGCCATTAACGACAACATCGTTTCCGCTGATAGCTACACTATTCCCAGATGTAACCGTATATGTGACAGAACCAGTATAATCACTCGGTAGGTCTACCAATGTGTTTTTAGCGAAACTTGCATCTCCATAAACCTTTTCCTGATCATGCTTGACCATTGGTACATCGACCTTTTGATAACGAGCAAGTGTCTTTGTTGTGTTTGCGTCTGTTAACACAAATTCGCCTTCTGTATCTGGAGAATCTGCAATATTAAGTCTATACTTAATAACTTTATTCATTTCTTGACCAGAAAAATCAAAAGAGCCATTTGCATAAGGAATTGTTAATGCGTTTCCTTTGCTATCTGTAAATTGAATATCTGTATCTGCAATGACATTACCAGTATCGAAGTTGAAAGCAATCTTTCCACCAGTCTTAGTTGCGGATACAAAATTTTCTTTAATTGTATCTCCAAACTTGAATTGTCCTTCGATCGGCTTTGAACCTGCATTTGTCAAACGATAATAGAACACATCATCACTATCATGCGTTTCTGCAATATTGATATAGTCCTTTTCATCTTCATTTGACAACGTGAAAGCAACAGGAGTTGTGCGTCCTGCATCTTTGAATAATTGTATATCTGTTGTTGTTAAGTGGAGCTTGGTTGATCCACTTGTAATGCTCATCTGACTTTTGCCGTTTGTTCTAGTTTCAGCATTTACAAGCAATACACTTGGGTTAGCTGCAGAAACAATTGTCATACCAGCTAGTGCTGTAGCGATAATTCGTTTTGATCGAGTCATTAAACCGACCTCCTTTTTCTACATATTATATTATGCTATTTTTGTGAAAAATTGAGAACAAAAAAAGATGGGTTAATCCACCTTTTCTTTTCTGTATGCCAATACAATGTATCCAATGATGGCAAATAAGGATGATAAGCACAGGAATGTGAACCCATACATCGCTGCACCAGTGTCTGCTGGCTTGCTACTTGGCTTGTTAGCTGTATTGTACTTCTTTGCAAAATCCAATTCATGATTTGCTTCATATTTGACATAGATTGTCATATCATCGTTTACAACTTCTTCGAATGTAACAGGATCTGTCATTTCTGCGTCTTTGTAGAATCCGATAAAGTCGTATCCATTAACCTTGATGCCAGCAAACTTTGGCAGAACTTCTCCAAACGTAACATCAAACTCATTGTATCTTGGACCATCTGCAATGTTTGCAATGAAGGAAATATGTCCAGATGTTTTATTCATTTCGACATGTACATCTAATGAGCTTTCCTTCTTTGTGATGTCGTATTCTACTGTTCCAACGACGTGCATTCCATCTGGGGCGGTCAAATCTTGGTTTGTGATCTTATCACCGACTTTTTTCTTCAGATCTTCCTGCTTAACGATATTTCCGTCTTTATCTTTATAAACGACTTTAATAATAGCATCGTTAGATTCGTTTTCTTCTACAACTCTTTCGATCTTGTCGTCTTTTCCTGTAACAATGTATCCATCAAACTTATCGACAAAATGCATTCCATCTGGAGTAGACGGTAGTTCTGACTCGTTGATATTGCTGCCAATCTTTTTCTTTAATTCTTCAGCTTTAATTTCTTTACCATTCTTGTCCTTGTAGACAACTTTAACTGTTACTTCGTTATAATCAACTAATCTTTCAATCTTATTGCCTTCTTCAGTAACGGTATAATCTGTTGGATCACCAGTAAAGTGTGTTCCCTCTGGAGCGGTTAGATCGTTATCTGTTACCTTTTCACCGATTTTCTTTGAAATATCTTCTTCTTTTACAACTTTTCCATCTGAATCCTTATAGGTAACGTGTACAACTACTTGAGTTGCCGTATCATCGTCTACGAGTCTTGTAATTTGGTCATTCTTTCCTGCTACAGTGTAGCCTGTAAATTCATCAATAAAGTGCATGTTGTTTGGTAAGGCAGGTAAATCTTCGCTTGTCACAACATCCTTGACCTTCTTGTTGATAACTTCTGTTTTTACAACGTCTTCACCTTTTTTATAGATAACACCAATTTCTACAGTGTTATATTCGATCAATGCTACGAATTTGTTATCATCTTCATTTTCGGATACTGTATGGTTTACCTCTTCTGCTAAATGAGTCCCCTCTGGAGCATGTAAGTCATCATTTGTGATCTTAGAACCGATCGGTTTTATAATTTCTTCTGTTCCAGCAGTAATACCATTTGCGTCATTGTAAGTGATGAATGATTTAGCGGTATTCATTGCTAGTGTGCGTTCAATCTTATTGACGCCATCAACCACTTTATAGCTTACGAATTCATCTGTAAAATGCATATTTGGTAAAGCTGGAGGAAGATCTGACTCTTTGATAACCTGGTTTGTTTCAAATTCGAAATCTTGGGCAAATGCCTGGCTTCCATCTTCTAGCTTATATACAACGGAAACCATTACTTTTCTTTCTGCTGGAGAAACAGGAGTATTTCGTTTTACAATACGAACAATTTCGTTGTTATTGTCTGTGATTGTGTATGAGGAGAATGTATCCTTGAATTCTAAGTTGTCTTGTAACTTAGGTAGATCGGACTCTTTAATAACACTATTTGGTAATTCCCATTGTGTCTTTTCTAATACAGTTTCGCCATCTTCATATTTGTAGAGAATGTGTAACTGTTTTTTGTCATCAAGCGTTAACTCAATATCTTCTCCACGAGTTCGTCCTGCTGGAAATTGCTTTTCTACGATATAGTAGTTTACATTTTTATCAAAGTTTACTCTATTTAAGACTCCAGCTTTTGAGTATGTAGTAATATCTGCAGATAAAGTATCTTCTGTTGCAAGGCGATAGTCATTTTCCATTGGTCCGTTATACACCTTTAACGCCTTGTTTTCTTCGATTTTCTCTTTTGACATTGCGGATGAGAATTCTGAACCGTTTACAAATTCATCTGTAAAATCACGATGGTCTTTCCAACGGTATGTAATCTTAGCAAATGATGGAGCTGGCTTAATTGGTCTTAATAGTCCTCTATCATTGTGATCCTCGTCTCCGAAATATCCGAATCTGATTTGAGGGATGTTCCAACCCGTTCTGATTGGGAATGTTGTATGCACGCCCTTTTTATCAAATTGTAACAATTCGAAAGATGGGTCGGATGCCTTTAGATTATCGTTCCAAACCTTTAACTCTGGGTTCGCTTCGTAAATAGCAGCTCTGATTTGCTCCTTATCATAATTTGTGACATCCTCTAATCTAAATACCTCGCCACTATTTTCTAGTGAGTACAATCTGATGTTACGATTGACCTTAATGATGTTATAAGAGATTATATTTGCTGCTCTGCTTCCAGTAGTGGTCTTAGCAACATTTTCTCCATATTGTAAGAAGTAGTCGTTATACTTTTCTTGTGCTGGCACAATCGATGCACGATACGCAAAGGTGTTGCCGTCTGGATTTTCTTCGATTTGAACCTCTGGAGTTGTAAATTCGTAATTCTTGTTTCCTACAGTCTTATTTAGCTCTGCGTTGTCGCTAATGTAGGTCTTTGAAATAGTCTTAGACTGATTACCAATTGAATACTCAAACTTAAACCCGATATTTCCGTCTGCAAAATATTTTGCAAATTCAGTGTTCTCATCTGAACCCTCATTTTTTTCTTTGAAAAGAAATGCTGTTTGATGGGACGTTGTCTCTTCTTCGGCATGTACATTTGTGATACTTGGAATGATGCTTGATGCAGACATTAGACCAGCTAGAATTACAGTCGTCAGTCTATCTTTTAAATTCTTTTTTGTGAACATTGGCTTTTTCTCCTTTCACTTCTTATATATTATGCTATATTTCAAAAAGAAAAGAAGGTTTTTTCACCCTCTTTTTAATTGGCGTTATAAAATTCTTCGTCATCAACAACAAATTGGCGTGTCTTCTTTAATGTCTCCTGTTTTTCTTCGTTTTCTTTTGTCTTGAAAGAATCAGCGACATTATTTGTACCAAGGAATCCTGTCTCATCATCATCCGTGGCTGCTAGTGCAGTCGTTTCTGCTTCACCAAGTTCTCCAGTAGGAGCCTGATCTGCATCCAACAAAGAAGTTTCCTCTTCTCCTGTAGATAGCATCGTTGTTTCAGTATTGCCACTATCCAATAAAGAAGTTTCTTCTTTTCCACTTTCTAAAGGAAGCGGTTCTTTCTTTATACCTTTTTCTTGAATCGACTTCTTGATATTCTCTACACGTTTGGAAAGTTCTGCGGAAGAAGAATTTGCATGAGGTTCATTTTTGATCTTTTGCACTTTCTTCTCTTCCTTTTTCATTCTGCGACCATAATTTTTGTCTCGTTGCTTCAAAAGAGCCTTATAGCCCCATGGCTTTAAAATGAATCCAACGGCGATAAAAATAATCACAAATAATACACCGATGATCATGCACCAGAATCCAATCATTTTTAATAAATTCACAGTTTTTAACATATCTTTTACTTTTTCTCCTGTTGGTTACTCCGATCAGAATATACCACGTCAAAATTGCTCTTTGCAGCTTTGATATTTGTCATGATCTGATCATATAACTCAACTTCATCATCCTTTAGACCGTGGGACTTTAATTCTTCTGTCTTTTTAGATATTGCATCAAGCTCTGATTTGATATCCTCGATTTTGATACCAGCGTTATAGAAATTGACACCATTCGTATTTAATTGGAACGTCAGCTCTTTATAAACAACTAATGCCGTTTTGATGTTATCCTTCTTTGCAATATCATCAGAAGAGATATCCATCAATTGCTTATAAAAGTCTTTATAATCGACCTTCGTATCTCCAGCCTTATTTACATTTCCAGATTGAATATAGTAATCTGCAACCTGATAAAACTTGGATGCTCTTTCTTTCTTTTGTTCTTCTAATGAAGAACTATTTCTTGCAATATCAAACCATGGTTTACTCAACTGTTTGTTTCCATCGGTTTCATAATAATAGAAATAGGCTAACCCCATATTATATGCGAACTCGTCATATCCTTCTGGATTTCCATCTTTGAATCTATCTTGTACGGTCTTCCCATTTGTTTTATAGCCAACAAGACTTGTTAGCTGGTTGGCTTCATCCTGGCTAAAGTTTCCATCCTTCAGATATACATTATCCAAAAGTTCGTCAAATGCCTCTGCCCTTGTTGGATCCAGTTTGATGGCATCTGAGTAATTTTTGATCTGATCCTCATCTGTCACGGAGATACGTGCATTTTGAAGTTCTTCATCATAGGTATTGGCTAACAATGAATCTGCGTACAATCTAAGACCAGTTGAAATCGAACATAATAAGATTCCAACAAATCCGATCGTCATCCATCTATGATACGTTGCTGTCTGCTTCTTTAATGATTCAACCTCAAGCTCTTGATAATGTTCTAGGGCAAATTCCAATTCTTCTACCGTTTGGTATCTATCATCAGGATTATTTGCGATACATTTTAAAATGATCGACTCAAGACCAGATGATAGCGTCTTATCAATTCTTCTAATAGGAAGAAATTCATACGGAGGTTTTGTTGGGTTTTTCCCAGTAACAAGGTGATACATCGTAGCACCAAGATTATAGATATCAGTTCTAGCATCTGATTGATGGTGCTGTTCTCCCTGGAACTGTTCAGGAGCAGCATAACCTCTAGTTCCTAAGAACGTCGTATCTCCATCTTGTCCACCTTTATATTCTCTTGCCGTACCAAAGTCGATCAACATAATGTTCCCATCTGGCTTTAGCATAATGTTTCCTGGCTTCATATCACGGTAAATGATCGGAGGATTTAGTCCATGCAGATATTTTAAAACCGAACATATCTGTAATGACCAATCTACAACATCTTCTTGGGATTGTTTCCCTTGTTCTTTTAAGATATCGCTCAATGTTCTACCTTCAATATAATCCATGACGATCAAGAAAGTATCATCCTGATCAAAGATATCAACAATACTAGGTAAATGTTCGTGTTTCAAATGACGAAGGATATTTGCTTCCGTAACAAGATTTTGCTTGATGATCTGAGAAGTTGCGGAAGTAGATGTCTTTTTGACTTCTTTAATCGCCCACTGCTTATTTACTTTTTCGTTGATGGCTAACCATACGGTACTCATTCCACCTTGTCCAGTTTGGTTGATGATTTTATACTTACCGTCTACTAGGTCCCCTATTCTAAGTCCCATTCCTCATCCTCCATTCTAAATGCTAGTACCGTGATATTATCTTTTTCATTTCTTTCTTTTGACATCTCTACGATTTTTTTTAATTGTTTTCTTAGCTCATCGTTAGTTTTTGTGGATTCAAGAGAGAGCATAGCTGCCATCTCTTTTTCACTTACGACATGAACGAATCCATCGCTACAAACAAGAAAGAGTGTGTTGTCGGCGTATTTGCCAGTGTAGAACTGTGGAGATGGTAGTTGATCTCCCGCTCCACAACACTGCATTAAAACGCTTCTATCTTTGTGCGTTAAAGCTTCTTCTTTTGTAATAGCTTTCGTATCAATCAGATATTGGACAACACTATGATCATGTGTAATCTGTTCAAGTTCTTCAGAACCTTCATCTAACTTATAACCACGAGAATCACCAACATTGAATGCGATATACATATTCTGCATTACAAACGTGCCAATGACGGTTGTTCCACCCTGTTGTTGTCCGAGTTCTTTTTTGATTTCTGTATGTAACTCTTCAATTGTTCTTGTTATGGAGTCTTTAAATCCATCAACACTGAATCCTTGTTCAAATAATAGATTCAAATCATTTACGAACCAATTTTTGAATTTTTCAACTGCTAAACGGGAAGCAGCCTCTCCACGGGACATTCCACCCATGCCATCTGCGACCATTGCAAACACGATCAGTTCTCCATCTAATCGTGCTGTTTTCAATAAGAGGGCATCTTGATTCGTACTCTTCTTGATGCCTTTGTCTGTACAATATGCTTTAATCATGGAATTAGTCCTCAATAAACAACTGGAAGCGAACATTGGAGAATTGGATCAGCATTCCATTCACCAATTTTACTGGTGTATATTCTGGAATTGGTCTTCCATTGATATATGTAAAATTTTTCGAACCAAGATCCTCGACACAGATTTCTCCATCTACGATATGGAATGTTGCATGTGTTCTACTGATCGTCGTATTTCCAGAGATACAATAATCTACCTTTGCACGCTCTTTACCAATAATGAAACCATCCTTAGTAATATTTACCTGTTCACCAGTATCCTGTCTGATCATGTATACATTCTTTGTTAATGGAGAACTTGAAAGTAATGTCGTTCCTTCTGCACCATCATCTAAAATGTTAGCTCCTTCATCTTCTCTTGCATAATCAAGATCTGTACGAGCTTCTTTTGTAATACGCATACTTCTTGGAGCGGATTGAACCGTAATGTCCATGTCATCCATATCAACACGTCTACCTGTCTTATTATCAACTAGGTGTGGATCATGATTTAAGCTTCCTAACTCTTGTGAGAAGTCTTCTTCGTAATCTTCTTGTTCTTTCAAGATTTCTGCTTCTAACTTTTGACGTTTCTTCTTTTGAACATTTAATATCGCAACGATAATTGTAATTGCTACCACTCCACCAAATACATAAGGCAAGAACGGGAACTTCTGTAATAGCCCCTTTGTTTCAAGAGCATCTTGTGCGTCCTTGATATCTGTAACTGCTGCATCAATCTTCTTTTGTGTACGGCTGTCATCTTCTAATAGATCTTTACCCGCCTTGATTGCGTCATTTAACTTCTCAACGGATTGAGATGTGTACTCATTGGTATCGATATCTTCGGCTGACTTGATTGCCTTTTCAAGCTCATCGGTATCTAAAGAAGCTAGTTCTTCCTTCTTACGCTTTTCATCAAGCTTTTCTTTATTTTCTTTTTCCTTTTCTGTTGAAACCTGACCTTCTGTCTTATATTCAATTCCGTTTTCACTCAATACGCTTTGGATACGTTCGTTTGGAATGAAATAAGAGTTGTTATCTACGGAAGAGGATACGATTCCCATAATACTGTATTTACTATTTACAATCGGAGATCCTGTTGCCACTGCCGTGTTGCCTGCAAAGATGTATTCCTCGCTGGTTTGCGACTTTGCCGTTACAGTTCCATCGAGTGATACAACGGCGTTCTTTTCTACATACAATGCTTTTGCTGGAGCGTTTGTTTCTAGTCCTGCATTAGTATCGGTAAAACTCATGTATTGAGATTGTTTCGATGCAAGACCGATAACCCCAACACCTTGTTTGAAATTCTTTGTTGTGATTTCAACCTTTGAACCTGTAGCAGTAGAAACCTTGATCTTAATATGTTGGGCTGTTTCCTTTTCACTCTTTAATGAAATTCCTAGCTTTTCATAAGCATCTCCTTTTTCAGATAAGATCTTCTTGTATAAAAGGCTAGATGTTGTATCATCTGTTAAAGTTTCAGTCGTTACCATATCACTTTCTGAAACCATGGTACCTGTACCAGATGCCCATACGTCAAAGGAACCATCGGAAAATTCGTATCCGATCTGAATATTCATGATTGCCTTTTCTGGAATTGCCTCGATCGTATCAGCTGTCTTAGAAGTGCCCTCTTCTGCGTGGACCATTGTTGGCATCATAACCAAACAAGAAGCAGCTACAACTTTTAATATATTCTTTTTAATATTGAACATGTTCTTTTCTCACTTTCTTTCTAGTCACTTATATTATGCTATTTTTTTATGCGACTAGTGTTAAATTAACATTCTGTTTTACTTCTTCTGGAGCTTTAAAAAACAACAGCATTAAATCAGCATTAAACATGGACTTCAATATATCGCAATTCTTTTCAACCTTATCACAACGTATTTTTCTAAGAGGGATCGTCTCACCATTATAGTTAAAGGCATAATCCGAAAAGATCTTTTTGTATTTCTCCCATAACCTTACGACTTCCTTCATAAATGGACTTCTCACGCTCTTTTTCGCTTCATAATATTCCTGCTCACTCATGAAACCGCCCATTGCGATCTGATAAGCCATATCTTGAACGCTTAATGGGTTTGCTTCTACGGCGTAATGCCACATATAGCTTAATTCACGCTCTACGTATGAGATCGTATTATTTAAAGCAGAAACACAACGTCTGATCCATTTTGACATTGGGTAATTAGATTTCTTTCTTTCAATCATTAATCCTTCGATAATCTTGACTCTGTAATCACGTACAGATTGAACAGCGTACTCTAAAAGCTGTTTTCTAACTCTCTGGATATAATTATCAGATCCATCGAATAGGCGTGTCTTCTTAACAGAGAACCATCGATAACTAGGCTTCACGTCCGCTCTCATGTCACCCTTCTTAAATTTAGCAACAGCATTTGGGTTATTCTTTCCACAGAACTTTCCTGTGCTACTATCGATATACTGAGTCTTTGTATAAGTTGGATACACCTCCTTTTCCATTTCATACATAAAACGATCACAGAACCAGAAACGGATCATAAAGGCACTCTTCATTGTGTAATGAAAAGCAAACCATTTAATTCCTTTGTTTCCATTTGTAACCTTATTGGCAAAAGAAATAGCTACCTTCTTCGTGCTTTCATAATTGTGAAAACCTCTTGGCAACATTAAAGTGATGCAAGTACCATAACGATTATTTTTGTATTGCTTCCCTATTTCTTCATTTTCTTTAATATACTGCTTTAAAAACTGACTAAAACCTAAGTTATTAAGAGGAGAACAACATAGTAATGCCAATCCTCTCATTTTCTTTCTTTTAGCTCTTTTCTTACCCAAAATAATATCTTTCGCTCTTCTTACTGGTTCAATTCTAACAAAGCCTCTATATTCCTTATCTGAAGCGTTACATAATATTGTCATTGCATCTGAATCAATATTCATATTTTTTCTCATTTTCCTTCCTGTTTTTACTTTATCTTCTCATTTAGAACCTAAAATTTAGTTCTTGTCGTGTCATATATACGCAGCATCGTACTGCTTTTTCTCTGGGAGAAAATTTTTGAGAAAATCCACGTTTTTTGCAGATTTTCTCTTATCATTTTTAGTATATACTGCTATTTTAAAATTTGCAATAAAAAAATAGGAATTATTTTTCCTATTCTTTATCGATTGGGAATTCTGGGAATGGTTCTATAAATGTGAATGTCCAATATACCGTTCCATAACGTTCAGCTGACAGTTCTTTTGCTAAACCTCTTGTAATTAACTTCAGAGTGATAGGATTGATTTCCGTGGACGCTACAGTTGGTACAGCGAACATTCGTAAGCCCCTATCCTCTCTGTAAATCCATGCAAAGCCAGTTTCTACTCTGAGTATATCTAAGATCAAGGCTTCTGGACCATGCAGTTCTTCATCGAATATGGATTGATAATCTTCACAATGGCTGTTGCCCACAAATACCTTTTGTACGCCATCAGGCAAACTTGTCACGTGCTTTGTTGCAAAATTTCTAAAGTCCTTTTCTGTTAATTTAGCTGGAAGGTAAAACCCAAATCCCGTTTCGATCATCGGGATCTCTTCAAGTTCCACCGTCTTATTTCCGACCTGATATTTATTTGTAAGTGCTTCTCTTAATAGACGCTCTTTATCAATGTTATCATCTTTCGGTAAAATTTCTTGACTTGAGTATAAGAATTTGTAGCCATCTTCAGCAACGAACTCTCCCTTTGTGATCATGTCTCGGATTGTCTTATCGAATCCCATTTTAATAATATCAGCTGCATCTGTAGTCACATTGATCGGACAGAAGCCATTTAATTGTTGGGCAAACATAATACAAACAACAAACTTCTTTAAAGATGTTCCGAATTCACTTGAGACAATAAACATTGAAACCTTGTTCTTAGCAAACATAATCGAAGTTACCTTCTCTACAGATACAGGGAAAGAAAATGTAGATTGCATGATTTCTTTCATGTATACTTCTCTACTTTTGACCGTTTCTTGAATTGTATTGACACTTTCAAGAATCGCCTTCTTCATTGTCGTAACAAATTCTTTTGGATCCAACATTTCTTTAACAGAGCTTAATTTAATTTCAGTATCCTTTGTAATTGATGGATAACCACATGCTTTTACAAGCTCATTTAATGTCACGTAATTGTACGCATTATTGGCAAACTTTCGAAGCATTTGCATCGTTGGCTTTGGTCCATTTCCATTCAGTAATTTGCTGATACTACTTTTTGTCATACCACAATTCTCTGCAAACTGTGTAATTGTTCTTGGTTTCATTGCAATTCTTAACAACACTTTAAAATCTTCCATATATTTTTCCTTTTCTTATTCCTCTTCCTCAATTAGAACCTAAAATTTAAGTTTCAGCCTGTCATAAATACGCAGCATCGTGCTGCTTTTTTCTCTGGAGAAAATTTTAAAAGAAAGTGCCTATTTTTTAATGTTTGGACAGTTTCTTCTCGTCATATATTATTGTATACCAAGCCTACAAAGAAAGCAATGGGCAAGTTGCTTGGTAATAAAAAAGAAGAAAATAATTTAGTTTTTCTTCTTTAGTAGATTGTCTAGTACAACCTTGCTGAATCCAACCAAGACGATAAGTCCGCTTAACTCTGCAAAGATTCCGTTTGACAATGCAATTCCTAATAACATGATAGCAAATCCAATTTCGCTTTTCATTTTTCTTTTCTCCCTTCTGAATTTTACTTTAACCGATATGATCAGCTATTACAACGAAAGCTGAAAGACAACAAGAGACGAATGCTAAGAATAACATCAATATTCCAATCGCCATATCTTCTTCTTTGTTTGTGTCACAAAACATAGCTATAAATAGATTTGAGCATGGGAATAATAATGTTACTAATCCGATTGCTAGATTCCCCTTAGTGAATATTTCTTCGCTTTGCAGTAAATAGCTGGCGATATATACGATGGCTGTGATCAGTGACCATGTTATCCAAATAATCTTTTTCTCTTTTTCTGTATCCATATTTTCCTTCTCTTACAAAACCTTCTGCATAATAATTAGAATAACCAGAGATGCTCCAGCAAGCATTACTGATGTGACTTCCACAAAGAACATCTCCTCCTTATTTCTTTTTAACAAGATGAATTCGAGTCCATCTTTGAAAGGAATAATGGTGAATCCCAAACCGAGAATAACGGATACAACTTTGATAATCATTATGTTCTGAAGTGCAATTGATAATACTATAGCCACTGATATCGTAATCATCCAGCTAGTTATCATTAAGTTTTTAATCTCATCTGTTCTCATATCTGCCACTTCCTTTCTATACTTATATTATATGCTAAAAAGAAAGTAATGTCAAGAGAAAAAAGAGCGTTTTATCGCTCTTCTTTTGTTGCAGATTCTTTTGCTTTATTGACAATATTCTCTTTTGCTGCCTTGCCTAATCCGTCTACAGAAATCTTCTTTTCTGCATTTTTGATTAAGTCTTGTACGTTAGCAACCTTGTTAACTGTCTTTGTAGCTTGGTTTGCAATGCCTTTGGCTGCTTCTACACCTTTTTTGGCAACAACTACCTTGCCAGCTACTGGCACGGCTACAGCAGCCTTTTCTGCTGCTTTCTCAGCGGCTTTTTCAGCTGTCTTTGCAGCAGTCTTTTGTACCGCCTTGGCAGAAGCCTTCTTGATTGTATCCTTAGCTTTATTGACACCCTTCTTAGCAATTTCTTTTGCTTTTTCAGCTGCCTTTGTTTTTGCTTTATCTACTTCTGTCTTGATAGGACTTTTCTTGTAAATATCTTTTGCTGTCTTACCAGATTGGTGTTTTGCCATCTGCTTTGCATTTTTTTCTAGTTCTTTTTCTTGAGCTTCCTTTTTTAAGCCCTGAAGGGCTTGTTTTGCAAGATCAGAACCTACGTTCTCAATTCCCATGTTATTCACCTTTTATCTTTCTTTTCCGATATCAATATTCTTAATCGGTGCAGCCTTTACTGGGGCTGCCTTTGCTACCTCTGTTGCTTTTGAAATTGTTGAAGATACATCTTTAACAAGTGGTGGCTTTACTTTGTTAGCAACCTTGTTGATGTCACGTTCACCCTTCTTCATGGATGGACCAGACCACATTGTTGCATTATCCTTGCTTCTAGTAATATTCTTATTCTTCATTTGCTTCTTTTCCTGTTGAATAAGTTTTGTTGGATTCTTCTTTAGCTCAGCTTCTTTCTTAGCTTTTTCTTCAATGCCACCAGCCTGTAAAGCCTTGTTGGTTAGTCCTTCTTTCAACTTGAAGGCTGACTTAATTAGTGTAGTCTTAAATTTATTAAGGCTTCTTTCGATGTCAGACTTCATTGGAAGTAAGGACATATCGTTTGAAATGTTTTTAATTGTATTTCCAATTACTCTTCCAGCTCCCTTGAAGAATCTTCCGATGCCTCCAAAGAAATTTGAGATTGGATTTCCGTTGTTATTTTCGCTCATTTTTTTCTGCTACATAAAACATACCCAAATGTATATTTTATGATTCCTTTCTTTTTTTATGTTTTAAAAATATGCTTTTATCGCTCTTCAGCATCTTTTTCAATTGCTTGATGCTTCGTAGTTAGATCGGGTGATGCAACTGAAAGTTGCAACACTTCTTTTGGTTCGATTTCAAATACTCTGTTGTATCCATCATTAGATCTTCGGTAAACCTCAACAGGTTTCCTAAAAATTTCATCTCCATCTTTCGAATTACCAATTTCTTGCAGCCATTCACCGCCATATTTTGTTTCTCCGTTAATTAGAACACGCTCGTATTCTAATTTCTCCAAAGACTCATACATGTCATCTCTAAATTCAAGCCCACTTTCTTCTTCTCGAACAGCAACTTTATGATCCTTCACAAAGTTTTCAACATCTCTCTTTGCCGCTTCAAGAGATCTTCTGTTCAAATTATAAGTGGCAGATTCGATAGATCCGTCTTCAATCATGTCACTTTGTAATTCGAGGGTAAAGGTGTAATCATCATCTTGAAACTCGACAGAAACCCAAACGTCTTTGTCGACCTTTTCAATAAACTTTCCGAACTCTTCCACTTCTTTGGCATTTGGTATATCAAGTGCGTCTTCTACTTGTTCGGAAATTAAATTAATTAGACTGTCTGCTTGCTTACTTGTTGGCAGCTGGCGTTTAACTGCTTCATCTTGGTTTTTTGCATCTACTATTATCTTTTCTCGTAATTTTTCAGGAAGAATGTCTACCTCTTTACCGTTGACTGATAAAACAACTCTTGGTTTAGTGTAAAATATCTCACTAGTCTTTGATTCTGTCCAATTTGGGTGGACAATTCTTCCATAAACCGCATTGCTTTGATCCCTTTGAACCTTTTCTCCTTTACTTGTTCTAATCAAGTTTTCTTTGTAATAATCCACATCTGTCAAAAGGTGCCAATTCTTATCGTAGTAATCTCCTGCGTCTTCAATATTTGTGAATTTATCTGCATTCTTTTCTACCCATCTATCTCTTGAACCTTTTTCTAATTTTTCTAATCTATCGTCGAAATCCATTGCCGAATTAGACTCATACTCGTTCTTACGATTATTCACTGGCTCAGTGGAAAATTCAATTCTTCCGAAATCAATATCTCCCAATCCTATTACACGATGTGGAGGAACTATGTCTGCGATTTCAGTTTTTGGTCCCAATCCAGTTCTGTAAAGTTTTGATCCTGGCACAATTTTAAGTTTAACGTGCAGGTCTTCATCCTTTTGATAGTCGTCACCATGTATTTCGTTGCTGTTAAACGTCTTTTCCATAAATGTTTCTTTTGGAATCGTGCATTCAAAATTTCCATGTAGGCTAGTTAAAACAAGATCACCTAGTCGTTCGTATTTTTCCATTAACTCAAGATCTCTTATGTCATCATCTCTTTCAAGATAATCACCATTATCCATTTTTTCTACTTTGCTGTCATTCATTTCTTTTAAAGATATTTTTCCCATAAAAATTTTTCTTTTCATCGTCCGATCGGTCTATCAATTGTGCGTTGTGCTTGTTGGAATATTAGTGCGAGCAGGCTATCTGCCTGTCGGTTGTTGAATGGTGCCTCGACTGCCTTAGAAATTACTCTACGTTCAATCGTTTCTCTTTGGTCTTTTGATAATTTCGTCATTTTTTGTTTCATCTTTTCTGGAACTTCAGCAGGCATCGTAATTTTGCGATCTTCCCACGCAGCGATCTTTGCAACGACTTCTCTTCCTTCATCCGAGTCTATCGTAAATAGCTTGTCGTTGATCTTAATAAGCACTTCAGGTTTCATGTAGCAAAAACGCTCATCATAAAATTCATCCCTATCAATGGGTTCGTCTTTATCTGCACGTGCAAAACGCTCTTCTGTTTTCTTTTTTTTCTCTTCAGCCATTTCTAAGATTCCTTTACGTGGAGGTGAAATTTCGCTTTCTAACATGTTCTCTTTGAAATAGTTTACACTTGTTAAGAATCTCCAATTATCCGCATAATAATCTATTGCTTGTTCTAAGTCATTGAAACATTCCTTATTCGATTTGTACCAATTTTCAAATGATTGGTTTTCAAGTCTATTGATATGGGCACAAATGTCAAAAAGTCCACCACGTTCATATTGATTGACTCCACCTAAATCTCCGAGTTCCACCTGAAGGCAAGGATCGACTTTTAAATTAGGGTCTATCGGATCTGACGGATCAAAACAGCGAGCATTTATTCTAAAACTGTTCGATTCGCTACTTTTCATTGTTTCCATACCAAGAAATCCTGATGGGATAATCTGTACTTCGATCTTTACATCTTCTCCCGTTAAGAAACTGAGTCGTTGTTTATTGTTATATTCTCGTCCTGACTTTGTGAAAGAATTTAAAATCTTTTTTGCAAATTTTTCTTCTGGAATAGTAAATGAGAAGTCACCGTTAAAATTCTTCAAGACCATATCTATTAATTGATCTCTACTCATGTTATTTCCAACGTATCCGCCTTCTTCATCTCTGACAATCTTGTTTTTGTACCCATCTTTTTGCATGGCATCTTGAAACTTTTTGATCATCTTAACAGATTCTTCTCTGTTTTCTCGTTTCTCTTTTTGTTTTTCGAACATCGTTTCTAAATTGATTCCGCCCATCTTCTCACATCCTTTCTAGGTATGTCTTCTTTTTCTCTTTTTGTTGCTGTCTTGTAGAATAAAACTTGCCTCTTTTAACATGCTTGGATCAAAGCCTTCTTTTTTCTCCGCAACTTCTTTCTGTCCTAAGTTTTTATCTAAATCTACTCTTTTAAAACTACCATCTGAGTTTAGCTTTGATTCACTTAATATTTTGCTATTTTCTTGCGAAGAAAAAAATGCAGTTCTTCCAGTTTTGATATTCCTATAAATTTCTTGTTTCTTTAATTTAAAATCTACAAAATTGTTTGCAATATACATAGCAGCTTGGAAGAAGGGAATCGGTTCATCTTCATTATTGCAAAGATAGGTATATATCTTGCCATTTTCTTTATCTGCCAATATTTTTATGTAGGATTCTTTATTATCGATCGTGATCGGAACGATTGCTGGCACACCGTATGTGATCGTCATATCACCAAGTTTTGCAAGTTCTAGTATCGCTAAGCTCTCTTTATTTTCATCAAATTCTCTAATAGCATATAAAAATTCATATTCAAACTTTGTTTGGATCTGTTCTAGTGTTTTAATCATCTTTGCACTGCTGACACATATTTCATCTCGATTACCTACTTTTACGACAAAACGATTATGCTCTAGTGTATATCTGACCATCATTTCTTCGTCATTTGCATCGACCAGATCGATTTCGATTTGAATTGGCTGTCCAATTTCTCTTAGAATCACTCTAATGTATCGCCAATAACATATACAAGATTTTTTAAACATGGGTTCATTAGTTTTAATGTCAGATGTTGGTTTCCAAGTTTGCATCTTCTTCCTCCTCCCGTTCTTTACTTATTATGCTATTTTTGTAAAAGAAAAGAGGTCTAAGCCTCTTTTTCTGTTGTTTTATTATTTTTTAGAGTTTTTTACCAAAAGGTATCCAGCCGTCAAGAGTGAAGCGATTGTTGTTACAAAAGACAATACCAAGTTGCCTCGTACTCCAGTTTCGATCTCAACATGCTTTGTAGCGGCTTTTTCTTCTGCATTCTTTGCAAAAATATAAAGAACGTTTCCGTTATCATCTACTTCCTTATGATCGAAGTGATATCCATCAAATTCGCCTTGTGGTCTGATTTCTTCGGCAATTGTATAAGGTTTTAATACGTTGCCATCAGCATCTTCCCAACGGGTAGAATAATATTTTACGAGCGAATAGACAAAATTCACCTCATTTGCGGATTCAACCTTTTCTTTAAAACGGTATCCAGAAATTTCCTTTGGCTCTGGGTTTGTTTCTGTCGAATGGATCGAGTCGTAAATGTGATTTCCATTTTCGTCAACATAATTAATAGTAAATCCAGTTGCATCATTACTTCCTTGGTGTGGAGCTGGCGTCTCTCCTGTGGGTTGTGATGGATTTGTAGGTGTTACTGGAGCTTCTGGTTCAGGTGTAAGTGTAGGTGCAACAGGTGTTTCTGGTTCTGGCGTAGGAGTAGGAACCGCTGGGGTAGGTTCTGCTGGCGTTTCTTCTGGTGCTACAGGATCAGCTGGTTGCTCAGGAGCTGCAATGGTTCCTTCTCCTTCTTCGATTTCTCCAGCTGTAAACTGCCCCGCTGTCGCCATGCCTTCGTCTGCTAGAACCGAGGTTGGTTTTAGTGCCATTGCGGCGGTCATTGTGAAAATGAGTGATGTAGTTGTGATGATTTGAAGCTTCTTATTATTTTTCATATTCTTCCCCTTCTTTTATTTTATTATATTCTTTTTAGCAATTTTAGGTCAAGTAAAGAAAAGAAAAGATGGAACATATCCACCGATTCTTCTTTTACTTCTCTAATAAGCCTAGTAACTCTTTGATTGGTCGTTCGCCGAATTTATCTACTGTTTGGTCACATACGTATACCTTCTGAGTCTGATCCTGCGTCTTACTTACCAAGATACAGTAGGCAATGTCTGTGTTCGTATTAAATTCAAGATGTAGCCTATCCAGCTCTTCTGCTTCGACTTCGTAGATGTCATAGGATAATTCCTTAACGCCTAGAAGATTAGCAGCAAACTCCAATGATGGCTTGATCATTTCAAATTCTTTATCCGTTAACAAACCTGATAAGATATCTTGATTGATGTTTTTCACAAATGGTTCATCTCTAGTTAGGTAAATTTCGACCATTTCCTTATTTCTTTTTTTGATCCAAAACATTTCCTCACCGACTTCCGTTTGCGATTTCAGAAAGAAGTGTCTTCCAAAGGGCATCATCTCCAGAAAGATTAAATGCCTGAGCGTAATCTTTGCATAATTGTGAATCTACTGTAATGCCAAGTTTCTCTGATAATGCACGTAATACCATTTCTTTATCGATGTTCTTGAATACATATTCGTACATCTGGTCGTTATATTCTTCTTCTGTTAATTGGGATTTATACTTTTCGATCGGACCAAACTTGCCTTCAATATCTGCTTGGAACTTGTTCTTTAGGTCATCAATTACAGCCTGTGGATAGTATTCGATCTTGGAACCAGAAACAATGGCATTCTTTAATGATCTTTCATTGGAAACGATTGCTGAATCCTTATCTTGATCTCTTAACATTTCCTTTGCCTTTGCAATATCTTCAGCAGATGGTTCTTTTGTTTTGGCAATCTGCACAACCTTTACATGGTAGTCTACCTTCAACCCCCTGACATCCTTATTCCAATAGTCCTCTGGATAATTAATTGAGAAATCCTTTTCCTCGTTTTGATGCATACCCACGATCTTTTCTTCTGCTTCTCTTGGGAGATTTGAACCATTTCCTAGTGCAACGTTCTCGCCACCTTTTTTGAAGGATACATTTGGTAGATCTTCTCCATTGAATTTCGCTGTTACCTGACACCATACTTGATCACCAAGTTCAGCCTGAAAAGAATCGTCCTTAACTGGATTTGCATGGATAGCATCATTTAATTTTACATAAACGATAGCTTCTTCATCTGTTGGTTCCTTTACCTTTCTTTTTTCATATTGGATATTTTTAAGATCTGGTAATGTTACGTAATCTGATTTAAAGTCTCCTTCCACAATCGCCGTTCCATTTGGAGCAATAGAGTCTCCTTCTTTATATTTCTTTTCTACTGCATCTTGTTTCTTTTCTTCAATTACATTTAAGTTGCCTTCCTCACTTGCTGTTTTATTTTTACAGCCTGCAAACAATAGTACCGTTCCTAGTAAAGCAAATTTTCCATATTTAATAATCTTGTTCATTTTTTATTCCTTCCTTTGTTTTTTATTTATCTTTATTCATCTATATTATGTAATTTTTGCTGTAAAACATTGTAAAAAGAAGAAGAAAAAATAAAAAATAGGCTAAAAAGCCCATTTTATCGTTCGTCATAATCACTTTGCTCGTAGATCCGCTTGTGAACTACCCACTACCTAAAGGCAGTAAGCTTCCATACTGTTGGTAGTAGAAACTACCACACCAAAATTAGATAGACTGTCTAAAAAACCAATCATCCTCTCAGTGCTAACAGTATCCGTGTTTAATGAGCGATACGTTCCATACCCGCTCAGCAGTACCATCATATTAGCAGAGTGAATATCTCTATCTGGATTTTCAAATCCGCAATGATTACAATGATACAATCTCTTATCTAAACTATGTTTGGTTAGACAGCCACACTTGGGACAGGTCTGAGTAGTAGGTACAGAACTCTTTAACATAACGTTAGATGGGTTATTCTTTAGTTTGTCCTTGACTCTACCTAAAATCCCATGTTGAACCTTTCTTCCGAAACTGAATCTACGTTTAGATTTTTTCCGTTTCCATTGACGTAATAATTCGTCTTGGAAACAGATGATGTAGTTCTGTTTCAAAACAGAGTCTAGTTTATTAACTACATCATTTTTCTTGTTGTTCTGGTATTCAAAGACTTTCTTGATTCGGTGTAAGGTTTGCTTGTATTGGTTAGAACCCTTAATTTGACGAGCTAACTTTCTCATCAAACCTTTAAGTTGTTCACTTTCTTCCAAGTAGAAGTTTACCTTTACACCATTAGAGAATATCAACTGGTCCTTAATTCCCATGTCTAAACCAAGAACTTCCTTGGAAGTTTCTGGTTGAGGTTGTCTATTGGAATAGATTGTTAAGTTAATATAGAAACCAGATGGCTTCTGGATCAGTTTAGCGTTTGCAAACTCGATTTCATCTATATTGATTTGTTCAAGTCCATTTACAACTAAAACTCCAATGTTCTGAACGCTGATTTTGTTGTGAGATTTAACTTTATATGTTTTGCCAAATTGCTTTAAGTTAATTTCGTTACACTCTTTCTTGAATTGAAGTCTACCAACTTTTAGACCATGTTTCTTAGCTTTAGATAAGTTAGAAACATTTGTTTTAACACTATCTGCGACTGATTGTTTCATCTGTGCCGAAAGTGTGTTGATTGGTCTAATCTCAAAAGAGTCTTTAACTTTAACTTGAACAGTAGAAGTATCTTCAAGAGTTAATGTTTTACTAGCAAGAATAGCATTGTATAACCACTTTGCCTCTAAAAAGCAACGTTGTAACTTTTCTAATTTCGCCTTAGATAACCTATTCTCTTGGATCTTCACAGAGAAAACACGACAATCCATGTTGGCACGTCTTTCTCTAGTTGCTTTACCAGATTCCTTTATTTTGCGATTCCGCTCTTCATACATATCGTGTTTCTCCTTTCTTTAATATTGCACAATAATTATTCTTTTGTCGTCAATACTTCTCAAAACTCATATTAACTCCTATAGGCAAATGTCGTCGTTCTCTGGTGCTTCCCTATAGACCCGCTTATATTCATCAGCATTTTCTTGCCTAATTTCTTCCTGCTCAAGCGTGTTATTATTATCGATTTCGATCTGAAGAAAATCATTTTGGTCGTTTCTCTCTTCTTCATCTACGAAGTCCTTATGGTCAGATGCGTCTTCAACATCCCATTTGTCGTCTATCTTCTTTTCTTCACGCTGATATTGTCTTGTGATGTTAGAGTTTGTCAAAACTGCATGTTGTGCCAACGTCTTGTTTCTTTGTATTTCAAGGTCAGCCAATTCTTGTAGGTTGATTTTATTTGTCATTGTAGAGAAAATCCTTTCTTTTCTGTATTATGCGATTTTTTAGGCAAAATAAAAATAACCTCCCAACGATCTGCCAACCAGAGGTTATTTTTATGTTTTAGTAAAAAATTTTGAGAATAATAACACAGTAGAGGTACAGCCTTACAACTAACCTTACTGGGTTGTTCACATACTAACAGTAATGTTAGAACTTGTCAATTAGTTATTAGCAAAATATTCTTCTCTAAACTTCTTTATTGACGTATTCATAAGCTCTTCTTTAGTATAAATTCTCTTCTTTAGAAATTTATAAGCCAGTTCGTTCATGACCCCAATGCCCACAAACAACGCCTTTGGGTTGTGCCCTTGCACCTTTGTTATCTCTTCACTGATCATATCGTTTGCCATTGTGAACTCAAACATTTCCTGTATGGATCCATATAGAACAATACGTTCTAATAATCTTCTTTCTATCTTTCTATCCATATTTTTACCTCGTTTTTATCTGAAGAACGTAACAGTATCTGCGGCATCAATGTAGGATTTAGCCTGATTTACAAGTTCCATAGCCACGGAAACGATAATAATGAGAGAAGTGCCAAGGAAAGATACATTCACGTTAAATACGCCTTCTAACGCATAGGAAGCGATACTTAATAAGATGAGTCCTACGGCTCCAATGAATACAACATATTTCAATACATTTCTAAGATACTTTTCTGTAGGACTTCCTGCACGAATACCTGGAATCGTAGCACCAGATTTCTTTAAGTTATTTGAAACCTCTGCCACATTAAAGGTAATCTCTGTATAGAAGTATGCAAAAGCAATCATTAGGATAATGAATGGAATCACACCTAATGTATATTTCATATTTTGGATATCAAACCATTTACTCGGTGTTAATACATGAACGATACGAGCTAATGTTGCTGGTGCCTTTTCTCCTAGTAAGGCAGATACAAATGAGAATCCAGAGAAAATCGTTGTGACGAAAATTACTGGCATGACACCACCTGTGTTGACCTTTAAAGGAATATTAGATGATTCACCTCCTACAAAGCGTCTTCCTTGCATCTTTTGGGAATATTGGACAGGGATCGGACGTTCTGCATCATTCAATACGATTGTATAAGTAATAAATAATAATACAACAAGAATAATTGCGATAACAGCAATCACTGCCAACATGATAGGCTTATCTGTGACAAAACGCTTGTATAGTACAATCATATCTCTTGGTAGTCGGGATACAATGTTTAATAACAATACAACAGAAATACCATTGCCGATTCCTTTTTGGGTAATCTTGTTGCCTAAATAAATCAGGATGTTTGATCCAGTTGCAAGAGATACAGATGCCACTGCAATGTTCACCCATGTAGCAGGAATGATTCCTTGACGGCTAAAGCCAATTGACATAATGATAGCTTCAATGACGGCTAAGAATACTGCAATGAATTGAGTATACTTCTCTAATTTCTTTCGTCCAGTTTCTCCATCCTTTGCTAGTTGTTCTAAACGTGGAATCGCAATCGTTAAAAGCTGGATTACGATAGATGCTGAGATATATGGAGCGATGCTTAATGCAAATACCGACATTGTAGATAGTCCGCCACCTGTTAAAGTGTTAAACAGCGACAATGGGGAATTATCTGCGAACATATTCTTCAGGATCTCTGCATTAGCTCCAGGGACCGAAATCTGAGTGATGATTCGGATGAATACCACCATCATCAATGTATATAAAATTCTATTTCTAAGTTCTTTGTTTTTAATTAAATTCTTCATATTTTTCCTGCTACATAAAACATACTTAAATGTATATTTTATGACTCCTTTCTTTTTATATAATTTAGAAATTCTTTCTGCTTCATCCCGTCTGATTTTGTTATTGATAACTACTCTCATTTGATGTGACGATCCACAGACTTAACTTTCCGTGTAGCCCACGGTAGTGACGATATTTAGACTGTTGTCAATACAGTATAGTTGGTACATCTTTCTAGGTTGATTGCTGCGTTTTGATCACGATCATGAATCGTGTGACAATCAGGACACTCCTTCATGTGTTTTTACTTCAACTGTACATATAGTATCGTTATGCCAGCCACCATGAGGTACCAAAAGAATTCTTTCTATCTCAAAACCATATTTGTATCCTATTCCACCACTATTCCAGCCAAATGTAATAACCTTGCCGCCAATCTTAACAATCCTTGAGATTTCTCTTTTGTGATTTCCCCAAAACGAAGCCTTAGTCGTATCCCAAGTTACATTATAACCAACGTCGTTATAACACTCGCTCACCTGCCTTGGAGAGTACGGCGGATCGTATAGAACTCCATCTACTAAATTGTCCTCAAATAGTTTCATAAAATCCAAAGCATCTAAGTGATAATCTGTATCATATTCCATACTCAAATCATTAGTTACTGTTGCAACCTTATTCCTATTTGCAAATGGATCAATCCAATATTTGTTTAAGTCAACTTCCTCCAATATTAGTTTCTTAATAGGTAGGATTTCAAAAGTATTTTTATTAGGCATAGCCCATATTCTTTCAAATTTTATATTTTTAGTATCATTGATTTTTCTCATTACTTGTTATTATATTCCTTCTATTTTTCTGCTTTTTCAGTAATTAAATCTGAAATATTGTAAAACTTGTTTGGCTCCACTTCTGTGCCAAAATATTCTATTTCTTCTTCGTAGTATCTACCGCTAAAATCTTTTTCGAATAGCTTGTGTTCTCCCTTCTCGTTCCATAAACGAAGCGAGCCGCTTTCCGAGACATATTCCACTGCCACTACATTGTACTCTATCAGCATCCCCGCAAAGAATCTTTTTAGTTTGCATGGAACGTCAACAATATGATCTGGAAGTATTCTTTCTATCGTAGATTTCTTTTCAATTTTTTCTTTTGTGTCATCACTAAAAGTTCTTTGCCCTGGGATACTACTAATAATAAACGCCTGAAGTAAAGATAGGACAAGTAAGGTAATTGGGATAGGCAAAATAAAATGAAAGAAAGTTGCCTTAAAATCTTCTGTGCTTGTTCCTATCCATTCTAAGAATGCTTTTTCATCTGTAATTGATGCACATCCTACTGCTACAACTGCTGAGATAACCAACGCTAGAATTGATAAAAGACAGGTTATATATAAAATATCTGGAGTGTTATTGATATTCGCAAATAACATTCCCCTTAGCCCATACGTATATTTCCCAATAATTCTCTTCTGCTTTTTCGAAGGCATGATCCCATCATCAATACATTGTTGCGTAAACGCCATTTTGCTTACTGTTTTTAGGTGTTCGGCTCTTGCCTGCTTATATTCTTCTACCTTTCTTTTTTCTTCTTTTTCTTCTTCTGCATCTATATTCTCTGCAACATCAAATGGAAGTCTTACTGACGCTGCTTCTTCTAAACTCATCTTTTGTCCTGCCATATTTTTTCCTCTCTTTTACACAATCATTATATCATAACGGTATGAAATTTTCAATTCTTTTAAGAAAATATATTCTAAAAAGAAAAGAAGAGCTATTTAACCCTTCTTTTTACTTTTTACTTTCTTTTCTTGAATACGAATAAGCTAGTTGCCAGTGCAGCTACAGCTGTTAATGCATATCCAAAAATATTTGTTCTTGCACCAGTTGGGATAGCGTCATTCTTGGAAGTTGTTCCCTTTTTCGCTTCACTCTTTGTCTCTGTAGGATTTATCTGATTCTTCTTATCTTCTGGCTTATTTGTATCTTCAGAAGGTTTGACATCTTCAGCTGTTAATCTTTCGTATTTCGCATACAACGTTAAATCCTCAGATAAGATATACTCTGAATTAGCTGGTGTTTTCATTTCTGGATCAGAATAAATTCCGACTAACTTGAATCCGTCGATGTTTAATAGGTATCCCTTTTCGTCTACTTGGAAACCGTTATTTACGACAATCTTTCTATCTTTCAAGAACGTCCATATCCAGTCATTGTGTCCCTCTACATTTGGCTTAATTGTAAACTTCTTGCCTTCAATCTTGTCATCAGAAGGTTTGGCTGGATCTGCTGGATTTACAGGCTTCTCTGGTTCTGGCTTAGTAGGATCCACAGGTTTAACTGGGTCTACAGGCTTAATAGGATCCACTGGGTTTACTGGCTTCTCTGGTTCAGGTGTAGGAGTAGGCTTTGGCTCTGGAGTAGGTGTAGGTTTTGGATCCGCTGGATTTACAGGTTTAACTGGTTCCACTGGTTTAGGCTCTACTGGCTTTTCTCCTGGCTTAGCAGGCTCTACTGGTTGAACTGGTTTTTCTGGTTCAGGTGTAGGTGTTGGCTTAGAAGGTTCTGGTGTAGGTGTTGGCTTTGGATCTGGTTTAGCAGGTTCTACAGGTTTCACTGGATCTGCTGGATTAACTGGTTTTGCAGGATCAGGTGTTACAACAGGCTTCTCTGGCTCTGGAGTAGGAGTAGGCTTAACAGGTTCTGAAGGATTTGTCTCTTCAATCTTTTCAAACTTCGCATATACGATTGTATTAGCCTTAATTGGCTTACTCCAGTCATATTCCTTTGTCATTTCTTTATCTTCGAAATAGCCGACAAATCTGTATCCCTTTGGAGCTGAAGTATCAGTTGGCTTCTTAACAGTAGCTCCGCTATTTACTTCCAATTTATCAAATTCAACATCATCAATGTTTGCCTTGATTTCAAAACTGTACTTAGCAACTTCTTGTTTTGTAAACTTCGCATATACAGTTGTGTTTTCTGTAATTGGCTTGCCCCATCCTGTATACGGTTGTGTCATTGCTTCATCCTTGAAGAAACCATCAAATGTAAAGCCTTCTGGTGCGTTTACTGTTGGTTCCTTAACAGACGTTCCACTAGTAACCTTTGCTGAAGAGAACTTTGCCTCTTCGACATTTGACTTGATGATAAAGTCATATTGAGCCTTATCTTCTCCAGTTGATGGAATTTCTGTGCTTGAATACTTAGCATATACTACAGTATCCTTTTGGAGTGGTTTGCTCCAGTCGTATGGCTGAGTCATCTCACGATCAGCGAAGAAACCGTCAAATGTGTATCCTGTTGGTGTTTTAACCTCTGGCTGTCTGATTACTGTTCCGTATGCTACAGTCTTTTGCGGTTCCGTTCTTACGGCGTCAATGTTAGCTGAGATATAGAATGTTACGTCATGCTTTGCATAATTTACGTATACGGTTGTATTTGCTGTAATTGGAGTATTCCAATCAAATGGCTGTGTCATTGCTTCATCTGTGTAGTAGCCCTCTACATTATAAGGACCATCTGTAATATGAGGTTGCTTTAATGTTGAACCATTCTTAACAATAATAGTATCTTCATTTGAGTTTCTACCAGAATCATCTCTTCTGACTCTTCCTTCTCTTGCTTCCACAAAGGTTACGGAACTTGTGTTTGCACGGGAAGCACTTGTGTTAAACTTCTTTAAGTATACTGTTCTATTCTCGTATAATGAAGCACCCCAATCTAAATATGGTGTTGTCATTTCTCTATCTTCGAAATAACCGCCTGCACCATCATAAGATATCTTGGCACTCTGCCCTGGATCAATATAATTTCTTTGACTTCTTGTCTTTTCTGGGATTTCGTTTCCGTTAGCGTCAACTGTGATATTTACAGTTTCAATGTAGACCTTCTTTGATGGGAAAACATTGTATCTAGCATAGAATGTCATATCTTTTGTTACTGGTTGATCAAGGTCTTGCTTGTATGCAGGTGTTTTCATTTCTGCGTCCTTATATAATCCCACATATTCATACATGCCATCTTCTAATGAGATCTTTGCTTCTGGCAGCTTTAACTTACCATTTTCTTCAACCTCTACAGTGTCATACTTAACCTTGTCGGTATTTGAAATAACCTTTACAGTATACTTCTTTACCTTTGGCTTTTCTGCTGTAGGTGTTTCTGTCTTAGGCTTCTCTGCTGCTGCAGTTCCTGTTGTAGTTGTGTTTTCTCCTGTTGCTTCTTCAGCCATTACGACTGTTTGGGCAAGTGGAGATGCTACAGTCAATGCACTTGTTCCTAAGAGCATAGTGCGAAAAATCTTCTTCTTTGCGTTTTTCAAAATCAATTTCTCCTTTTTCCCGCTTTTGCGTTCATTACTTATTATGCCATTTTCTAAATGAAAAAGATAAGAAAAAGAAGAAACTTTTGAGTCTCTTCTTTAGATATATTTCAGTTTTTTATTCTCGAAATCAGCTGGGAATGCATAATTCTTAACATTTCCATCGATACGAAGTTGGATTGTATTTCCCTTATAACTTACTACGGTCCCGACTCTTCCATCTGCAAGCTGTACCTTTGTTCCTGCTAGTTTTCTAGTAATTGCTGGAGCAAATTTTTCTTTATAACGCTTCAGAGTTTGCAACATAAATTCGGATTCATTTCCGCAGCTTGTTATAAACAGATAATCTTTGGCTCTTGTCATTGCGACATAGAGAATTCTTCTTTCTTCTTCTTTTTCTGCCTTCTCTATCGCATTTTTACTTGGTAGTATTCCATCATTAACGCCGATCAAGAACACAACTTTCCATTCGCAGCCCTTAGAACGGTGCATCGTTGTAATGCACACACCTTCGCTATCATTCTTATCATTTTCTTGGCGGATCATGTAGGTGACTCTGTTTGCGTAATCCAGCCATTTCCCGACTGTTTCATACTTTAAAGCATCATTCTTCAGCTTTTCGTAATCTGCCATCGTTTCATCAACATCACCATTTTTAAATTCTGTAGAATCTTTCAGGTATTTTCTATATCTGAGTTTTTCTAAGCCATTGAATACCTTCTCGCATGGTGTATCTCGATTGATTTCACCTGGTCCAAACCAGTTTATTAAGTCGAAAATAGACTTTTCTGCGGTTGCATATTTCCATGCATCTGGCTCATTTTTAATATATTGAATCGCATTTAACAATGCGTCTGTATTGTATTCAACCTCTAAAAATGGCTGCTGCTTTAAGAATCTGTTTGGTCTATTTAGGACATGCAACAAGTTTTTATGCACGCTTTTTCCCATAGACAAGTCAATATAAGACTTGATATCTTCAAAGATATAATCTTCATAAACAGATTTTATTTCTTCGGTAGAATCGTATGGAATACGAGCTTCTGACAGTGCCTGCACAGGACCGTCTGCTTGTCGATTGTTTCGAACTAACACAGCCATATCCTTGAAGGCGATTCCTCTTTGATGCATTAACTTGATTCTTCCTACAAGATCATGCATCTCCGCCCCACGGCTTTGATAGCTGTTGTATTGAATATGACCTCGTTCCCCATTCTTTCCACGTTCAGAAATAAAGTCCTTTGGGAATCGTTTAATATTCTGCGTGATTAAAGTTTCTGCAATATTCACGATATTTTGTGCTGAACGGTAGTTTGTTGACATATAGATGGATGTGGCATTTTTAAAATCCTTATCGAAGTTCATCATGATGCTTGAGTTAGCACCTCTAAAGGAATAGATGCACTGGTCGTCATCTCCTACGACACAAATATTCTTTGTTCGTTGAATAAGCCCATACAGAATGTCACGCTGGATCTCATTGGTATCCTGATACTCATCGACCATGATGTAGTCAAATCTCTGTTGCCATCTCTTTAATATCTTTGGATTTTCAACAAACATTCTTTGGCATTGTGTCAGCATATCATCGAAGTCGATTCTATTTGTTATCTTCTTTTCATTTTCGTAAGCTTTATATACCTGTATAAAATAACTCGTTTCACAAGATTTCGCCTTGTATGTTTTTAGATTTACATAATTGTTTTTGATCAATGAAATTTCATTTAAGATATTCTTCGTTAATTCCCAAGCATCTGCAACGGTCGGGTCATTTTTAATATAATTCAAAATAAAATCACGTTTTTCATTTTCGCTAATAATGTTTTCCTGCGTATAGCCATACTCTTCTTTTAAGATCAAAAGGCATAATCCATGAATGGTTGAAAAGTTGACACCACCCTGTTCACCAAATTTCTTTTTGTATCTGGCTTCCATTTCGTCGGCAGCCTTCTTGGAGAAAGTTACCATTAAAACCTTTTCTGGATCAACACCTTTTGAGATGATATTGCCAATTCTATTGATCAATGTTGTCGTTTTCCCAGAACCTGGACAGGAAATTAAAATGACAGGTCCTTCTGTTGTATTGATTGCTTTTTCTTGCGATGGATTTCGTTTTAATTGCTCCATTTTAACCTTCTCCTTTCTTATCTTTAGAGTGAGAACCACTTCGAGAAGAATGATTCTGATTTCCGTGATTCCTCTTGTTTCTTTTTTGGTGCAGCCTTTTCTTCAGCTTCCCGTTTTTCTTCTGCCTTACGCTTTTCTTCTTCAATTCTCTTCTTCTCTTCTTGTTGTTTCTTGAATTCTTCCACTATCTTTTCTTGTTCTTGCAACGTTTTACAGCTAAAGAATTTCTTGTGTTTTTCTCTTTCTATTTTATGTTCTTCGAGTGAAGCACGACATGGGGCAAAGAAAGAGGTTTTATATTTTCCTCTTCCAACATGTACTGGATGTTGCCAACCGTAGTATCTAGGATACGCATCCAATTCAGTCCCAACAATTTGCTCCAGTTCTCTATAGCGAGCAAAACGTTCTGTTTTCGAAGAGAATTCATATTTCTTTTCATCGCCATATTCTAAAAATGAGTCTGGATTTTCTTTTCTATACTTTTCAACTTCTTCTGGAGTTGACTTTAGTCCCTTGAATAAAAATAATCTTGATAATCTGTTTTTTTGTTTTTTAAACAGTAGTTCTCTGAGGTAGCCTTTTCCATCATCTGTTAACTCTTCGGCATTTGGTTTTATCTTATCTATTTCTGAGAAGTACTCTCTTGATTCTGGTGTTGCAAATAGACCCCTTTTCTTCAATGCAACATCAAGAATTTTTTCAAATCTATCTTCCAGCATCAATTCAGAGACCATTCCATAACACATTTTGTCGGAGTCTGTTGGATAATGTTTACTAGTGCTCGCATATAGTCCTAGTGTATATCTATAACCGTTTATATTGATATTATCCATAATAGATTGCATTGTAATTGGAGGGAAAGCTTCTTCGAGCGTGATCTTACCAGAGAGAATATCCTCATAAACTGGAGTTGGTTGCAAAACTCCAATTGTATTTCTTTCTATTCTCTTCTTTTCATACTCTTTGTTTCTTTCGTATTCTTCTCTTCTTCTTTCTTTTTCTTCCTGTTCTACCTGTTCATCTATCTCAACTCTTTTTTGTTTTCTTTCGCTACTTACTTTTTGAGAAATCTTATCACCTGTTACCATCGGGAATTCTGTTTTAATGTGTTCTTTTAGGTCGGAAAATACATAAACATCTTCTACTGTATAAGTTCTTCTTCTGTAGAAATCATCAACAAGTTCAAGAAGTTTTGTTTTCGATATATATTCTTCTTTTTCTGATGGAAGCAGAACCTCCTTGCTTTTGTATTTCATAAAAAATTTCCGACCTTTCTATACTTTATATTATATTCTTTTTAGCAAATAATGTCAATCTAAGTCATCTCCATCATCAACGACTTTAGACTTATTCATCTTAGCAGTTAAAAGACTTGTTTCACCTTCGGAGTAGATTGCTGGATCATCATCGATCTCGGTATTCTCTGGGGTTGGATCATCATATTTGATATCTGTATTTAAGCTTGGGACAGAAATACTGTCCACGTTTAATTTTTCTGCCTCACCTGAATCGAAATCATTAAAGAAATCATCATCATCTGAAGATTCTACCTCATCAACATATCCATATTCATCGTCATCATCTTCTTCGATTGTTTGTGTCTTCTTAGTAGTTGATTGAGCGTTATTTTTTCTTGAGTTCCACTTTGTAAATCCAAAAATACCACCAAGTAATGCGACAAGCAATAATAATCCTCCCATTGGGATGCCTTCTTCTTCGGAATCATCTGTTGCTGGCTGTTCTTGCTTTTGGTTATTTTCTTGTTTATTCTCCTGTTTCTGATCTTCTTGAGCTACGATTTCTTCTTTACTTCCAGCGTATGCCTTTTTCGTGAATGTAACTGGGATTGAAGTTTGAATTGACCAGTTTCCTTCCATTGCCGTTGCAAAGTCGATTTGTAGGTAGTTATCGGTCCATGTAAGAGAGGAATTTAAGCTTGTTCCTTTATCTTTCATCATGACAGCTGCCTTACTGATCGGTAAGGAATCTCCATTTGGAGCAATCAATACGATTCTGGATGGAACATCTGTTTTTCCATCTCCATCTTCATCTGTAACAAATCTGATAATTACAGATACAGGATTTTGAGGATCATACTCTAATGTATATTCAGTTGCCTTTGCCAACACAGCAGCATTGCTCTCTTTGCTTTCTTGGGCAGTCGTAGAGGCGGTGTTATTGGTTGTGGGTTCATTTCCTTTTTCTTTTTCAGCTTTTTGATCTGCTAATTGTTCTGCAATTGTTTTTTGATTCGAATCTGTACCTTTTAGATTTGCTAATTTTTCTAATTTACTATAGTTTTTGATCGACAACTTTTCAGCCATTTGCATATTTTGGTATTCGACCATTAGATTAGCAACCTTCTGCTTCTCTTCTGTTGTTAGTGTTTCTGGATCATCTGGTAATGACGCTACTTCATTATCAAACTGCTCAGCCGTCATAGACGACGTTTCTTCTGCCATAACTATATTTGTATTCATCTGCATTGCAATTGGAGACAACACAGATAGACTCAATGCAAATATGGATGCTTTAAATAATCTATTTTTCATAAGCAAAAACTCCCTTCTTCGTTCTCATTCTATATTATGCTATTTTACGGAAAAATAAGACCTAGTTTTCTACTAGATCCTATTCTGTTATTAGTATTTCCAATCCCATTTGCCAAACATTTCTGTCTTACCACTTAATTTGATATCAGTTAATTCCTCGTAACCACCATTATATTCTTCTTTGATATTTTTAAGATAAGTATGAACGTTATGTCTGACTCTTATCATTAAGTCTAACTTATCGTGGCAATTAGATTTCTTCCACTCTTTTTCTTGAATATTTCTGTAGTAGTTGTAGTTTTTAACGTGAATTTCTTTACGTTCTTTGATTCTACCAAAAAGTGGTCTGTTCCAGTATCTTTGTTTTCTATAGCCTATACAGACATACTTCCATTCTGGATATTCATCCCATGTATTGCGAATGTACTCGAATTTGAAATATTCAGGATACCAGAGTTTCAGTTGTTCAATAGAAAAACGTACTTTAGACTCGTGCAAATTCTCTTTTTCAATCTTTGTTACTATAGGAAATTTATTGTAAGTACGGATATATCTTTCCAATCTAAAATTCTTGCGATGGCAACCTTTTACAAAGTCCAAATACTTATCTCTTTTTCTTCTTGCATAACGGTTTAGTTTTTTCATGTTCTTACCCCTGATTTTAAGTTGTGTTATCCAGCAGAGCAAAATTCTTCCATTGTTACATATTCATAGTGAGTTGTATCACCAAAGTTTGCTAATGTCTGCCAGCGAACATCAAATGTTAAATCACCCTGTGGCGTTTTCTTAATTTTGTATGAGTCAACCTTATCTTGTTGAGAGAAAAATTTAGATTTTCTTACAAGAACCCTTGCTAGTTTCTTTTTAATGACATTATCCGTTCTGTAGATTTCTGTTAATAATTTTACCCATTCTTGATTACTTAATGTTTTATAATTCATGATTTATATTTCCTCTCCTTCTCTACATCTTTATTATATGCTGAAAAGAAAGTAGAGTCAAGAAAAAGCCAGTTCTTTCAAACTGACTTCTGTTATTTCACTTAGCGGTGTACTCTATTTCATCAGTGAGTGTTGTATTTTTGCTCTTGTCATCTGCATAGAAAATATTTGCCTCACCAACGATACGAAGTTTATCCCCATATTTGATTTCAACATCTAAAGGAATAGTAGTTCGACCGATTATCATGTCGTAATCGCCCTCTTTTAAATAATCATTAGCGTCCTTTGCGGTGATAATTTGATAACCAATGACAGTATCATCCTTGTATACTGTCAAGTGAAGGAAACACATCGTTGGAAAATCACCTTCTTTTGACGATTTATTCTCAAATTGATAACTGACATCTAACTCTTTATTAAATGACTTTAGCGTATTAACATACGGACAACTTACTTCTGCCACATATTGTTTAGGCTTCTCTTTATTGCCACAACCTGCTAGTGTTACTAAACACATTAGTATACATAATAATTTTTTCATTTTATTAACTCTCCTATTCTGTTGTTTTCTTTTTATACAGTAGCGTAAATCCTAAACCCAACATAGACAATGCAAATAATTTCAATATGTTATTCATATTATCACCTGTTGGCACTATATGATCTGAAATCACCTTGTTTTCTGTTGTGGTGTTATCTGTAGGTGTAGTCGTGTTGCTGTTAGGCACTTCTTCATCAATATGTTTCTTGTAAATATGAGTTCTGATGCCATCTTCTTCTGTAGTATTTACATAATCATACCGTTCATTCTCATAGACGATATTGCTATCTTTTTCTACGAATCCTTCTACAATATTTTTTAACTCTACACCGTTTGTATCAACAAATCTTGTAATCTTTAATTCAGGTACTTCTACAGTTGGTGCATCATTTGGAATTTCTGTCTCAATTTTTGTGTAAACATGAGTTCTAATATCACTTGTCTCAGTTGTCTCCTTGAACACGTATCCATCAATATCTAACTTCTCAACAAAATCCTTAACTAATTCATGTAGGTCATTACCTTGTTCATCTACAAATCTTGTTACCTTTAATTCAGGAACATCAACTGTAGGTGCATCATTAGGTACTTCGCTATGGAACTCTTCATATACATAAGTTCTGATACCATCTAAATCAGGCAATTTTTCCTTAAATACGTACTTCGTTCCATTGAATGTGATTTCATCTTTCTTCTCTGTAAAACCTTCTTCTAAATCCGCAATAGGTTCATTATTTGTGTTTACAAAAGTAGTGATCTTGAATTCTGGAATCTCTACTGTAGGTGCATCACCTGGGACTTCGTGTTGTTCGTTCCAAGTATTTGTTACATTGAAACCATTCTCCATATCGCCTGCGATAGATGTCATATAGAAATTCATTTCATCTTCTTTGATGGAATACTGGATTTCTTGTGTACCATTATACTTACGTAAGCCAGTAAAGGTGTATTCCCAGTTATTCGCCGCATCTAATGTTACAGACTTTCCAGTATCAACATTGTCGGCATATAAATGCATGACTGCTTGTGTGCCTGTGTTGCCTACCCAAGTCTTATTTACTTTTACATCTCTTGTAATAGGCTGGTCTTTTACTGTGACAATATTCTCTTCACTTACTGATGTTTGGATTGTATGTACAGTATTATCTACCTTATATCCAAATGGAGCTTCGATTTCTCTTACTTCATAGTTAGCTTCGAATACTACATTAGGTGTTACAGCTGTGCCGTCTTCACCCGTTACTAAGGTCTGTGTTGTATTGTCATCTAAATCTTTAATCTCAAACTTAGCACCAGCAAGACCTGCACCCGTTTCAGCGTCCTGCTTTACAACTTTTAATTTTCCTACTGTTGTTACGCCAGTATCGCCACCAACATCTGCTAACTTATATTGGGCTGTAACATCCTTTGTTACCTCATCGCTTGAGATAGCAACATTGTTTTTCTGAAGCGTTCCACTTGTCATAGCTGTCTTTACGAACAGCATATAACCCTGTGTTCCGATATCACCTAGAGGTAATGTCCATGATTTGTAATCGGAAGAGAATTGAATCTTGTCTGTTACATCAATCACTTCACCCCAGTTAGAAATGCCTGCATTTTCAGTATATGTTACCTTTTGCAACTTAAATCTTTCTTTAGAAATATCAACTGGATGCAAGAACCAGCCATTATCTGTTACTAAACTGTCAGAAAGAACAACGTTATGTAAATCCATACCACTCTTATTTACACGGATGATCCACTTGACTGTATTAGGCTCTGCTGGTAGTCCTTGACCCCACTTAGCAATTACTTCGCCATCTGTACTTGGTCGTGTAATCGTTGTTTCTGCTGACATCTGATATCCGTCATAAACACCATTTCCTTTGATTGTTAAGGTGATGACATTTTTCTGGTTTAGTTGAATGTGGTCCTTGTTAAAAGGTACCCACAAATAAATGTTTCCGCTTAGATTCGAACGGTTATTAGCTTGTTCGTTAAATACAACGCTGATCTTGCCGCCTTCGTTACCATTCGGATGCAATGTTCCTTCGCCGATGACATCTCCTGTATCTGAATCAATAATAGGGAAAGTTCTGTCTAACTTATCAGAACTCATGTCAACAGATTCAGGTACAAGAATATCAAAATAATCTCCTGTGTGTACTGTTTCTGTTGCGTTCCAAGTCATGTTTAAGAAGAAACTTGATCCATCATATAAGTTGTTTTGGTGTACTGTGTTACCACTATCTCTCAATGATACCTGTACTAACTGTACGTCCAATCTGCGTGGTGATGGCGTTGTAGCTTCAGTCTCTTCTGCGTAAGCTGGTAATGCCATGCAAATCAATGTAAATACTACTGTTACAAATGTTAATAATTTCTTCATTTTTCTCTCCTTTTTCACTTTCTTTTTTTGTTTTACTTCTTTAAAAAATCTTCACGCTTGTGATTCTTGTCATAGAATCCTGCTAACTTTTCTGCAATTGAAAGCGTCATATTGTCTAACGAATACTTGCTATTACGGTATTTTGATAACGAGGAAATCTGGATTCCTGTCTCCTTTGCGATTTCGTAAGAGCTAAGCCCGCTCTCTAATACTTTCATTACCTTTTCTCTGATTTTTTCCATTGTTTTTGTTTCCTTTCTGTGTTTTGAATGTTTGCCATATCCCAATTTTCTCTCTTTCCCCTATTTTGTGCCTCCAATCGTTACGGATAATCGCCGTTCAAAGACATCTGCTTTGATAACCATTGTGTCACATGGAATTTTTCTATATCTTAGAGGTACTTTCTTTAATTCTTCGATCCATTGTTTTCTATTGGGATCGTCTTGCCCGTACTGTCTAAACCAATGGAGTTTGTTATTAAATTTTACAGCACAATCCAATGCCTGGATATCTATTACCCCTTTGTCTGCATCTTCAAGCAGCTTGTCAATTCGATCGTATTTCCCGAATATCTGTAAAATATTAGTATCCATCGAATTACATGTATCTATTTGTATAATCATTCTTCTTCCCCTTACTTTGTTCCTGTAGAACCGAATCCACCACGGTCTTGGTTGCCTAAGTGTTTGACTTCGACAAGGTGAACATCTGGTTGGTTTTTCATAATTCTGAATTGACAGATTCTATCACCCTTCTTGATTACAGTCCCTTCCTTACGAAGACACAGTGCTGGCATCCGCCAAATATCACCATCACCACAGTAACTGCAATCGATGATTCCCATGCTATTGGTCTGCACAATTCCCCACTTCTTAAATGTGGATGATCGAGGAACCATGTGTGCCTCATATCCTTCTGGCAACTGGATAGATACGCCTAAGCTAATAATAGCCGATTCCATAAATTCCAGTGTTACATCTTCTGCTGCACGCAGATCAAGCCAATCTCCGCCTTTGATTTCTGCGATGTGTTCAATATCATCGTGATACTTTACTAAAATTGTCGCTTCTTTAGTTTCCATTTCTGCTTCCTTTCTTTACTTTACAATTCTATTATATGCTTAAAAGAAAATAAAAGCAAGTGGTTTGGAAAATAAAAAAAGGCTGCACAATGCAACCTTTTCTTTTTAATCTTCGTCAAATACCTCTCCCCATGATAGGAAGCCACCTTCTTTACATCTCTCTGTCTCTACCCACCATAATCTTTCATATCGAGCGTAGTCGTCATCTAATTGTGACTTGTATAGACACTTTCCGTTCTTCTTTCTAATGGATTTCATAAGCGGATTTTCATCTGTAAATGCAAAGTCACCATTATCGTAAACGTTATCAAGGATGTCTTCTTCACATTCGTTAATGTCTGTGAACTTTGCGTTATATACTTTACCATCCAGATACTCCTGGAATACAGATAGATCTTCATCCACCAAATCGACAAACTCGTTTTCATCCATCTTTTCTGTAGTAAATGCAAAGCCAAGAACCTTTGTTTCAGGTTTTCCTGTTGACTTCATCACCCGCAACTTTCCTGAGAACATCGCAAAAGAAACCATTTGTAAATTTTTTGCGTCTTTTGGCAGTTCATGACCCATCATTTCGAAGTGATCTGAGATAAAAACAATGTCATTGTCTTCTCTGCAATGTAACGGGCAGAACTCTACGAAGCTTGCCATTGGATTGATTGGTGTTTCTTCCTTTTTAATGATTAGAACTTGTCCTTCTTGATTAACATAGCACTTTTCCATATTTATTTTCCTCCTTTACTTGTAGCGTCTCTTGTTTTGTTCTATTGTTTTTTCAAAACTCAGATACTGGTCTTTTCTTTTGATATCACTTTCAATTGCGATTGCCCATTTGTTGGATGTGCATCCGAGTTGTCCAAAAATATCGCTTTGTAACTCGTAGTATTGCACTCGATCTTTGCCTCTTGGCAGTGTCTTCATGAGTTCGTAGTAACCGCTGGCATTGTAAATATCTCCCATGGATTCTTCATACCCATCTGGGAACTCTACAGTTGCTGCAAATACAGAACCATTGCAATATTCTGTAAACATCTCAAGTTGTTCGTTTACAAGCTTATAGAATGCTTCCTTATCTTCTACGACAAGGGAATCGTCCGATTTTTTGAGATACGCAAATCCTGCAAACATTCCGTTATTAGCTGTTGAAAACATTACTGAGCTGTGTTCAAAAATAAAGATTGGGGCTGCCCAATATTCGCTTTCGGAATTGATTCTGTTGAAAAACTTTATGAGCCCTGAATAGCTCATTTGGTCCTCATACTTTTCTACAATACTGTCGTATCCATCGAGTTCTTTTTCATACTTCTCTTGTTCTTCTTCTGAAGTCTGAAGATTAGGATACAATAACTCATCTAAGCCAGAATATTTCTGGTCTTCCGTCATTGTATAACTGCAACATGATGCAAATCTAACTGGGAGACAATACTCCTCTAGTGGGTTAGTGGCGGATTGGTCGCACACAACCTCTAAAATCTCATTTTCTTTGTTGATGTAAACTGTCATATTTAATTTTCCTCCTTGCCATATCGGCTCTTATTTTTACCTTATTTAATAATGTTCTCCATGATCATCAAATAAAGTCATATTTATTATGTGATACAGAGGAAAATAAAAAACCACCATATAGGTGGTAAAAGAGAGTGTTTGGGAGTATATCCAAACTTATTTTTCCTTGACAACTTAAAACTATACAACACAGAGGGCTTCCCCTTACTCGCAATACTACTACAGATTGAGCCATACAGAACAATGATCTGAGCCTGGAGTTGTACGTTCTCCGACTATCATTGCCAATCCCCGAAGGGATCCAAGCTGCAACAGGATTGATACCTGCCATGTTCACCAACCATTCAGTCAAAAATAGTTTTTCGCATTCTACTTGTGCGGATCTTTCCATTCTAGTTTAGAACTGAACACACTTTGGCTACTCACACCAACTTTCTGACGATTTATTTCGTATGCATTTCTACATACGTTTTCTTGTGTTCTGCCACCTTGATTCGAATTTCCTACTGACTACATGGTTTTCGACGCCACTAGGTTTTAGGATTCTAGGGCAATGCTATTCACATTACCTTTCAATTACGATTGGCACGCCTATGTTGTGCTGTATCCTCATAGTACCTAGCACTAGATCCTTGATACTCCCACCTCTGTTTCGAGCGAAGAAGCTGTCCATACGCTTCAATATATAGTATGGTCAATGGTTGACTTAAAGTATCCTTTAAGCTGAGCCACATCATTCAGACCTATCCCAGAGCCATGGTCTTGGCTTTAGATTTCTCACACTGGGTTCAGTGCTGCATAGTTTCAAGTTGTCAAAGAGCTTAGCAATTGGTGATGATATGATTAAGTAAATCGCTGGATATCATCCCAGATTTCCGTCCACATTATGTGGTATCGGTGCTACATCTATTATATTAGCATGATGTTATTTTATTGTCAATATATTTTTGTGTTTTTTTCTTATTTTAGTGTAACTCTGCTATTGTGAGGCTTCTTTTCTGAAATAGATCCATATCCTTCTGCGAAGTCTCTCGCCTTGTATTCTTTTCTCATCTTCCCTTCCAGTTGGGCTTCCTTTTGTGTTAAGGATCTATCTAGGTGATCCACCAACTCTGACAATCTGAACCCTTGTCTTTCCAATATATTCTTCTGTAATTCTTCTAAATATGGATGCAGTTCCTTTGGGCACGTTTCTTTAATGACCTCGATTTCCCTACACACGCCAATTTTGCTAAAATATTCTCTCATCTTATTTCCTTCCTTTTTCACATTCCTTAAAGCGAGTATGCGTTTTTGACGATCTCACAAATTTCGTCAAACTGATCTGCCACTGCGAGTGCCTCTTTAATATTTTCCTCTGTGACTTCTTTATAACAGCCGTTTAACAAGAATACTGTACGACCTTTGTAGATTATATCCACGGTGCTGCGTGTGTAACTGCCAAACGAAGAAAATTTGACGGTAATGGACAAATCATCACTAGGGGTAAACTTAAATACTTGAGGATGGTTGATCTCAACATTACTGTATGGTAATAATCTTACCGATGAACCACTTTTAAGTTGTTCGTTAATCATAGGTAAAAGTAGTTCTAAAAGTGTGTTAGTATTTACATTTTTGGTCGCAAGTCTGTATCTACCAAGTCTACCTCCACCATGCAGCTGGATTAGTCTCTTTTCGTAAAGATTCTCACCCTTATTATTTGTCTTGTATTTGCTTGGTAAATTAGACATTCTTTCAATCTCATATTTGATCTTAAATGTATAAAGCAATTTTCCTTCTGGATTGAATGCGTGTACCATTGTTTCACATCTACCTTCTCCAAGACCTTTATATACCTTAGATGTTTTGTTAATTGCGTTCAAGGTGTCGACCAGTGTTTTCCCTGTGAACCCGTGATATTTTATAAGTCTTTTTCTTATATTATGCATAACATCATTCTTTGTGCCATAGAACTCGTCAAATGCTTTATCATGCAAATCTGGTTCCATCACTACGCTTGTGTTCTTGACAAATAGTTGGACACTACATTTCTTACTTAATTTTTTCATTTTTCTCTCTCCTTTGATATACCTATATTATATGCTATAAAGAAACTAATGTCAAATAAAAAAGTCAGTTGTGAACTGACCTTATTAGTGGTTAAGTGACAAATTGTCAATATCCTTAACATTCCAAAGAACTATATAATTTAATTTGTTCTTCTTTGCTGTTTCTCGTTTTTCTATATCACCAATACTCCATACTTTAACTGCTTTCTTATAGTTCTCGCTAGTTTTAGCGTGTTTTATCCAAAGTGACAATTTTTCAACGTCTTCTACAGAATTCTTATCAAACCAGTGTTCTCCATGGTGCCAAAATCCATTGTATTCAATAAATGTATCAATTGATTTTATGTAAAAATCACACTTATATGGGTATCTTTCGCAAAAATATTCTCTAAAAACATCTTCTGTTCCAAATTCTAAAATCAATTTTTTATACAACAATTCTTCAGGAATAGAAAAACTAAAAGAATTATTTTTGTGCATCGTCGATGTTTTTCTTTTTATCATTTCATCTGAACTGGCTATTTTTTGTATTTTCGCTCTGCCCCAATCAGTCTTTGTCCATGATGTTTCTCCGTAATTAGCAAGAGATGTAGTTGCTTTTTTCCGATTCACCTCATCGATATTCTCGCTGATTGCATTCATAGCTTTTTCTCTAATTTCTGGCAATTGAAACGAAGATCTAACGCCATATTTATCTAAAAATGTAGTTTCTATCTTCTCTTTTACCGACACAGATTGAAACCCCCAAGGAACACCATACTTTTCCATAAAAACCCCAGAAATTTTTTCTTTTATCTGCTCGGATTTTGCGGGGTAATTTACACCAAATAACTCCTGGTTCGTTTGTTCTCTTTTTCTTTTTGTTCTTTCATCAATTGCGGAACATTTACAACTGCAATGTTTTGAGTATCCGTAATTTGTTCCCAGAAAAATAGTTGGGTTTCCACAAAAGCAAATCCCCTCGTCGGGGGATTTTTTTAGATATTTATCATAATATTCTTTTACTGTGATATGGTGAGAGTTCCGAATGTGTCCTGATAGACTTCTTTGACTTTTAAACTCTTTGCCACATTCCTTGCAAAACAGAATGCTCATATTTAATATGTCCAATATGACAAGTATACATCATTCCCAGATGTTGAAGTGCAAGTATACATCGCAATCGGTCCTGCTGGATTACTAAAATAGTATTCTCCGTTAGATTTTGTAACGGTACCATAGTTGTGTGCATTCCAGTCTTCTGAAACTTTGTATAGTGTAACTACGGATCCATCTGGCTTGTACCATGTTGCCGTTGAGGCATACTCGATTGCTGTAAAACCGAGATTCCAGTGGGCTCCGAAGATCGTCGGGTATCCTTCTCCGACCCAACAATCACCTCTATCTACAATATCTTGAAAGCCTCTGCTTTCCAACACCCATGATGTGCCACCGACATACAATCTTCCATAATTGCCCATTGTCATTGCTGGAGGGTTATAAGTGTAGTCTGAGGCTGTATAACCTGAGTAGTTATTTGAGTAGTTATAATTACTATAGTTATTGTAAGAACTTTGTGCTGCTAACGCCGCTTGACGTGCAGCCTCTTCTGCTTCAGCTTGTTCTTGAGCAATACGCTCCTGTTCAATACGCTCTTCTCCTGCCTTCACATCACTCTCGATGTCCTTGCAGGCGTTTTTCATTTCCGTACTATTGTTTAGTGAAACGATAGTCGGTACATCTGTAATAAAGCTTGTTGTGTTTGATGCTGCTTTGATTGCGTCTAAACGCATATTTGGGTTAAAAAACAGTAGAATGGAAACTAATAATTTTGCAAACATATCCTTAAATCACTTTGCAAACAAATATGTTGTATTTCCTTCTACAAGGCTTAGTGTTTCTCCTTCAACCTTGAACTTTAATCTTTCTGTTTCATCGTCCCATGTGTCATCTTTTTCATTGTAGTGGTATGCAGTAGTTCCTTTATCTGCACCATCTACAGTCATTGAAACTTCCTTCTCTGTGAAGGTAAAGCCTAGTAAGTTCTTCTTGTATGCTTCCTCCTGGAGAATTGTCTTTAGCTCTTCTAAGGTATATGTCTTGTCATTCACCTTAACAGAGTTTAACTTCCATTCTCCGATCAACACCTTCTTCTGTTGATCTTGGGCGTTTTCCTCTTTCTTTTCTTCAGATTTCTCTTCAGACTTTTCTTCAGTCTTTTCGTCCTTCTTTTCTGCTACATCCTCTTTCTTTTCTTTGTCCGCTGATTCGGTTGTAGTCTTATCTAAGCTGGTATCAGTTTTCTTCTGCACATCTTCTTTTGTAGAAGGTTGTGTTGAAGTGGAATTTGTTGCACTACACCCAGCTAGCATAGTAGCAACCATCGCTCCTAAAAGCATTTTTTTGAGATTCATCATTGTTTTCTTTCTATACATCCTTTCTCATGTATATATTATGTTATTTTTTGCAAAAAATGGCATGAAAAAATCCCTGTTTTTTACAAATTTCACAGGGAATTTTCTTTTGATGTCTTTTTTAATACCAATATGCCCAATACAAACACAATTATGCTTCCGAAGAAGTATGTATGCATGTTTGAGTTGATACCCGTTCCAATTTCATTCTTTTTGCTTGGAACATTATTTTGGGGCTCTGATGGATTTCCCTTATCCTTCTTAAATTCAATCTTTGTATATTTCTGAGCGTCATCATTTTTGGATAGGACGGCTTCTGCAACCATTTCTCCAGAATCATTGTTTAGAACCATTATCTGTAGGTGATATTTGTTTTCAGCATCATCTTTACGATAGATATCGTATTCATAGTTTCCTAATTGCGTATAGGATAGTTCGATTTTATTTTTAATTTCAAGATTTAATCCTTCGCCTTCTAAGATTACGTCATCATAATCGGATTCGACAGGAATTTTAATGGTGACTTCCTGGTTATCTGCTAACACTGGGGTAGCAACTGAAAATAAAATTCCAAATGTGATCAAAAGCTTGCCTAATAAATTTTTTATCATTTCTCTACCTCGTTTTTGTATTCTTCCTTTGTTATTTCCTGCATTTTGCCTAGTAGAACACATCGATACAACGTATTAGGCGTTTTACAGGTTGTTAATGCAATTAGCTTGTCTTCTTCTGTATATCCTCTTGATTCATTTTTCGTGTCCAAAGAGAATATTGTTTCATCGGTTGCTTCTGTGATCTCATACTTTATAAATTCTATTTTATAAATATGTTCTTTACTTAGTATGTATCCAGATTTGTGTTTATTAAAATATTCTTTTTCCTCGTACTTATCCAGAGCCCCGAACATATAGCCGTGGTCCATGTGGTGCCCGTAGAGGATGTTATAGCTATCTGTGAAATCTTTCTTATTCTTGAAATCTAAGAAGATTGAGCCTGCAAGAGAGTATTTCCCGTTATAATCTTTGTTAATGTATTCAAGGTTATCTGCTCCCTGCATAATCGGATAGTTCATGTTTGTATCTGGCACGTACAACCAAGCAGTAGCGAGTGGAGCATCTTCAAATGTAATTTCTTTTTCAGATACCTTTGGGAGATACCCCACTTTTTGTTGTGCCTCTACTTGATGATAGATATTGTAGTTATCAATCATTGAATATCCACCAATAAGCATGCATACGATACAAACGAGAAGAATAGCATTATCATAGGCATTATTTAGGTGTCTAAATATCTTATTGATGGATCTTCTCATAGTTATTCTGCTACTTCTTCTCTTTTCTTCTTAATGACCATAAACGCTACTACGCCACCAGCCAGAACTGTAGCTACAGCAGCCTTATTGTTGATCAAGATACCTGTAGGGATAACGCCTGACTTATCATTTGTATAACCAGTCTTGATCTTGTCTGAAGTACCCAATGTACCAGCTGTTTCACCTTCGGCTACACCAGCGATCTTTGCTGTTGATTTGTAGCCGTCGGCATCTTCAGTAACAGTATATTCCGCACCATTGATTAATGATACCATCTTAACGGATTCACCATCTGCAAGCTTGAATGTTGCAGTACCGTTACCATCACCATCTGTAACAAGTGTTGTATCACCTAATGTATATGTGAAATTAGGGATAGCCTTCTTAATTTCAAGCGTGAATGTGAATTTTTTGCTCTTATCACCTTGGTTTCCTGTAACCTTCTTCATGATTGTAATTTCGTCATCTGCTGATAACTTACCAGAGAATCCGTCAACCTTATCATCAAGAGCATATTGTCCATCACCAGCTGCTGCTAATGCTGGAGCGTCTGTGCCTGTGTGTAGTAATGTTGCTGCGACCTTTAATGTACCACCGTCATCTACTACATATACGTCTAATGTACGTGTGTTACCACTATCTACGACAGCGACGTTATCTTTTCCGCCTACTGTGTAACCGCCAGTGATAGTGTAGCGATAAATGCCTGGTTCTGTATAAGTACATGGACTAAGATCGATTGTTCCTTCTGTACCCTGAGTTAAATCTACATCAGCGATAGTAGGTGTTCCTACGCCAGCCTTAATGCCTTGTGTTGTTGCTGTTGCTGCAACTGCAGTGCCTGGAGCTACTGTAGCTTTAAATACCTTTGCTCCTGCTGTACCACCTTCTGTAGTTAAAGTTGTGTTGAATGTTACATCACCACCTGTAATTGGTGTGTAAGATGCAGCAAATGCCGTTGCCGTTGTCGCTCCAATTGCTAGAGCTGAAGCCGCTACGCTTCCAAGTAATTTCTTAATATTCATCTTTTTCTCCTTGTCTCTTCTTTATTTTTACGTGTAAGCCAGATTAGAAACCACGTCTTCGTGTAATGAAGAACACTTTCCCTTCGATATCGCTTTCCTTGATCGTTCCAAATTCTCTGCTATCACTTTCATCTTCTCTGTAGTCATTTAGAACAAAGATCTCTCCTTCTGGAACCTTGATCGGATATTCTTTTTCACCATTACTGGTGAGCGAATTTGTGTTTTCAGCGGGTTGCATTCCATTTACTGTCAAAATTCCTTCTTTTGAAATGTCAACTTCCTGTCCAGATTTTGCGATCACTCGATAGAGTCTGTTTTTATATATTACTACATCGCTTAATTGAGCATCTTTATCATATTTCTCTACCACAACGAGGTCCCCATCTTTAATGGATGGGAACATGTTGTTGTCGTAGTATATTGTGGCTGTTACCACAAATTGATTTAAAAGTACCAGAGCGACGCATGTAATCAAAATTCGTTGGACGAATCCCCATATTTGTTTATTTTTCTTTTTACTCTCTATTTTTGTCATTTAATTTTCTTCCATCTTTTTCTTCTTTTTGATCAGCAAGAATGCGATACCACCAATCATAATCAGTGCAATTCCAATTTGCGATAGTTCAACATTTGTTGGCACTACCATTCCCTTAGTATTTACAAACTTGATCTCAGTGGAAGCAGCCTCTTCAGCGATTTCAGCAGTGATTTCTTTACCTTCTTGCTTACTATCTTGCTTACCGATTACTTCTACAGTTGTTGCATAATCATTTTCATCTTCTACAACATTTGCTTCCTTGATCCATGTTCCTTGAGCAAATCCTGATAATGTAGCCTTTTCACCATCTGCAAGTTTGAAGTTGTAATATCCTTCAGCATCTGCTGTTAGTTCACTGTGATTTCCAGTTGCATCAATCAGTGTCAAGTTTCCAGTGTATGGATTATCGTTATTATCCGTTAACTTAGCCTTGAAGTTGAATTTATCGTTCTTATTTCCTGCATTTCCTCTTACATCTTTCGATACACTAATAACTTGTGCTTTTTCGTTATTACATGTCATATAAATATAATCTTCTTGCTTAGGGTTCATCCACTCTGTTGAATAGGCAATTCCAACTTCCCTGTTTTCAGTTGACGTACCTGTCATATCGTTGTTCCAGTTTGGGATGTATCCGTCGGATTCTTCCTCTGTGACCATGATGTCAGCATATTTTGGAATACCTGCAACTTCTACGTTTTCACCATTCTTTAGAGTAAATGAGAACGCAGTTACATCTCCTTGATACTTAACTGTCTTTCTTGTTTGTTCTCCATCTTCATCCGTATGAATGAGTGTGATAACATCTTGCGAACGCAAACCTCGAATGCTTCCTGTAAATTCGAAATCTTCATTGGATGACGAATTAGTAAGATTCTTTGCGTATGTTGCAGAGTATACATCCGAAATATCATTTGTTAAGACAGCTCTATTTGTTTTACCTGTTTTAGCTGTATAAACCTTTGAAGTAAAGTCTTGGTTTGTTTTACCGCCTTCATTGTTGATGAGGTTGTCATCTTCGAAGATCTTGATTGATGGCGTACAAATGATCTTGTAACCATCTACCAATGATTTAACATCCGTTTCTTTTACCTTGTACTTAACTTGATCAACACCTTCAAAGACAAATTTTACTGCAATTGTTTTTGAAATACTTGTAGATACAGAAGCTAGTCCATTTTCGTCAGATCTGAAATGCTCTTCGTATTGGTTTGCTTGGTTTACATATTTGTATTCTGTGTTAGGTGTTAATCCGCTAAACTCTACGGTGATATTGAAGTATGTATCTTCGTGTGTTCCAGTATATGTTTCTGGCAAATGCTTTTCAACTACAATCTCTGTTGTGTTTGCCGTTGTTGGCGGAACATCCTTTTTATTTGTGAATACAGCCTCTTTATCAGTGTCTAATACTCCTGATGTATTTTCTGCACTTATTTGTGCCCAACCAGTCTGTGGCTGCTCTTGGATTGTGTAGTTTACGTTTGCTGGTAATTCAATTTCCGTTGATGAATTTCCATTGATTCTCACAACTGCTTCGCCATTATTGAAGATTACGTTGTTAAACTTTTGGACACCAGAAACACCTTCGCCTGTTAATTTGATGTTGAAGGCAAATGAAGTTCCATCTTCGATATCAACATTCTTTGTGATTTTTAACTTTCTTGTTGTTGTAACAATATTGTTATATTCATTGATAACTGTTGTCTCAAATTTACCTGTCTTATCGTCATAATTTATGATTGAGACTTTTTTGCCATTGATTTCTTTTGTTGCATCTACACGTCTGTAGTTTGGATTGTCATCTTCAACCAAATAGTGTTCTTGCGTCTTATCAATGATTGGCATAACGTATGTCATTGAGCCATCTGAATTCTTGATCCACTTGCTATCATCTGTTTCATAATAGCGTCCACCATTTGCGGTTAAATCAAATCCCTTTGCCTTTGTCTCTCTCACCCAGTATCCTGCGATATTATTCATATCCGTAGGCTTTGTTGCATACTTTTCTTCTGCTACTGGTGATCCATTCGTGTTGTACTTCATGATCCATCTTCCAGTATATTTGTCTGATTCTTGGAAAAGATTGAACTCTGATGTTAATCCATAACCGATATCATTGAATACAGTATTTTCTGATGTCTTAATGATCTGTAGCCCCTTTTTTCTTACAACTACATTGTTACTTTCAAGGAAATTTGGATCTGAATAATTTGAGAAGTCGAAGCTTGTTTGGGCTCCAAGCCCATAGATATAATCTACAACCATATTAGCTAGATATGGTTTCTTTCCGTTTACATCCACATGATTTGGCTGTGGCATCTTAGATGTATCCATATTTGCATACAAAGAGAATGCTCCAGAGAATCTTCCTGTAAACTGAGAAAAATCAAATTTAGCACCAAGGATTTCGGCGTTTTGCATGAATCCTCCGTAGTCAGGATATGATGAAGGATTGATGTTTTCTTGTGTAATTCCTGTTAGATCAATCACATGCTTCATATTTTTATATAATTGGAATGCAAAGTTCGCATTCTCTATCTTTGATATTCTTTGTCTTGAAAATAAATCTTTAACGTCAATTGAAGAGCCACTAAACATGGAATCAATGCGAGTTACTTCTGTAAGGTCTAATGAGGAAAGATTTGCTGTTGAGTCTTCGCCATTGTTATTTGGATCCCAAGCCAACGCAAACATCTCCCTAGCATTCCTTGGTTGCATCTTTAAATTTTCCAAACCTTCGATTTCTTTTACAGTGGCTTTTGCGAACATTGCTTCAGTGTTACCAAACTTTAGTTTGGACCAATTCTCTCCAAATTTAATCTTCCTTGCACGGGCTCCTCTAAACAGAAAATTTAGACTTACATAATCAGAGAAGTTGGCTCCATCTGGAGTTTCCGTTCTTCCGTGTGCATCCAATACTGTTACATGAGATAAATCGATCATGGCAGCGGATCCAGCGTATGGGGAAACTTCTTTTATGTTATCGTTCATCAACCTGTTAAAGAAGATCCACGCCCAACCATTTAAAGTACGACCTGGAATATAATCGCTTGGACAGATTCCTATCGTTTTATCAAAGTCTAAGGTTGAAATTCCATTGAACCATGGATACTTCGTTTCTCTATCCTCACCGATTTTATTGAAAGCCCCCAAAACCCAAGCTGGTTTTATTTTTTCTAGGCTTCCATTTCCAGATACCAATCTCGTGTAGCTGTCTTCATAAACTTCAATTTTAGCTGTTGTTGCTACGCCATCTGAAAACTGATCAAGTGGCAACGATATTTTTAATTCTCCATGTGCAGCTAGCGGTAGTTCAGAAGAAAGAATAGGACTGCTACCACTTCCTTCTTCTGCGTATACCGAACTTGGCAATAGAGTGATAATAAACAATGTTGCTATAAATAGTTTCAATATTTTCTTTACCATTTCATTTCCTTTCCTGTGGTCAGAGCCCCTCGTCTGGTTCTGGTATCTCTGGGGTTCCCGTGTTACCACTTTCATCTGTATTATTTCCCGCCTGTGGACTTACAGCAGAACCTGTTGCATCATCAATGTTCGTGTAAACCCTAATCTTTGGAATATATCCATCTGGGTTTCCATTCACCCACTTCTTTGTGATAATCAATGAATCTGTTGCGGCTGGCATATTCTTGACAATATACTTGCCGTCAACCTGTTCCATGTCAATAGTATACGTTCCATCATTGTTTACGACTAGAGTATATTCTTTTGGATCCTGCATAAATTTCTTTCTGTCGCTTGTTGTTGGGTTTTGGTTTTCTCTAACTGTATAAGTTCCTACTGGAATATTTACACTTACCTTACCCGTTCCATAATCTGGGGAAACCTTTGTGTTTACTGGTACGCCTTCATAATCTGTACCTGTAATTGTAAAACTAATATCTCCCCATATAGGCTGGTTTGTTTCTCCATTTAATTTGTACCATTCTACACGAGCAAGTCGGTTGTAATTGAATACAGTGTCGATCTTTGTGTTTGTTGTCTTATTTGTAATCGTTACGACACCATAATCATCAATCTTAACTTCTAACTCGTCTTTTAGCTTCATGAATTCTCTAGGTGTATTTGTTTCTTTTAGTTTGTAAGTTCCCTTTTCGATATTCTTGAAGATAACCTTACCACTTTTATCCGATGTTACTTTTTCGATTAAATCATTTCCATAATCCGATGTGCCAGATAGCGTGAATTCTACACCTTCGATTGGGGCAGAAATTCCTTCTTTATTAGGGAAGGTCTTCTTCTCAAATACTACATTTGCATGCACACGAGGAGTATTGAAGATTGTGATTTCTGAAACTTCTTTATTGTCGATTAACACTCTTCCGTTCTCTGTGATCTCGATAACGTGCTTTTCTTCGTTTAAAAAGTAATCTGGAGTTGTTTCGTATTCCGTCAAAGTATACTTTCCAACTGGAATCTTCTTAAAATTGATGACTCCCTTGCTATCTGTTAGCTTGATCTCATCTACATATTCACCATAAGCACTTCTCCCACTTAGTTTAAACTGGATTCCAGGGATAGGTCTCTTTGTTGTAGCGTCTTGCTTATTTAATTGGAAGTTACCCATGATCTTATAGGTTGTCGTTGTGTATCCATTGAAGATATAGTTCGATGATTCTGCACCAGCTTCTCCAATAGCGGTTGCGTTAGCATAAACAACGTTATAGTTCTTATACGTTGTTTCGATCACTGGGAGATTTTCTGGGGCTCTCATATTTAATATTGCAACAAGTGATTGTGACTTTCCGAGATATCCGATTGAATTATCACTCTTTCTTCTGCAGTCAATCGCAATCGTCTTGATTGTTGAAAGATCTGAATTTGCATCTAGTCTTGTGAAGTTTTCCAGTTTTTCTTCTGGCGTTAGACCTCTTAGTGTTTCTAAGTCAATATCTTCTGTTGAACCGTATAGCGCTGGGGCGAATCCTAGTCGCTCCATTTGTGTTGTATCAACGGATTGAAGTACTCCTCTCCAATTTGGCTTCGCACCATCTGGAGTTGTGTATTTTTCAATATTATCAAACAAGATGATATCTTTTGTGTTTGATGTTGCTGAATTTGCAAATGTCAGTTTATAGGAATAATCCTCATTTGGAGCCACGATTGTATCTGCTGTAAATTTTCCGTCTGTAGAATTCTTTACTGCTTTCTTTAGACCAGATGAGAAGTACACAAGTGTAGACAAGTTATATGTTGTATCTGCGTAGATAAATCTATTTCCTTTATCTGTTGTTAGGTTACTCATTTCCTTTTTGTATGATCTAAGAATAGAGGCATCGTCAGCTGTTCCGTCAGTAATAGCACTATTGCCTGTTTCAAAAGCAACTGGGTTATACACGTTTCCACCATAATCTCTTATGTTGTCATAAGGGAATAATGTCTTGAATTTTAGAATTGGATGTTCCATCTGATCGGAGGTTTCGAAGATAACAAGTGTACGTCCTGTATTCTTGTAATTTTGCTTTGTTGTTACTGTGACATTGTATGTCTTACTGCCATCTTTTTCTTCGAGTGTAACATTATTTTCATCGACGATTAGACCTGCTGGCATTAAATCAAACCACTTACCCCCATCCTGTGGGATTGATGATACGTCTGTGCTTGATGTTCTTGCCGTTTCTTCAGTATCAATGACCCATGTTAATTCATATTGCTTCTTAATACGGTTATTTAATACTTCTGCAACGTTCTTACGAATTCTTTCATCGGTCTGTGTCTTTCTTGCAAAATCATATTCCAATGGGGCTGTATAGTTGAAGATTTCTTCACCATTCGCTTTTCTCATGTAGCCATGAACTTCAGATTGGACAATAATGTCTTCCTTGTTGGCAACAAAAGCGTCGACCTTTGGAGAATGTTTTAATTCATAATTTGATCCTGCCAAAATCTCAGTAAAGTAATATGGATTTTTGGATACTAATTTATATGCAATTACATTGTTATCAAACTTCAAATTGTTGCCAGATGCCGTTAATCCTTCTTTTATGATGTTGTACTGATTCTTTGCTACATCATAGTCTGCAACATGCACATATTCCGAACCTTGGTTGTCATATTTTGCATATACTTCTACAAACGCATTTTCTGGTGTGAAAAATGGATTTGCCTTAAATTTGTTGTATGTTGAATCGTATTTTGCCTCTATAAATCTTGCGTTCAATGCGACATTTTGAATCTGATAATCTTCAGAAGTTAAGTTATCAATCACGCTTCCCATTTCTTTCAGCTTGATTCCATCTACAAACTGTTCATAGATGACGTTTTGCTTAAAGTAGTTTTCTGGAAGTCTTTCTTTCCCTTCTTCTACTGTGTAATACTCAGGCATTCCATAAATGTAGTATCCAAAATCAAGATTGCCGTATGTGTTTAGCTTTCCACTCTGGAAATCTTGTAAGTCGTATCTTGAATATTCGCTTAACTTTACGCCTACTGAATTCCAGTTCTGTTGAATACTATCTTTATCTACACGGAAAATGTTATCTCCGTATTGAAGAGAAATGAAATTTCCCTCTTTTACAGACCATGGGTCCTTGAAGTAGTTTACATCTACATCTGTTGTTTGCTCCATTGGCTCATCCTGGTGGTCAATGCCTTCTACAATAAATTTGTTGGTTGTTTTAATGGAAACTGCTTGATCATCTTTGTATTCAGATTTTGGAAATCTATAAAGAATGGAATCAATTCTGTCGATAAATTGATAACTGTTTGTTTCACTGTTATTATCGACCCAGCCATTTGTTCCAATGTTGTACTTGTATGGAACATAAGTCTTTGAACTATCATTTGCATCTACGGCGGTAGATTCGATTGTGAACTTGTATGGCTGATTGCCTCTTGTTACGGATTTGAATTGTAACTCAGAATAGAAATATGCGTCCACATCAGCTGGTTTTTCTCCCCATGCGTCATCCCATTCCTTGAATACATCTCCTACAATAGCTCCCCTTACGCCTTCAATATTTGCGTAGGTGTTGATTGTGATTTGTTGTAACTCATTTGAGGATGTCAGTTGTCCTCCTGCTGTATCAAGCTCTACCTTTGCGTTTACGTGTTCTGCTGACATTGACATATCTGCATATTCGCTAGCCTTATCCGTTAATTGGTAGGCGTATTCAAAGTTATATGTCTTACCAGATGGAACTGGGCGTCTATTTGAGATGACAACTTCTCCATCAATGATTTCATACATCCATAGTGATGTCACCTCTTCGCCTTGGGCAGTTGCGTCTTCAACTTCTTTTTTGGATGGGATAGAAATCTTGAAAGTATCACCGATGGAACCGTCACGCTTTGTAAAGATTGACGCTGGCAGCTTCAGTCTTGCTGTAGGAATTTTTTCTGTTCCACTGATTGAAAACTCCGTTGTGTATTTGAAAGAACGCTTTGCCTCGTTTTGTGTTGGGGCATAAGTAATTTCATCTGCTGTTGTTTGAAATGATTCTATTGCATTCGTAGAGTTAGATGTAACGTCTTCTGCATTTACTATGCGTGGTGTTACCAGCGTTGCAATGCAACTTAATGCTAATAGCTTTTTTATAAAGTTTTGCATTTTTATTCCTTTCTGTTATCGAAAACCTTTTTCCTTTAAGTGCGACATAAATTCTTGGTAAGATGGGTAGCTAGATTGAATCCCAAACTCAGCCAAATCCTTAACTTTTTCAAGGTCAATTTTTGTCACTATTGTTACTATGCCATTTTTTACAGACATATCAACATTTAAAACCGAACCCTTTCCGTAATCCTCTTCTAAATTTTTCTTATATTCTTCTGATACATATTTGATGTTGTCGTTGTTATAGACACTTTCATCTGTTGGATAGTCAGTAGAAAAAACAACAGTTTTGATGTTGTCGTCTTCATGGTTAATTGTAATTGTTTCTCTATTGTGTTTTAGGGTTGCTGTTTTATTATTGTTGCATCCTGTCATTGTGCATAAGCAAACAAGTACAAGTATTGCACTCAAAATTTTCCTCATAAATTCCTCTTCTTTCTAAACTAAATTATACTATACGATACTATATTTTACAATTAGAAAATTTCTGAAAAGAAAATAAGTGATATTTCTCACTTATTCTTCTTCATCGTCTTCTTCATCTTCATTCTTTTCTTCAGTCCAGTCGATCGCTTGTCCGCAATATGGACAGAAGTCATGTTGCTCATAATCTAATTCAAACTCGTGGTGGCAATTCGGGCAATTCCAATGGTCGAAAATGATTTGTCCATCTTCTTCCACGCTGTCTGACCAGTATTCTGGCTTCGCCTTAGTTGCTCTGTTCACCAGATCCCGAAGTTGGTGGTCGATAACTCTGTTTGCTGCCAGGTGGTTCATGACATTTGGTTCTCTGGCATTCAGCATTTCTTGTACGAAATCCAATGCTTCTTGATTTGTCAACATTTTTGTTTCTCCTTATTTGCTCATTTTTAATTCCTGATCAATCTCTTGATGTCTGATTGTAAACATACGAGAGATTGTATCGTAGACTTGTTTGGCTCTAGCCATTTCTGCTTCAAACACTGTTTCTCTCATTAACATGTCTTCGATAATATCCTTGTCCACTTCTTTTCTTTTTAGGGCTCGCTTTAATAGATTTGCGTGCGTCTTGATTGTGATTAGGTAAGTGTAATAGGCAGATGCCTTTGCCATCATCTTAGCTGCATTCCCATTGCCTTCTTCTACTGATAGTGGTACTTCCAGTTTATAGCTTCTGCTAAGATACATTAACAGCATTTCTGGATCCATTTTTAATAAGTCCATCTCTGTAAGCTTATTTTCTTGTTCCTTGCTCATTGCTTATCCTTTGCCATTATCTTTTGCAATCTATACATACAGCACCAAATAAATATCAGGTAGAATGCATGGGCAAAGATAATCAATTGTAAAATATTTTTAAAGATTCCATACAGACGTTCCTCTACAAGCATACAGATAAGAAGAGTTAATGTTACTTGTTGAGATATCTTAGCTAATCTTTCTAAATACTGTTCTAGGGTATCGCCTTTTTTCGCCATTGTCATCTTCTCGATTATTTCTTTAACCATTCTTACCTCCATTTTCCAACAGGTTGTTTCTAATATTTATAATTTCTGTAAATGTCTCTTGATGCATCAGCTTTTTAACCTCATCTTCTGTAATTACTTCTTTTTTGATAAGTAATTTACCATCTTTCACTTCTCTGTTTAGTAATATCCATGACTCCTTCGGATCCACTGGATTATCCACTAGAATCAGTTTTGTTTTCTCAGAGAGCTTTAATACGATATTGGGATTTGGCTTCTTGCTAAGTGCAAAGAATGTTACTAAACAGATTTCCAAGCCATCAACGTCTGTTACGACGGTCGTCTTATTTGTTTCTTCAATATTTAGATCTTCCATAGCGTTTTTTACTGCCTTTAAATGCTCCAGTAATTTATCCTTGATCTTTCTATTTAAGATTTCGTGCAAGGCTAGAGACAGTAATGCTATTGTTAAGGCGATGTAAGATAGTTCTAATACGCCTTCAACCTTAACGACGTTCGCAGCAAAACTGAAAATAATGGCTAGCGTTGAGAAAGCATAAACAGAAAACAATGAAAGCCGTCTAACAAGAAACAGCTTTGGAGATGTCTTCGCCTGTAGCTCATTGATTATTTTATCCATTTTCTGGTTTTTCGTTTCTTTATTTTTGCTCATAAGTTTCCTCTCTCTCCTTTAGATTGCAAAATACAACCTTACTTCTGTCTTTGTATATCGTTGCCCGTATTTATACTCTTTTGATTTTTCGATTTTTGATCTTGCCTCAAGAACACGCTCGTTAGTGTATTCTGCTATTTGCCTTTTTAGCTTTGCTTTGTAACTCTTTTGTGCCAAGAATGGAAGCCTACAAGAAATAGGCAGTGTTGCTATTTGGTTAATATCAAAACCTTTCTTTCTTACCAAAACAATAGAAGAAACAAGCGAAAGGTCAAAGGAATCAATATGCTCTGCAAGGCTATACTTTTTTGGTTGGTAATATCTCATATTCTTCTCTCTTTCTTTATATTACTATTTTATCACATTATATTCTTTTTAGCAAACAAAAAGTGCCTATATTATATGGCACTTCTTTAATTTATTCTTGTGATATTCTTTCTAACAATTTTCCTACCTTCTTTTCGATTGGTTCTACCAAAAGTTTTCTACCAACTGATGTTAGTCTTGCGTTTTTAATATGCCCACCAGCCGTTCTATCTGTTTCTATCATTGCATTTCTTTCTAGCGTTCTAACTAAGTGAGTAGCTCTTTCTTGACTGGTTTTCAATGCTTCTGCTATATCTCTAGCCTCATTTCCTTCTGTTAGGATTAACGCAGCTCTTACAGCATCTGGTTGTAACTTGAGAACCTTTGCTCTTGCCTTAATAATCTTATCAACCAAAATGGTTGTTTCTACAAATTCTTTGCAATTTCTTGCTTTTACGATAATATTGCTTTCCATATTTTTTCTCTCTTTCTTTATACACTTATTATAACACGATATTTTCTATAAAGCAAATAAAAAAGAGTGTTTAACACTCCTTTCTTCGTCTTATTTTTTCTTCAGGTTTTCGTTTAAGAGGATCAGCTGTGCTACAATTATGAGCAATATACCACTAACAATTCTTGCTTCGAACAAGATTGATAGTTCTGTGCTTATGAAAGTTGTCGTTGAATAGAACAAGTTGATCACGAACTGACCAACTCCTGCGATAGTTAGTGATAATGCAAAAATTTGGCTCCATGTCATGTTGATATACTTGTTGAAAAGTTTGCTTGCATATTCCTTTACTTTTGTTGCTGCTTTCTTCAAAATCATATATTCTTCTCCCTTCCTTGTATTTCATTCTAGCATATTATATTCTTTTTGACAAATAAAAAAGTGCCGATTATTTATGTGGCACTCTCTGGGTTTCCCCTTTTTTGTAAAGTTTTTTATTCGATGTCATGGAGGTTTTTGTTCACCTATATCGGAGGTGGATCCAGATTTTTGGGAGGATTACTGCTGGATCACGTAGAGGTGAATATCCAAGGAAAGTTGTTTGTTGTCTGCCTTCCTTGTAACTATATGTTACCATAACAGTATATACATGTCAATAGGGAAAAAGAAAATAGCAAGAAAATCTGCTATTTATTTTTTGATTCTTCCATTTCCTTAATCAGTTCTTCTTCCGATTTATTAGAGAGAAAATCTGGAGCAGAAAGGTAATCCGCCTTATTAGAAACCGTTTTCCATCCAAGCCAAATCTCAGTGAAGTTCTTCAGTTCGACTGCTCGTATTATGAATCCTTCTTCTAACCATGGCAACTTCTTTTCTGGACCAATCGTAATATACTCCATTCCGCCAACCTTTCCTCTTCTTAGTGTTCGATCATCCATGTAGGCATCTGCCTGGAAAATAAGACATTCATCATTCTTCATCGCTTCACAATCTTTGTGAACCAACAACTGCACTTGTGTTGATGGATCAGGTTTATTTTTGTCTATGGATATTATGGCGTACAGCTCGTCCGTGATATAAACTTTTTCTTGCTTTCTTTTTGTTTTGTAATTGCAGTTTTCCCTAGCAAAGAGTATTTTTAATCCCATTTTTCTTGCATCGAAATTTTCGAAAAACTCTTTCAAATGTTCTTTTCTTACTTTGATTTTGTATAGCATTGTTTATTTTCTCCTCACATTTCTTTTCTCAAGCCAACAGCCTGTTTTGCCAACCGATCTGCTTTGTTATTTAATTCTATACCGCTATGGCTCTTCACTTTGCAGAAGTCGATTTTGATGTACTTGTTCACTTCTGCGAAGAAGTCACGGTAAGAAAGTAAAAATCTGTTTTTCTGCTTCACTTTGACTTTGCCTAATGCGATATCTTCAATGCCGTTGAAGTCAAAATACAGTTTTATTTTCTTCAGCTTTAGCTTCCTAGCTGCCTTCATGATAGTAATTGCACCAAATATTTCTCCAGCAACGTTCTTTAGTTTTACAGCATCTTTTTCGTTTCCTGATTTTCTGATGATGTATTCTTTTCCGTTAACGACTAAGATTCCGCCACATCCGTATTTATTTGTATTGTAGTTGTAGGATCCGTCTATGTATGCGTATGCAGTATTCTTCGCCTTTCCCATGTTTTTTTCATCCCTTTTTCTATAGTGAGCCTCTAAGTGAGTGATAATGTATTATTGTCCGATACCTTCTTTTGAACAAATAGGGTTAGATCCAAACAATTTCTCTTCAAGTTCCTTCTTCTTTTTCTTATCTATCTCTAGGCTGCGTTCCTTCATTTCAATTTCTTTTGCCAGTTCTTCATATTGTTCACGTGTCTTCAGCATGTCTTGCAATTTCTTTTTCTGATCGGCTTCTTTTGCTAGTGCTTCTATCTCATTCTCGCTTAGCAAGAAAATGTCTAAGTCAATTGTTGCGTAAGAGTGAACTACCTCACCTGACACGTAGTTCAGATGTGGCATCCCTTAGATGTACTCTCGTATTGTAATACTATCTAAAGGATTTTAATTTATGTGGCTTGGCAGCTACGCATCTTTTACAAGACTATCACTACGGTTTCACAATGGTCGGTTCATGCGACCTCTACCGCTTTTATACGGTTACTTACAATTTAAAGCTTTAAATCTGATAATTGCAGGATTTAATAATCTTGCAATTTTTATGTTGCTTACATCATACCCAGCTTTTCTTAGGATATTGGCAGCTCCGTTGATATCTGCGTTCATCAATGTACCATCTGCTGATTTATATAACCCACGATGGATTCTTCTTCCAGAAAAGCGATACTTTTTATCTGGTTCTTCTTTGCTGTATACGGGAATAAAGTCTAAATCAATAAAACTTGCCTTACTTGTATAAGATTCTTCTTGTCGAATAACAGTAATACCATATTCATTGGATTTTAGCTCGATCATAGTTTTTAGCATTTCAAATGGAATACTTACAAAGTTTTGATTACTACATTTCCCCATGTTAGATTCCTGTTTCCAGAATCTATTAGAGCCAAGCACAAGATATCCTATTTCGTGGGATTTACACCACTCCATAAGTAGTCTGCTCATCTTATGGAAACAATCTCGGATATAGTTTGTTCTATACGCAGAAAGCTGATCCAGCTTCTTTGACCATACACGAGTAGTAGTAGCATTACCTTTACTCATAAGACTAACCCTATAGGCTTTTTCTTTGTTGAAGTATTGGTTGACACTTTTAATGTATTCACCTTTAAAGATGATACTATCGCCAGTGTCTGTTACAACTGCCATCGTGTTATCTACACCAAAGTCAACTGCCGCAGAATGTGATCCAGCTTTTACGGATGGATCCTTGACCTGATACACAAGTAAAACATCATAACCACCAGATACAGGACAAACTTTTACTTCCTGTAATTTTGCATTGCACCTTTTACGTACCTTGAGTCTCTGTTTTGTTTTAGGCAATTTCAACTCATTGCCATAAACAACGGCATCTTGGTTCGTTAATGTAAGAGTAGTAATGTCACCTTTACGATACTTAGGCATGCGTGGTTTTCCAGTAAATAGAGCAGGATTTTGTTTATATTTTCTTAACGCAGATAACCAGTTTTGAAAATCAGCACACGCATGTTTTAAGACCGCTTGAGCAGATTGCATCGGTAGATCTGCAAAGAAATCTGGATTTTGAGTAGCTCTCATCAATCTTTCTAGCATCATATATCCAAGAACACGATAAGTTTTTTGACCTTTAAGAAGTGTTAATTCATCAAGAACTTCTTTTTCGTTAGCTGTCAAACTTGTTTTACCATGTGCCGTAAAAGTATTACGGATCCTGAATAGCGAAGCATTATAAAGGTTCTTTGCTTTATGAGCGAGTTGATCGAAATATGGAAACATTTCATGTTGAATATTTACATAAATTCTGTCTGTTCTATACATTGGTTGTAATTCGCCTCCTTTCTATACTATTATTATAGCACGATACTTTCTTTTAAGCAACTAAAAAGAGAGTTTTCACTCTCTTTGCCAATCTCTGTTCTAGTATCTCTTGGCTTCTGGAATTTTTGCAACTCTGTGATGACATTCCTTGCAAAAATAATAAGAACTTCTTAATTTGTAAGTTGCCCCTCGTGTATGTTTGAATTATCGCAGGTATCATCACAATCACCGTGATTATTTACCTGAAATTCTGACGTGCCAGAATAAGACATTTTCTGATAGAAATGTTCTCTGTTACCGCAATGTGGACATACAAGATTCAATTCTTCATGTTTGTTCTCTGTTGTCATTTCACTCACTCACTCACTTTCTTCTTAACTTTGTCGGTGATGATGTCGGAAAGCTTGTACATCTTTCCAGCTTCTAATTGATCCGCAAGATACTTTAACTGGTAATCAAAGCCATTTTTATCTCTTGATCCTTCAAAAGTCCAACACAGACAACGTTCACCGTCATTATTTAGCCATTCAAAGCAATTCTTTTTTGCGTTTACCCTACCATATAATTCATCAATTTTCACATGGTAAAGAAACCTATTTTTTATGGCGATCGGACAATCGACAACATTTTCTTTGATCATGTAGTCTTTTTCGTTCATTTTTGTGGGGATAAAGTTGTATCCTACATCAGCAATCGAAGCTAAAACACAAAGTCCAATCGCCAGTGACACACCAAGTAAAATGGTGTTAAGGTCATTTTGTGATGGGTTCCAGAGCCAAATTGTAGTGCCGACTGAAATTGCGAACGCTATTGCTGGGGAATAAATTGTCTTAAATATCGCTTTAATGATGGTGTCAGTCCCTAACCACTCTTTTATTTCTTTTTCGCTTTGTTCCTTTGTTGCTTTAGCCGTTCCTAGTTGACTATATAATTTTCTCTTCTTTTCTTCTTCGTCAGCCTGTGTATCAGCCTTCAAACACTTGTCGAATGGAAGTGCATCGTTTATGTAACCGTCGTTTACTTCTGGTTCTTCTTCTAAGGTAGCCTCTAGCGTAAAGGGGCTATTTCTCTTTTGTTCTTCTTGTGTTAATCCTGCCATTTTCCGTTTTCCTTTCTTTGATCAAATTTTGCCGAGAACACGATTCCTGCATCCTCATCAAACCAAGAGCATGGAATTTCTTTTGCGTATTTTTCAAACTCATTTAGCGGGATCTTGTTAATGTTGTAAGCCGCCTTTTTGAAAGAAAAATATAGCCCCCAAATTTCTTGTGGATCAGAGAAGTATAGTCCGCTAATATCACAAACACTCTGTTCAAAATCAATTTCTAGTTCTTCTTTAGTGTCTAAGCACCAACTGATTTTTGCTATACAATCAGCTTTTGATTCTTCCTTTGCCATATCATCTGACAAAACTTTAATAATAAATGCGTCATATTCGGCTTTTTTATCAATTTCAGACAATATCTCAAGTAGTTTCATGACTTTACCTGATCCCTTCATCCTCAAATCGACCGATTGAACCAATTTAATTAGTTCAACAATCTTTTCTTTTGCTTCAGATACATCTTTAACAATGTCGGTAAATGTAGCGTACAATTTTTCTCCATGTGAAGTTTTAATATAATTCTTGATTACAAATCTCATTTTTTTCTCTCCTTTTTTATGTCTTTATTATATTCTATAAAGAAAATAAAAGCAAGAAAAAAAAGAAGGTCTATCAAGCCTTCTTTTCTTTTTCTAATTCTTTGGAGAGAGTTAGAACAGGGAACCGAATAATAAACTTTTCATAATTTTTGGAGAAAAAATGTAAAATCATTTAATTGTTCCCTGTATCTACATACTAGCATATTCTAGCAGTATATGCAAGCACTAATTTTTATTGTATCCAAAGACTCTTGTCTTGAAAACTTCCTTCCAATATTTCTCTCGTGTATAGATATGTGTTGGTTGGGTGTTTTTTGGAAAAATTTCGAGAAGTGTATAGGTGAAATTTTCAATGAAGTATTCTTCACCTTCGTTTTCTAATAATTCCTGTAATCCTTTATTTCCACCCGTAAACGAGGTTTTGTAATCGTTCCATCTTTGTAAGATACCATCTTTACCACTTGCGGATCCGATATATAGTTTTCCGTTTCGTGTATCTGTAATGCAGTAAATTCCTTTAACACCAGATAGTGCTGCTCTGTAATCTGCATATCTAACGCCATCAATCATCGACTTTAAGGTCTTGAATGGCAGATGCACATTTTCAAAGCCACTAAACTTAATCGGTTCGTAGATATTAGGCAGGATTTCTGCCACTTCAATATTCTTAATCATATTTTCTGCACTGAAAATATATCTGGAGTAAGTGTTCCCTTTGTGATAGTGAATGATTAGTCGTCCGATCAGACTACTATATTCAGGTAATTCCTCGTGCCCACATGTTCCGATGTTGTCGGCGTCTGGAATTGATGTTATTTTGCCAGCTGATACTAATAACCACTTATCATCGTTTTCTTGTAATCTTACAAAACCAAAACACAACTGCCCGATCGCAGTGAAGTTTCTTTGCTTTCCTTGGTGGGAATGATATGTGAAATCTGTATTTCTGTCATTTGGATCGCTCTCATACCAATCTAAAAAGTGCGTTCTGCCCTGCCAACCCATGTTTAAGCCGATCTTGGTGTTTGCAATCTGATTCTTTGTTAGATGTAAAATGTCATTTAGTTTTAATTTCTTGTCATCGCTCATATTTTATCCCTCTTTCTTCTTATATAACAGTATATCATATTTTTGCAAAAAGTCAAAAAAATAAAAGAAGGCTTACTAGACCTTCTTTCAGTAATATGTGCTTAACAAATAAGCAAGTAAGAGAGATTAGGGATTATGCTTCCCTGGACCTATGTCCACCTATATATTATTACAAGCAAATACAGAATGCAAGAAGAAAATAAAAAAAGAGAACGCCTTTTTCTTCGACGCCCTCGCATCTCTTTCTGCATACGCAGTAGAGTGTTGTAAGTTTTACCTTACGATTAACTTGTGTTTTTAGAATCTATTTTCTAGCATGTATCGTTCGCTCAAGCAAAAGAGCTGAGTGGGATGGTGTACTTCGTTCGCTTGATTTACGATACTTTTTTATCTTACATGCTAACATCTAAAATGTCAATAAATATTTTTGCGAAAATATCTAACTAGTATTTGCTAAAAAGAAACTATTGTGCTATACTATAAGTATAGAAAGAAAGAGAGAAGAAATATGACTAAACTTATTTTAAAGAAAAATTGGGAAAAACTAACAATTGAGGAATGGGAACAGATACTAGAAGATGTTTCTGAAGTTAGTGGGAAGTTTGAATTTCGAACATTCGTGGTAGGAGGAGAGAAAGCCTACGAACTCGTTATGAAGAATGAAGGGAAGATATGCGGTCGATGGGCTGGGAACAAGATAACCTTTTTGAGAGGCTGTTCTGCTTGCCATAAGGAAATTATTGAAGCATATTTAACTGGCTATAGTGCAGGGGTTATTTCAAACAGATTATCACTGATCCAAAAAGTAAGTGACTGCGAGATGTGGATTGGCATGGAAGTTAACAAGTAGAAGAAAGAGAGGAAAATCAATGCTAAGAGGAAAATCAATGTTATTTACAGAAGAAAACAAGAAGGGTGTTGTAAGTGTGTGTGACTCCATTATGAGTGGGAAAAAGTTAAGTGTAAAACAGCTAGAAGATACTTATTTGTTTATGGTGGAAGTTGGATCCGAAATAGAGAGAAAAATTAAGATGGTTTTAGAAATCGTTTATCCATCTGTATGGAAGTGTTTTTACGGTTTAGATAACTTCAATATTTTTTGTAAAACACTCTATTTTAGATACATCAATAATGATAATGAGCTTGTTTCGTTCAAATTTCCACTTAAACTATTAGGACTATCAAAAAAAGAACTTGAAGCAGAAGCTGAAAACATGCAAAAGGACTAAAAAATAGTCCTTTTTTAGTTGCTAAAAAGAATATGTTGTAGTATAATAAGTATATAGCAAGAAAGGGATAAAATAGATGTTAAATAAAGAAAAGAGTAAAGAGTACGAACAGTATCTTGTAAAGAAGAAGGCTGAATTAGTGAAATATTTAAGAGAAAAGGCAGTTGGTCTTGAAAAGTTCGCTTCTATGGATGAGTATTTACGTGAACGAAAGGAAGAAGAACTTTGTAATGAAGAAGGAGATGCGTTTAGATTGTACGAAAGTGTTAATATAGCACTTGCTGGATACTACAATAGACAAGGCGATGAATTTTTATTTGATAGTCTTTGCATTGATGATGCAAATGATGCGATTGCATATATGTTTTGGAAGCGATTTGAACGAAATAAGGTTGATATCGTAGAGCTGATTAGACAGTTAAATGATGACTCTGCAGAGTTTTCGGATAGTGATCACTACTTATTATCTAAACTCAATGAATCTTATATCAGGTTTTTGGAGAACAAGATTCTTCATATCCAGATGATTACTGGGCAAGAACTTGTTATGAGCAAAGTAGCATTTCGGATCAAAGGTTTAACAATAAATGCTGGTGGTTCGATGATAATCGACTATCAATGTATATTTAGAGAAAAAGTTAATGATGGAAGATTATGGATTGGTGTAAGATATCTTTCAATGAGTGATGAACAGTTAGTAAAGAATGCTCAACAAAAGAAGAGTATTCTTGGTTGGAAATATTAAGAGGAGAAAGAATATGGAAAAGAAATATAACATTGTGATTTGTCCAGAGTATGATGTACCGCTAGACAAGTTAAAGGAATCTGGAGTGGAATTTTGCAAAAAAGAATTATCTGATTTTGGAACGGTTGGTGTTCCGTTGTATCTGTTTGATGTTGACATGATCATGCGAAGTATTCCTGTGGATATCACTACTTGGCTATGGCACAAAGAACGTAAGGGAATAAGCACTGAGGAATGGGCAAAGAAAGCACGAAAGGGAAATTATGTGAAAAAAGCTCTTGAGAAGAATTTTGGTCCATTATGCGAAATTGCAAAAGAAAACATTAAATTCGTCCACGAACTCTTTGGTGACATCTACATCAATATCAAGGAAGAAGGAGAAGAAGAGTTTATTAAGGTGCTAAATAAAGTTAATGATGGGGCATTAGAAAATATGGGCGATCTAATTCGGTGCTTTGTTGAGCATGGATATATCAGTCAACAAGACTACCTTGAGCGAAATTATCCTATGGCATTTAGAGTTGTTAATGATCCGCAGCTTGGTAAGACAAAGTTAGCCGACTTAATATTCTTTTATAAAGAAGGAGAATATGAAGAAGAAAGAGCAAACATGGATGTCAAGATGTTTTGCGAGCTAAATGAAGTTTCTGCAAGAATGCTGTTTTGCCACAAGCAAGATGAAGATGACGATCGTCCACATGGACAGCTATCGTAAAAACAAAAAAAGTGCTATTTTAGCACTTTCTTTTTTTATTTTCCAATTACAATCTCTGCATCATAATCCTCGTCCACATCTGGGGCGAAAATCATCTTAGCATTGCGACTGAGAATTTCTTTTGGCAATTCATTTAAGAAGTCGTATCCATCCATTTTGCTTCCATCTAGCAAGAATGTGAAACCTGGTCGATGACGCAAAATTGACTCCACAGTCCCTTCTGTAAAGAAGATCTCTCTTCCTGTAATAGCGACTAGATCTTCTTGTAAGAAATACTGGTACTTGTCTAACAAATTTTCTTTTTCTTTTAGAATAAGATCTGCTAGTTCTTTCTTACTCAAGAACGTAACTGTTTTGTTCTTGTTGGAAACCAAAACGAATGGTTTAGCACACTGCTTATTTAAAGATTCAGTGGCTTTAAACGGGCTGTAGTATCCATCAGTACAACCTTCCTTCTTTATATAAGCAGCGATCTCATTTTCGACTTGTTTTCTAAAGTGTTCGAGTCCGAAGCTGTCCATATAACCATCAGAAATGTATGAACCTTGTATATCCCCAATAAACCACTCTTGTTCGATGTTGAATATTTCGATAATCATAAATATCCACTCTTCAATGGGTAGTTCTCCGTCCTTTCTTTTCCATTCAACTTTTCCTCTGCGTTCAAGATAACCTTGTTTTGGGAAACGTTGTTTTGGCAGAGAATCCTCTGAAGATTGCAACGATGACAGTCTTGCCCATTTATCATCATTGTAGAAATCGGATCCATCAATTACTTCGCCATCGTAATGTGTAGCTTCTTCTACGCTATTTCGTTTTGATAGAAAATCCTCTAAAACTTTAGATGTTGTTTCGATCACGGCGAGATCTGGATCGTCATCTACATTTTTATCTCCAATGTAGACTATTTCACCAGATGTTTTATCATAACGATTATAGTCTTGTCCGTTGATTCTAAGGAATATCTTTGCGATATCCAGGCTATCATCATCGTAGAAATCAGCTCCGTCAATTACTTCACCATTGTGATATACGGCTTCTCCTACGCCGTCTATAATTGTTTCTCCAGCGTGTTCGATGTAGAAATCAAAATTTACTGCCTCGCTAATTGCTCTGATTTCATCGAATGGAACATTCCATTTTGAGCAGAAAGATATAGCATTGGTTTCCATATCCAATGCTTCCACTGCTACTTTTTTGGATAATATTCCATCTTGGATTAGTACCATCAATAATTCGTTAAAATCCTCTTTGTTTTTACAAAATAAATTTGTCACAATCATATTTGCCATATTTAATTTTCCTCCTTGCACCCTAAAAAAGTGTTTTCAAAATGCTTTTCTAAAGCTTTGTTCATTTCTTCCTTTGCGTTGTCAAGATCTTTGATACCTAATTTGTCCAATTTTTCAAGGTATTGCACTAATTCTTCTTTGGTATCAATGTGTCCCTCTGTTCGATAATATAGATCTCTGGTGAGTTCTACTTCGGTAATCACATAGAACTGTTTTCCCTTTAGTCCAACACTAACTAAGAAGTTTTCTACCTTATCATCTTTAAGCGTATTTACATCACATCTTCTACATGTGGCGTGTACGAAATACAAATAGTAGCCGTCTACTTCCCAGTTGTGCATTGTTTCTTTAACTAATTTATAAATTTGTTCTAATTCATATTTGTTATCATTCATAATTCCTCTTGATTTTCCTCCTTGATGTCATGCATCTTCATAATTTCTGTAAAGATTTCTGGTGTGATTTCCTCTAGCCCATCTGGGTTTTCAATGATCCCACCATCAAACTCTTCGCCGTTTCGGTAGACCGTGTAGTCGAAATCATCGTCTGAGTTGATCTGTACTGCAATTATGTAGTCGCCAACTTGCTTGACTACATCGTAGATTTCTAGTAATTCTTCAATCAATTCTTGATTACTCATACTACTTACCTACTGGCATTTTTGTAAATGCCTTTTTGTCGAGTCCACAGAAAGCCTTGATGTGCTTTCCAGTTGTCATTGTGTAGTCATCATATAGACGTACTAATGTGCCATCTGGTAAGCGTTTGATGATTGCCGTGTCGTAACTGTAAAGAGTTTCTGTTCCATCTTCCTCTACTGTTACTTTTGCCTTTCCGTAGAAACTATTCTGGTTTTGATTCGCTGTTGGTGTTAATTCATAAATTTTACTCATGTTATTTTCCTCCTTTAGCCATTTTGGCTTATACATGATTTTCACCTTATCTGATTCTTGTTCTCCATGATCATCAAATAAAGTCATATTTATTATGCGAGAATATAAGAAAGAAAAAAGGCTAGAAGCCTAGGCTCTTATTTAATATTGGTTTACGAGGCTAAATGATGTATAATTTTGTTAATACAAAGAAAGGAAAGTGATTGGGATTTATGTTAAAAAAGACTCCAAGATTCAGAGCGAAAAGAATGACTGATGGCGAATATGTCGAAGGCTGTTTAATCATGCGTGAAGGTAGCCCTTTTACCTACATACTAACAGACGATGGTTTTAATTATATGATTACGGATGACCTGACTGGTGATTGCAAATGCAAGCTTGTAAGAGTACTTGGGCATTCCGTAGAACAAATTCGATAATGTAAAAAGACATCCGATATTGATAGATGTCTTTTTTTAATTTACGAAGCCTCAAAATCTTTGACGATGGAATCAATTTCCATTTTTATTCCACTGAGAATGCGACAATAACAGATTGATCGTTTGACCGTTGAAATCAGCTCATTTTGCTTGGCTGTGATTGTTATTTCAACTTTCTTTATCACATTCACGATTGGTTTTGCAAGCAACTGAATTTCAACTAAAACCTTACCATCTTTGTCTGGATGATAGAGGAACACGTTGACGGCGGTCTTTTTCCCATCTGCTTCTTTGGTTAACTGTATGTAAGCTTGATCTGTTTGCACCTCTACAAGACCAGTAATCTGTCTTATAAGTTCTTCTTTAATATTTTCAATCCCTGAAACTGGCTGTTCAGTCGTTTTCTTTGCCATTTTACTTACTTCCTCGTTGCTTCCACGAAAAGCTCGATTAGACGCTTTGCTGAAATCAGAACCAAGAAAACAGCTAGAGCTTTAGCTGTAATTGTGTTCCAAGTGAATAGCGTCCATGTGGATAATGTGAAAGCTATTGTATAGAAAATCAATACTAATACTAATGTTGGGATACTTTTCTTATTCATTTTTTATTTTTCCTCATTTCTTTCTAGTTTTATGAGCCTTATCCGTAATGATATCCGATATCTTATATATTTTACCGTCTTCCAGTTGGTCTGCAAGATACTTCATTTGATATTCAATGTCGTGCTTACCTTTTGGTTTTTCAAATTCCCACCAGTTATCGGCTTTTATTCCATCTTCTAATAGATCCATACGGTTCTTTTTCTTGTTTAATCTAATATACAATTCATCATCTTTGATGTGCGAAAGGAGTCTTTCCTTTGCGGCGATAGGGCAATCGACAATATTTTCGTCAATCATGTATTCTCTGCTCTTCATCTTTTCCTTAATAAAGTTGTAATCATCCATAGCCATCCATACCAACGCTCCGATGGCTACAGCGATACACACTAATATCATCATGCCAGAAACGAATATCAGAAATGAACTAAGAAAATAATCTTTCAAAGCAAAAGAATTTATATTAAGAGAATTTATGAGAAGTTTTCCGAAAGCAATTATTCCAGCAATAGAAATTGCATGGACCAAAATTGGCTTAAAAGTCACCTTGAGTATCGTTTTGATGATCGTGCCAATTCCCAGCCACTTTCTTATTTCTCTTTTACTTTCCTTTTTCGTTGTCAGTTTATCACCTAATTGTCTGCACAATGTTTTCTTCTTTTCTAATTCATCAACCTCACTGTCTGCCTCAAGGCATTTATCGAACGGGAGGGATTTACTTACTTCATTGTTTTTATAGACTTCTTTCTTTTCTTCTATAACTGCTTCCTGATCATCTTCCTCTTCTAAAATGCCTTCCAGAGTGAAGTGATTGTTAGACTGTTGTTCTTGTGTTAGTCCTGCCATTTTCCCTTTCCTTTCTAATAGTTCTTTGCTGAAAATACAATCCCAATACTATCGTCTAACCATGACTCTGGGATCTTCTTTACATATTTCTCAAATTTGTTTACTGGTATATCCCAGATGTTGTAAGTTGCAGTGTCGAATGGCATCTTCATCCCGAAAGTTTCTTCATCCCAATCTTCTTCCTGATCTTGGAAGTACATGCCACTAATATCGCACTTGCTTTCCTTAAACACGATTCTTTGTGTATCATCTTCAAAATGCCAGTCAATATTTGCCATACAATCTGCTTCAGTTTCTTGTTTTAACATGAGATCATTTAGGAAGGATACGATTGGTTTCTCTGATGGGTTTGTATTGTTTCTTGTGTAGAAATCGAATTTGCTTATAAATTCTTCGTGATTTCCATTTTTGTAGTTTTCGATATCCAAGCCATCAAGAATATAGTACAGATTGGCGATTGTTGCAGCTGTTAGGCTGATCGGTTTGCCATTTCGCTGTATATCCAGCACTTTCCAGTTATTCTTTATCTTCGTGATAAATTCTGCCATCTTTTCTTGTGCTTCTTTGATTGTTTTTACTTCATATAGAACTGTTGCAAGCAACCATTTTTCGCCACTTTCATCTTTGTTGTAGTTTTTGATTAAGAATTTCATATTTCTCTCTCCTTTTATTTTTTCCTATTTTTGTCGTTTCTCATATTGTGACATATCCTGTCACTTAATTTCTACATCAATTGGATCAAGCTGCATGACTACTTCGTATGGAATTGGTTCCAAGCTGATTACTCTCTTTTTGTCTGCGTTTAATGTGATTCTTCCAATTGCGAAATCTCTCTTTGAAACTCCGTACTTTTTGCATAAACAAGCATCCCAGCTTTTCGCACTTCTTGTTTCTCCATAAAGTTCAAGACCTGCAATATACCCGAATTTTCTTTCGTTCATTGCAATAAATTCGTTTATACGACCAACCAAGCAAAACAATGGATTGATTATAGGATAAGGTGCCGAAGCCATAAACTTGCAGTAACCTTCGATAATCTTCTTCCCACGGCGATTAAATAATCGTAACGCTTTTTCTTCATTTATAAATGTTATTTTGTATCCATTTTTTGTGCATGTACGAAGAATGTAGGTTTCATTCTTTTTCTTTTCTTCTGTTGGGTTATAGGTTGTTGGTTTTCCAAGTGTATCAGGTGTTAATGATATAACTGAAATAGGTGTTATTGACCAATCACTATATTCGTTATAGATTGTGGTAGACATTTTTAACCAATCATCTATCGTTAATTCGTTTTGTCTTTTTAATAAAGCAAATTTCATTTTTATTTCCTCCCTTTTGTATAATCTTATTATAGCATGGTATTTTCTTTTTAGCAAGTAAAAAAGAGGCTTTCGCCTCTCATAAGATATGGGTTTGCTTTTAGCAAACTATTCAAGGATGTGGGGTATAATATCCCCAGGACTTCCGTCCGTTTTTATATTACCATAACTCTTGATGGTCTACAACTGCTTTATAGACAGTTTTGGAAATAGAAGTCCACTGCATCACCACCAGAATATATATTCAATTCCACAAATAGTTCGCCAGCATCTTCGTTATCGTAGTAATAGTCTGCCATTGCGTTGCTGATGTAGTCGTAGAATTTGTTAGCTGGTCCATTTTCATTTCCTTCTTTGTCTAGTAGTTTCCAAAACTCGTCAGCATCCTTGGTGATCTCCAGGTGTTTGCATTTATCTTTTAGGTAGGTTGCAAAGTGTGATTTTTCTTTTGTTTCCATATTTTATAACAATGGTAAGTAACGATAGATTTGCGACACTACAAAAGAATTTTTGCTTGAAAAGTGCACGTGTTTTCTGATATTTTCTTTTCCTACTCTTTCATACACTGGCAAACAGAATCCTTGTACAAACGAAAGAGAGATCCATTTTATGCTTTCTGGAATTATGATCTCATTTATTGAATCCCAATCGAATTTCTCGTAAACCTGCTCTTGGAAAACTTCTGTACCATTATGTTGTCCAACTAATATTCCACGTTCCTTTTCGTCTATTTGTAGTGTTATTCTGCTCATTACTTATCTTCCTTTCTACATCCTTAATTATACTACAATATTTTCTTTTTAGCAAGTATTGTTAAGGCTTTAATTTTGGTTTGATCTAAAAAATAATATATTGTTATCGAATTTCTAAATAATTTCTTGCATATACTGTTATAGTATGCTAATATATAGGGGCAGGGGGGTAGAGCATCAGCCATCCCTATAAAACTATTGAACATTGTCCCCCTGCATTTCCAACTTTCCCCAAAGAGTTGAAAAAAAAGAAGAAGGTTATAGTCGCCTTCTTTTTTTGTTTGCTTTGTAGAAAGTATCGTGATATAATATATAGAGAAGAAAGGTTGGGATGGAGAATGAAAAGAAAGTATAACATTATAGTTATTCCGAACGGTGAAATACCATTAGAAGAACTGGAAGCATCTGGTATAAAAATTTGTGATGAACAATTATCGAATTTTGAAAAAGGTATACCAAAATATTTGAGCGAAGCTCGTGTGATTAAAGAGAGTATTCTTATGGATATTGTTATTTGGCTTTGGTGTGATGATCATGGGAACTTGGGATTTTTGGAATGGCTAGATAAGGTGAGTTCTGAAGAATATCTAAAGTGTGCCCTTGAGTCTAAATTTGGTCCGTTGTGTGATATTGCTTACAGGAATTTAAGAACTGTATCAGAGTTTATTTATAACTTGTATTTGTGCGTGAAAACTGATGGAGATAACAGTGTTCCTAAAATGTTAGAACTTGCACCTAAAGATGTGTTAGATGTTATGGCAAGCTTGGTTGAATGTTTCGTCAAGATTGGATATCTTAGTCAGGAAGATTATATCGAACGCAATATTCCCATGGCAATAGAAATTGTGGATGATCCACATTTTGGTATGTTTGAATTGGTTAATTTATTATTTTGTTATGATGAAGATGAATTTGATATGGATCAGATTTATGAAAGTGTTAATGAATTTTGTTTAAATACGGATTCCGATGCAAAATTGTTCTTATTCCACGAAGATGAAGTATATGGTGATTTTTGCAATGATTATTGATAAGATTGGCTTAGAAAGTGAGATTAGAAAATATGGAAGAAGATAAGGTGTTAGTAACAGAACTACCATTGCCATTTGATGAGAAGGACTTGGAAGAATTGAAGAGTGCAAAGTGCATTATTGACTATCGTGGAGGTGGGCGACCTGTTTTGGATCGTGGGCAAGTTGTATTAGTTTACGACAACAAACATCTTACAAAATAAAAAAGAGTCTATATGACTCTCTTTTTTTTACGACATCATTTGTCGCTTGTTAGATCTGATTATGTTCCGTGATGCCACATTCACGTTGTACACATTAGAAGATTTATCTTCCTGATTCGTTCTTTCGCAGAATGAGGTTAGCATATCCCTTAATTCTTCTTCATCGTAATATTCATCGTCCAATACGAACATTGCTTTTGCGTGACATACCTTTTCATTGCCCTCAACTTTCTCCTTGAAGGCTTCTGGGCATACATCTAGCAAGTAATCTTGTTGTGTAAAGTAGCCATATTTAACAAATAACTCTGCTGTCTTTTCAAACGCAAGATATTGTGGATCATAAACTTCTTCACTACGAATCTTCATGTTGAAGCTTTCAAAATCTGGATTTTGGGCGATCAACTTCTTCATAATTTTTCGGCTCAAGAAAGTACCAAGTCTTTAGCTTAGTATAGGAATGAGCTTCTTCTTTCTTTTTGTTCTTTTACTTATACATAAAACACTTTTTCTTGCATTTATTTTTTCTATTGACTTATAAAGTGGTTCCCGCTTTCCACCTCTATCTCTAAAATCAATAGAGTTATTGTCAATATCCATCAATACAAACGCTCCACTACTTCTTCTAGCTTTAACAAAACAAGTTTCTCCAAGATATTCTACTTTATCGAATTTTTTGAAACCAAAGATCTTTCTTGTAGGCAGTTTCTGCTCTCCTCTAACGCCTTTTGTTAAAACTCTATCTTGAATCGAAACACGCCTTTTCTTGTAAATCACATCTGACCTTTTAAACTCTAGCCCGCCACTTGCAATCACACAAGCATCTATGTAATGGTCTTTCTCTAGTTTTAAGTGATTCCTATTTTCACTTGTTACAAAACCAAATGTCTCAATTGCATTAGGATATTTCTTCAACAGATAACTTCGGATAATACTCATGTGAGTAGCATGTTTCAAATTTTTGCTCTTTTTAGGTTTTTTGTTCAATGTTACAGTGCCGGTATGTACGCCTTTATGGCATTCTTCGCACAATGTAAGAAGGTTTTCTTCATCATCTGTGCCACCATCACTTCTGAATTTAATGTGATGTACTTCTAGTCTACAATTCTTTTTACCACAACATTGACAAGTGTAGTTATCTCGATGAAGAATTGCTATTCGTCTTGATGAGTAGCCATAATTGAAACCTTGTTGATAGCCCCAATGTTTTACTTTTTCGCTGATCAGACTTGGATCCTTCATCAATGCGGTATCGAATTGACTTACTTCTACGATCAGATTCGAATCTGAGATAGGCAATATCTTTTTACAGAATTCAATTTCGTCAATATGAGCCTGAACCTTATGTTTGACTGAAGGTGGTAGCCTATTACTTTTTGTAGAATTACTGCGATTTAGAAATCTAGGTTTTCTGTATCTAGTTTTTCTGCTTCTTCGATTACGCCTATACATTCTACGAGCGTCCATCTTTCTTTTGATATCGTTTCTTAACTCAATTTGAGATTGATATAACACTTTGTCATTCCCGACAACTGCTACACCAATATGTTTGGAGCCTGTATCTACACCACAATAGCACTCTTGAACTACATCTGTTTCTGGTTCATAGAGCAATCTAATAGTAAATGGCTCTCTGCGGACAACTTTTGCTTTCTTTGCTTTTAATAATCTACGAATCTTACCAAAGCGTGCCGTCGGCATAAAAGGTTGTCCATTTTGTTTTAATACATATACCAACATTACGTTTCAGCTCCTTTCGTTGATGACAAGTTTTACTCTATAAGACAGTACCTATCAAACTGTAGTGCCTAACTAACTTCTGTTACCAAAGTTAGTGTTGGGCTTCTCATCGACAATGATAATTAGAGTTTTGAAATTACTGACACAGGACTCACTTAGCACTCTTAGTCCAACTTAATCAGTAATCACAGAGCAACAGTCTTGAGCATTTAACTGAAGGTGTGTATGTGTTTCTTCTAACTATCGTAGGTAAGATTTCTCTGACCTTAGTCTTGTAAACAATCGTACCTTTTAGAAAGGTACTCGGTTTTTAGCCGAGTGCATATTTACCCTGCCCAGACATCCAAAGGATCACTTCGATCTTCGTATCTCGGTAAAGTTTGTCGATACTGAACAACTTTGATAAATCGCTTCCATCTTTTGCTAAGTGGTGGAGCGTTCTCATTACAATGTCATCAAACGATTCTGTCTGTGAATTTTTGTTGCAGATAATAATATCGTATATTTTCTTCATTTTTTCTCTCCTTTGTTATACATATATTATACTATACTATTTTCTAAAAAGCAAATATAAAAAGATGAAGTTATATTTGCTAAAAAGAATATGATATGCTATAATAAGTATATAAGGAAAAGGAGAACGTTATATGAAAAGAAAGTATAACATTGTAGTATGTCCTAAGTGGGAATTACCACTTAAACAATTAAATATTGAAGCAGGAGTAAAATTTTGTGAAAGAGAGTTAGCTGATATGTCTGATGGGAAATTTCCACTTCCCTTATTAGATGTTGATAACGTTGTTTCAAATATTCGTCTTGATATTCTGGCGTATTTGTTCTTCATAAAGCCAGAATATGATAGCTTTTTCCAGCTAGTAAAGGATGTTATGAACAAAAAACAAAATATTGAAAAGATTCTTCAAGATGTTTTTGGAGAGTTATGCGATCTTGCGAAGAAGAGAATCGTGGTTATTGAAAAAGAAGTTCGTGGGATGTACAAAGAATTTAAAAAGGACAATGGAAAAACTGTTGATAAAGAATTTGGTAGCGATATTCGTCCAGCCTTGGTTCCAGTTATTCACAAGATTGAGGAATCGCTTGAAAATTTTGTGCAAACTGGATATAACTACCAACATGAATATATTGCAGACAAGTACCCTGAAGCCATCAGAATTGAAGAAGGTGAAGATGGGGAACAGGTTGAGGTTATGGACTTATTATTCTTCCATGATCCAATGTACTTAAATGTGGACCTACTTGAAAGACGAGTTGGGTCGTTTATTGAAGATATGAAGTGTGATGCACGTATATTGCTGGTTAAAAAGAACAGTATATTCCAACCAGGGAAGATAAAGTTAAGTTAAAAACAAATACAGAAAGAAAAGAGAGGAAAAAACATGGCAAAAGAAATCAATCAAGAAAAAGTATTAGAAGCCTACAATCAGGCAACGAAAAAAGGGGTATTAACGGAAGGACAGTTATTTGCATTTAGTCAGTTTTTGAGTCAATTCACAGACGAATTTGGATACATGATTAAGAAGGTTATAAGAGAATTTTGTCCAGATATCGCCAATGATATTTACAAATTGCATCATTTCAAGATTATGGACGATATGATCTATTTAAATTATGACGCTGGAGAACTTGGAGAAAGAGAAGCGACATTCTATATGCCACTCAATTGGATCGGCTCTAATCTTACAAAGAAAGAAAAGAAGATCGAGGGTAAAATCGCTGAACTTGAAAATCGAAAAAGACGTTCGCAAAAGATGATTGAAAGAAAGAGCGAAACACTTAAATATCTGGAAGAAGAATATGAGCGATTTGGAACGGAAGAAAGCGAGGTAAAATAATGAGGGTGGGTATCAAGGGTGCTGAGGCAACATTAGAAATCTACGAAAAGTTAGAAGCTGGCAAAACAATTTCCGTTGAAGAAGTTGAAACTTGTTGGGGTTTTATCGCCGATGTATACAGTGGAATGGAAAAGAAAGTGGAAAAAATATTACAACTTTTAAAAAACGGCGATCAAAAACTGTTTAAGAAGATCTTGTGGATCAAGGTTGTGAAATACGATGAGTTCGTATATGTAGGATATGAAACACAGGAAGGAGATGAAGCAGAACTTTCTTTTGAGAGAAAACTGTTGGGAATGATTGACAAAGAACTGAAAGAGTGGCATCGAAAATTAAAGAAGAAAAGTCTTGCTTCATTGATTTTAGATACTGAAAGAATAAGACTTGAACTTACAGCATGCAAGCAATCAATTGAAAACGCTGATAAAAAAATAGAAGAACTAAAGAAGAAATTGGAGAAAGGGAAGAAGAAATAGGAGAAGGGAAATGAAGAAGTTAGTACAGATGTTATTGGCAGCTTGTTTTATATTTTCGTTAGCTGGTTGCTATGGTAGTCAAGAAGGTGGAAAGAAAAGTTTGATGAACAATATTTCGCCGACACTCAATTATGAACTTTCTGATAAGACAAAGTTGGAGATTGAGGAAGGAAAAGAAAAGATTATTATTTCTGAGTATTCTTTTATTCAAAGTTATGAAACTTACGGAGATGTTTATGCCCGCATCACAACAATGATTGGAGCCATCAATGAAAAAATGGAAGAAAACGGATACACAATTGTTTCTAGTGATGTTTGTGATGTTGCAAATAATACGCATATCGCAGGCGATTCTTTTATGATCACGCTGATTTTTAGTAAAAAGTAAGAAAAAGAAAAGAGTTGGGAATCTCCACTCTTTTTTTTATCTGTGATTGGTTATTAAAAGCCTACTCTCTTAACTGGGGGCAGGCTATTTTTGTTCTTATAAAATTTCTTCAAATATTTCTGTATCTTCTTCGTTTTCAAAACGCATGATGATGGAAATGTTGTTCATGTCGTCGAAGCACGCTAAGAAGTAGCTCAAGAAAGGTGTGTATTCACCCCATTTCAATGATAAACGATTATTACAAATAAAGTCGGCGTCATAGTGTAAACGCTGAAGAACTGGTACAGCTAGAAGAGAAGCGAACACACGATTGCCGTCTTTTCTTTCTGGTTTAGCCAGGTCTATATTTATCAATTTTTGTGCGTTTTCGATCGTCATGTTTTCAACGGAAGTAACGCCATTGCGATATTTCCCGATTAGCTGTTCAGAAACTCCTGACTTTTTGCTCAGCGAATAAGCTGTTTCACTACTATTCAATGCTTTTTGTACCATTTCGATTAAATTGATCTTTTCCATGTTTTTCTACCATGTAAAACATACGTAAATGTATATTTTATATTCCTTTCTATTTATGTTTCTATACTATCATTATTTATAGTATATGTCAATATCTTTACTACAAATATTTTTAGTAAATATTTTACATAGATATACTTAGCAATCAATTACTAAGTTTCCTGCTTCAACCACTATTGGATCCAGCCTACATGGTTTATGTTTGGGCTACTCCATTCTTATTTACTGTCTTTTTTTTAATAATTATTTCCTTCTAAATATCAAACTTATGCTTGCTAAAAAGAAAATACTATGCTATACTATAGGTATAGAAAGAAAGAGAGAAAAACATGAGAAAGACAAATCAAAAGACAGAACAAGTATCAGCACCAGAACAGGTATCAAAGCTACAACCATTTCCATTTATTGAAAATGAGGATTATTTATTAAAGTTAAAGAGTGGAGATTATGCTGTCGCATATTGGAACCAAGGGCAGTTTTATTCAGGATTTGGCGACCTATACATTGAAGAAGAAATTGCAGGTATTGTTGCATTGAAAGATTTAGGGCTATGAAAAGAAGATACAACATTGCAGTTTGCCCTAGGTGGGATCTGCCGATCAAGTCGTTAAATATTCAGGCTGGAATACAATTTTGCGAAAGAGAACTATCGGATATGTCCAATGGAGAATTTCCATTCTTTTTATTGGATTCTGATGAGATTGCGAAAAACATTCGCCTTGATATTCTCATTTATTTATTTCTTATATATCCTAGATATTATGATAACTTCTTTGCATTGGTAAAAGAAATCAGCAAAAAGAAGAATGTTGAGCAAATTCTTAGAGATTGCTTTGGTGAACCATGTGATCTTGCTAAGAAGAAGATTCCTGCAATCGAGAAGGATATTGTTGGGATGTATGAAGAATTCAAGAATGATAACGGGAACTTTATTAACAAAAAATTCGATAAAGATTTCCGTCTATCCACTACACGCATTCTTAACAGATTTGAACACTCACTAGAAAGCTTTGTGAAAACTGGTTATTGCCATCAGTATGAATATATAGAGGACAAGTATCCAGAAGCCATCAGGATTGAAGAAGAGCCAGATGGAGAAGAGGTTGAAGTAATGGATTTATTATTCTTCTACGATTGCAAGAAGTTAAATGTGGCACTCATTCAAAAGTATATCGACTTGTTTGCTAATGAAACAGATTGTGATGTTCGAGTAGTAGTGGTTAGAGAAGATAAGGTGTTACAACAAAAAGGAGTAGAAAAAATAGAGCAGGATATCCGCAAGTTGTTAGGAATGGAGCTTAATCAATCAGGAAAGGGAAAATAAAAAATGTTATTCGAGAGAAAAGATATAAAGAAGATTATCGAGATTAGCGAAAGAGTTGCCGATGGAAATAAGTCGTTATCGGCTCAAGATGTCGTAGCGTTTGACTCATTTTATTCAAGCGTTAAGCTTGGTGTTGAGGCGAAGGTGGCAGAAATTGCCAACGCTTTCTACCCGATCACAAAGCGTAAGTTTTTTGAGCTAAGAGATTTCTGCGTTGTTGATGATATGGTTAATGTTGCTTGTTACGACCTGGATGTGAATGTGTTTACATTCTCATTCCCGATCAGGATGTTTAACATGAGTAAGAAGGAAATCGAAAGTCATACATTTGACTTATGTCGTCGTCAGCTCAGAAACAAGAAAAAAGAATTAGAGGAAAAAGAAAAGGAAGTAGATGCGTTAAAACAGAAGATTTCTGATTTAGAAGCGACATGCCAAGCTAAGGAATACTAGAAGGAAGAAGGTGGGTGGCACTTAACGAGGTGTTGTCCATTTTTTATATAACTTGTTTCGAGTAATTTTGAGCTGTTTCAAGTAAATTGCTGCTTGTGTTATACTGTTATTTCTGTTATAATCTAGTTAGCTGATCTACCAATGGTAGAAACAGTCCCTAAAGACGAGTTAAACTAATCTCTGCAAGACGCAGCAGGAACGTTTCTCGTCTTTTGCCTTTATAATTGACAAAGCTGGGTAGACTAAAATTAGACTAAGTAGACTAAGTTTAGACTGAAACTGGACTAGGATTAGACTAATACTAGACTAGATTAAGACTAGGAATAGACTGAGAGTGGACTAGAATTAGGGCTATTTTAGACCGATACCAGACTAAGATTAGACTACGACTAGACCGAAATCAGAACTTATTATCTTGATCGTGAACTGCTAGATCAACGTAGGGAAACAAAAGAAGCTGATCCAAGAGATAAAATGGAACGGTATAGGGATATTTACTAAGGAAGATAAAAAAGAAAAAAGGTGGAAGAATAAGACAGCCACCTTTTATTATGTGTGTGCGTCAAATGATGCCAGCCCAGCCAGATAAACCATGAAGGCATCAGTAATATAAAATTACACAATATAGCAAAACAACCCTATAAAGAACTAATATAAGCCACAACCCCATTACGTAACATGGGAACATTATCACTCATACCAAATAAGCAATTGTCGCAATTCTCTATCAAACCTTCTAAAGATAACATATATTTCAATCGCAAAGAGGTAAACAACATAGAACTTGCAAAAATCTCCTTAGCAACCATAGAAGGACTTCTTAATGGACCTACATCTACCGATACACTTTCTTTAGGCTTTTCATACATTGTAAACTTATCCGTAGGTTTTACAATATAGCTAGTCAGATTCATGATCGGATTCAGGTATATATTGGAGCAACCTTCTCTATCAATCAATACTGTCTTATTTTCCGTGATCTGATTAGCGATCGTCTTTTCAATAATGATGAACAAAGATTGAAAGTCCACCTTTGTTTCAGGGAAGCAGTGGTGATAAGACTCGATACCAAAAGTTTCCTTTAATTCATTGAAAAAGAATTTATCACTGAAATCCATTCCAAACAGTTGAGTAGCAAATACAGTTTCTTCCGTTTTTTCATCTTTTAAGATCAGTTCTATTTTTCTCATTTTCCTTCTCTCTTTCTTTACCTAGATTATATCATGTTTTCTATATTTTCTCAAAAGAAAATAAAAGGAAGATACAAGATATGCACAAGTAAATGGATCTAAACTTGTTCCCTGTTTCTTCCTTAGATCTTCTTTTATTTTTCTTCTTATCAAAAGAGAGAAGATAGGAAATTGGTAAGAAAAGGTATATACAAGAAAGGATACAGGAAGAACAAAGGAAAGTACCCAGAAAGAAGCACATAATAAATATCAACCGTGACTTGCCATATACTGTTATACATGATATACTTTAATTAGCTGATCTACCACGTGTAGAAACAGATTCGAGGAACCACCCTGACACTTCCTGTAATGACGCAGCAGGAAAGATAGGATGGTTTCTTGTTTTTATAAAAGGAATGGAATTACAAAAGAAGCTGGGTGTGAAAATTTCCAATTTATTCTCTTACCTTTCTTCTTTTTTTAGAAAAAAAGAATAAGGAAAAGGCAGGGAAAGCATACAGAGGTGTATTAGGGATAATATTGCGTTATCTATTCGAATGGCACGCCGACATCGAATAGGTCGGTGGTTGTCTTTGTTTATACACAATTTTTACAGTGTTTGTACCAACAGAATATAAAAATAATTCTCGAAAGTCATACTGTTATATGCTATAATATAGATAGGATCAATAGAAAGGAGGCGTAATGCAAAAGCGTAAATTTACAGTGGTAATACAACTACATGAAAAGAATAACCAAGATATAATTACGTATGTAGAATCTTCTCGTAGTGAATACGCTAAGGCAGTACGTGAAACTTTCTATACTATTAAAAATTCGGATAGTTTTAATGAGTCTAGTTTTAACACTTATTTACAAAGTTCTTACGGCATCACCAGAAGAACTGCGAAGTCAATTATATCAGATGCTCAAGGGCGTTTTAATTCACTAAAAGAACTAAAGCAATATGAAGCAAAACAATTAGAACGTAAAATTAGCCATCTTGAAGAACGGGTAATCCCAAAGCTAGTCAAGAAGATGGATGATAACTCAAAGTTGCTCCAAGCTAGAATATCTGTTTCACTAATAAAACAACGAAATCTAAGGTTAAAGATAGTAGCTAAAAAGAACAAGTTAAATCGTTTAAAGCAGAAGCTTGTTAATTTGAACTACCAACTAGAATCAGGTAGGTTAAAACTTTGCTTTGGTACAAAGAAGCTGCTTGAACAAGATTATGATAAGTTTGTTGAACAGCGAGATAGTCAGATGACCTTTATTGGTGCTAAAGAAGAAACCTGTTGTAATCATAATTTTCAGTTGAGGTACAACCGAAAAGATAACCAATTTTCGATTAAAATGCGTAGGGATTTTGGTGGGTATAAATCGGTTAATATTAAAGACAAGTTTATTTATGGAAAAGTTTACTTCAATCACCATAAAAATAAGATCATCTCTATTCTAAAAGATAAGAACAGTCCATTATCTTATAAGATCATTAAAAAGAATGATCGATATTATATTTGCTGTACCTTTGAAATCCAGATAGATACAAACAGCTTTATAACCTGTTCTGATTACGGAACGATCGGCTTAGATTTTAACAAGGGGTTTGTCACATTATCAGAAACAAATCAATATGGACACTTGGTACAAACCAGATTTCTGCCTTATCGTTTTAGGGCTGGGAACAAAACTAAAACAGATCTACAAGAAATCGCAAATCATGTAATGACATTAGCAAGCCAAACTGGTAAAAGTATTTGTATTGAAAATCTTGATTTTAAGGTAGCAAAATCTAAGACTGAAACAAAGCAAGGAAAACAATACAATGACATGACTCACTCTTTAGCCTATCATCAATTCGTTGAAACAATGGAATCTATTGCTTATCGAAATAAAGTAACTCTTATTAAAGTTAACCCAGCCTGGACATCTTGGTTAGCGAAGAAACTCTTTTGTCCAACTATGAAGCTCAATGTTCACGTCGGAGCTTCGTATGTTATTGCTAGACGTGGACAAGGTTACAAAGACACCGTTAAAAGTCTTTAACACCAATCAGTCCTATATAGATGTATCAACGCAAGACAGTTGAGCATCTCCCTTTAGGATGTTGTTTGTCCAGAAACTTCAGCAACAATCTTTATTGTGTGGCTCAAGTCGAAATAGAGTGAGTTGAAGTGGAATAGGTTAACCGTAAGACCTTGGGTTGAAAAACTCTAAAATTGACCTAGAAACGAAATCTTTGAATTTCACTATTTCTAGTTACGGCTGATAGAGGAGCCCAAGATGCTGTTCTATAATGGATTTATTATTTATTGGTTTTATCACTGGGTTGTTATACTAGCCCAGTTTTTATTTTGACCAACTTGATTCTTGGGTTGCTATATGGAACCAGTTTTATCATTACAGATATCTATAAATTGGTCTGCTCTACTATCCATATTACATTTCTTATCAAATTCTGTTTTTGGTCTACTATACTGGACCAATGTTTTATGATCTACTATTATAAAACTGGGTCGCTCTATAGAACCAGTATTATTTGTTTATACCAATTATATATTGGTCCACTCTACTGACCCATATTTTTATATTTATCTATATTTTTGGGCTGATCTACTGAACCAACTCTTACTACTTGACTACACTGGTTAACTATACAAGCCCAGTCTTTATTCTCATTATGTTGATTCTTGGGCTAGTATACTGACCCAGTTTTCTCATCTTAGTTTTCTTATTTCTTGGGCTGCTCTACTATCCATATTATATTCTTGATCACTTCTTTCTTGGGTTACTAGAGCATACCAATATCTTATTTCTCTATCCATTTTCTTGGGCTTGTATACGAGTCCAATTCTTGTTTTTCGATGTCCTTAACCTTGGGCTGCTATATGGAACCAGCTTTTAGGTGATTTTTGGAAAACGTGCCCTGCTCGCTGCTCTCTGGCTCTATGCCATGGTTATCTTCGCCCACTTCCGCCTCCCCTTTGGGGTTCGTTCGCAGCTCGCTTTTCTTTTTTTATACTTCTTATCTTCCTATTCTTCTTCTTATTATCATCTTATACAGGAAAATCTACGTGATCACCGTGATAAAAGGGGTGCAAAATGGGATTCTAAACGGAAAAAGAGAGAAAATTCAAGAAAAGTGAAGAGAAAGTCCTTATATCTTCCTTTATTTAAAAGGGGAAAAAAGAAAGAAAGTATCGAAAAAGTTAACTTCTTACTAGATTTCGGTACTATTTCTTAGAAAATTCCTTTATTTTCAGCTTCTTCTTACTAATTTCTTGCCGATTTCCAATTCTTAACAAAGGAAAATTAAAAGAAAAATGTCATATTTGAACACAAAAATATCGAATTATGTCAAATTTATCCCTATTTTTAAGGAAGAAACGCCCATTCTTGTCCGTTCTCTCTTTATTTTCAGGAAGCCGTTGTGTTTTCCCATGTGTTTTCTGTACCTTTTTCTTATTTTTGAAAAGAAATTAACAGGAAAAGGGTAGTGAAGTTACCCAAGAATGACTAAATTTATCACTTAATTCTATGATCGTAATGAGAAAAGGCGAGATAAGATGCGAAAATAGTGCAGAAATTGCCTATTTTGCCCCTTCGACCTAGGTTTAAAAGGAAAATGGGGCTAGATAGTATTATTGCGTTACAGGAAGCCTTTGTGTTTTCCTGTACTTTTTCTTTTTATTTTCTCTTGTTTGAAAAGAAGAAGAAAGGAAAAAGGAAATTCAAAGGCAAAAGTGCTGGAATGCACTTTCGCTCAAACTTATATTCTCAAAACTAATAATGAAAACTAGGAAATAAAGAAGGAAAATGCAGGAGTGACCTAGGTATTAGTGACGATTGAGTTACAGTGGAGTATCGGAAGAAGAAAAGAAGGTACATTAGAAACTAAACTGAATATTATGGTTATGGCGTAGTAGGGTTTATAATCTCCTTTTATTTTCTTTTGTTTGGGGCTTGATTATTCATTCATACTTCGGCACACAGGGAAGCCACTGGATTTTCTTGAAGTAATCTCGATTTATTTCTTTCGTTTAAAAAGAATAAAATACGAAAGAGAAAAGAATATTATTTCGTATCATAGGTTTCTTTTGCTTTTGCCTACACTACACGGTGTTGAGTGCTTGCAAATGTGATGTCAGTGTTTGTTGATTAAGATAAAAACAAGACTTCGTATTGTGAACTTCTAATATAAAAGCCAACAATATTTTATGCAAATTTTGCGACAATACATATACTCAATATGTAAATGTCACACATAGTTTCCTTTGCAGTTACCATTTTATATTCTTTTAAGAATATGTTTTGGAGTATTTTTATATTCTCTATGGAAAGTATTTTTATATTCTAGTTAGCAAATAAAAAAGGAAGATATTTGATATTATCTTCCTGTAAATTCTGATAAAGCTTGTCTGTTTTTGCTTTCTTTATCACTATGTTCTTGTCTAAGTTTTTTAGCTCTTTCACGTTCTTCTTGGATAGCTTTATTGATGAAATCCATCTTACTTAGATGCTCTCGTTTCATTGGAACACGGTCAATCATTAAGCCTAAGTTTTGACATATCTCACAAAATTTTTCTCTGATCATGGCTGTGTAGGTGATCAGTCTGTTGTTAAATCTTGACTCTGGTTCATCCGCAAATGGAAGTGGAACCCCAGCTTGTTCAAGTGCTTTTTCTTTGCCGATCTCAAGTCTAGTAGTGCCATCAGGATTACGTTCTTTGTAAACAAAGATCTTGCGTTCGTGAATATGTGGCGTTGATTCATCAAGATGTAAAGCTGAATTGAGAACGATGACACGACCTTTCGTGATTTCCTTTTCATACTCTGCCAACTGCTTATAGGCTTCAGAAAGTTTATCTGCATCTGGAAAATCATATAAATTTCCGATCTGAATAATACTTTCCGTAGGTCTATATCTTGATGACTTACGGAATTGGTCCATTGTCATGAGCCTATCCTTTTTTCTGATTTTTCTGACTTTTTCATTTCTAAATTCTAAAGCATCTGCAAAGTGTTCTTCATAAAATCGTTTCTCAGCAGCCTCAAAGTCGTCTGCCATTTCTGGATAAAAGCACTCATACACATTATCAGAAACTCTTTCTTGGATGACATGAGGAGATTCATTTAGATCATAATTTCGACAATTATGGTTTGGATTTCCCTCCCATTTTTGCCCATTGTGAATTGATACTTTCATTTTAAATAACCTCTTTTCTCTAGTAAGGAGTATACCACATAAAAAAAGTTGTGACAATACATATATATAATGTCACAACTGAAATTGTATTTATACCGCAAAAGACAGATCTTTTGGAAGATCGGCATAAAATTCTTCTCCTGTTTCAAGACAAAGGCAACCAAGTGGTAATTGTCTTGCACATCCACAATCAAGGTTGATCAGATGCCCTTTTGCTGCTTTTGAAATCTTTGGTAGTCCTCCAGATCTAGTTTGACCATAAGAACATTTGAACACTGGGGTATGTCCGATCAAAAGCGTAGTATCTTTATATAACGCATATAAAGAATGGAACTTATTATACAGAAGTGTAGGGTTCATGCTGTTAGCATATTCTCTACTCCACAACACACGTTCACGATCATGCGTGTTGGCATCTTTATACAATAAGATATCGTTATAGTAATAATCTAAATGGGTTGCATGAGCGATGTAGTATCGCCTATCGTTAACGCTCAAATTAGGGATAACGATTGGACATTGCGTAAGATCATAGAGAATTGAATATTGCTCTGTAAATGGAAGCTCTTCAAACTGTTTTAAAGTTTTTTCATTTCCATTTGAACTCCATATATACATCGCATCGTCATCTTTTTCAAGCAAAGCCTGAAGCATAAGATGCTCATGATTCCCAATTAATAAGACGATATTCGGTTTCGATAATATGTATTGTAACAACTTGATTGATTGATCGCCTCTATCTATTACATCTCCATTGACATATAAAATATCTTCATCGGAAAAGTTTATCTTTTTTAATATATCCAGAAAATAGTCATACTGACCATGAATATCACTCATTACATAATGCATTGTTACCACCTTTCTACATGTTCTATTATATCATAACAGTATGATATTTTAAAGATTATGACGCTTTTATTATGTGATTTCCAAAAGAAAAATCTAACCTTTTGGCTAGATTTCTTTCTTGTATATCTGGATATAATCCATATCTTTTTTCTCTTCATTATACCCTTTAACTTGCACAATTTCCTGAACTGCGAAATCTTGTAGATATACGATTGTGTCAAACGACTTCGTAGAACGTTTCGCTTGTTCATAGGTTACGTTTTGCATTCCTCTTAGTGTTAGATCAACAAGCTTATCACTTGCATCTCTTGCAGATTGGGAGTGGATCGATAAAGCTGTTCTACATCCAGAATTTGATAATGTAATGGCAGATACTACTTCAGGACCTTTCACTTCACCGATAATAAATACATTGGCACCAGCAACCAAAGCCATCTGTCCTAACTGTTCTAGCGTACATGGTTGCTGTCCGTTTTGTGGATTTAATACAACATGTTCAAACATGATTCCTTTTCGATAAGCAAATAATTCATCGTTTTCTTGGATACATAAGATTTCTGCCGAAGACTCATAAGCCTCTTCCAAAAACCAATTGAGCAATGTTGTTTTACCAGATCCAGGAGGACCAGCAAATACGACTCCCTTACTATATTTCCCACAATCAAGTAGGTAGTTGCGAATCTTTTCATCCATCATTCCAGCTTTGATTAAATCGTCAGCCATTAACTTCTTTCTAGGTAACTTTCGAATATGAATAATAGGATATCCAGAGCATGTAATATATGGTGCTGTGATAGAAAATCTTAACAGGTATTGTTCATCCTGCTCATCTGTAAACGTCTGGGTTGGGACACCTAAGTCGATTCCATTTACAGTCGCTACACCATTAATAAATCTTATATAGTCAGCCTGATCGATAAAGGTGATATTTGAAAGATACGCCTTTCCTTTGATTCTGACTCTTATTGAATAAGGATCCGTAATTTTAATATCACTAATATCTGGATCGTCAATAAGGTCCTGTACAATATATAATTCAAACAATGCTCTATGTAGCTTGTCAATTAGTGCTGGGACATCTTCTCTTTGAAGTCTTAAAGTATCTACAAATGTTCTTTGGATATATGCCTTTAACATCTCCATAAAAGATTCTTCATCTTTTTGACCTCTTAATACACTATAATAAGAATTCTTTTCTGCTTCTGTAATATAGCCCATTGCTTCTTGGAAGATTGAAACAAAATGCTCGTAATCGCAAATTGTTTTTATTTGCATATCTTTAGCTTTTAAGTTGTAAACAAGCTCTTCTCTACTATCGATTTCTTCAAGCCGTCTTGGAATATAAGTATCCAGCTGATTTAGAAATGGCTTTTGTGTAGACGATGTTTTTAATTTTTCATCTTGTTCCTCTACCATTTGCAGATGGAGTTCTTTTTCTTCTTCTGTATAATTTCTCTTTATATCATTAGGAATGATCAGCTTGCTTTTTTCTTCATTTATATTATTGTCTTGCTTCACGCCTATAAAATCATACAATTCACCAAATTTAATTTTTTGCCCATAAAAACGAATTAACACATAAGCCTCAAGATAATCTCCAACTAGTTTTACAGAGATTGACAATGGATCAAAAAGTGTTTCTTTCTTTTTAATATTTAAAAATTCATTTATCTTTTTTTGCAGTTCCGTAATTCCAATAAGAAGACTATGCTTTGATACAAACATATAAACTGGGTTAGACCAAACACCACCTTTATCTGGAATGATTGTGTTTGCTATTTTTTCAAAAGATTCGCCTTTTGAATAAATGATAAATTCATCTCTGTCTTGTAATTGGTATTTCTCTTCTAATTTTGCTAATTGGGAATTGTTTTTTGCGATTCCAACAATTACATTTCCTTTATCTCTTGTCATTTTTGTTTCTCCACATTGTAGCTATAGGTTCTTCCAGAAAGACCTATTACCTGTAACTTATATTCGCCTTTAACTAGCTTTATAGTTGTTTCTAATTTGCCAGCTTCTTCCTGCGATAAGAATGTAGCTCCATCATCTCCAATGATACGAGCTTTTGGATCTGCCACTTTGTAATTTCCTTTCTTAATTTCCTTTATTTCGTAGCTGACACTTACTTTATAATCGCCATCTTCATTGATTACGATTTTTTCTTCTTGGATATCATCACTTTCTAGTGATTGCTTCTTTTCGTTTTCTGAGTTATCTGATGATTCATAAGTAGGAGTGTTAGGGACATTTACATCTGTTGATTCATCCCATTCCTTACCTGAAGTTGAGTATTTAATAAAGCCATAACCTTCAATCAAGTAATAACCACTGTTGAGCCATGTAGGCAATGTAATCGAAATCGTCTTGTTTTGCATATATTCAAAGCTTTTGATTTCGTATGTTTCAGTTGACATTAAAGCTTTTACATCTGCTTTGATTTTATAGTTCTTTAAAATTGTACCAACGTAAACATCAGTGGAATAGGTCTTACCCTTTTCTAGTCCGATAATAGTTCCTGCTTCAGATATATTTCCAGAACGTAACTTTGCGTTTCCGATCGACTCAATTACAGCTTGGCTATCTCCTACTGAGGTTAGTTGGTTGGCATCTGAACTAGGATTCACATTTAATTCTTTTACATCTGTATCAAAAGTGTATCTACCCGCTGTATTAGCTTTCAACCCACAAACGCCTATTGTGTATCCAAGATCATAAAATCTTTCAACAGTAACATCGCCTTCAAAGATGCCTTCATTCTGTCTGTATACGATCTTATCTCCTGGATACATCGTTGGGATCTTTGTATCCGTACTTTCATTAAGCCACGCAACACGACTTGAATCACCATTTTTAACAACACTATTTCTTGTGAAGGTCGCATCTCCTAAAAATGCTTCATAATAAGTGTTATCTCTTTCAATATAGAAAGATCCGTTTTTTAATTTGTTTACATTCGTTTCTATCGTTGCTTCATTACTATTGTCTTGAGAATCTTCAGATGAACATCCTGTTAATAATGAAAGTGTTAATCCTATTAATAAAACTTTTTTCAAAATCATATAGAAAGTCTCCTTTTTATCATTTATATTATGCTATTTTTTTACTGTTATATCGTAATTTTTATGCAGTTTTACCAATAGAGTATAAAAATGGAAATAGTTCTCGAATATCATACTGTTATATGATATAATATAAGTGAAATCAATAGAAAGGACTACTATGGACAAAAAATATAAAGCAATTCCGTATAAAGTTACAACCCATCACGACGCCATTGAAGATAAAAATGAGCCATGGAACAGTGAGCCAGCTTATGATACTTCCGAAATACGTTATTGTATTGTGGCGAATGATACAGGAGAAGTATTAGACGACGCACAAGGATATGGTTACAGAACGGCACAAAAGGCTTATGCAGGTTATGCATATAAGACAAGAGATAAGAGCAAAGATAAAGAAAAAGCTGATAAGAAAAAACATATTCAGAAATGGATGAAAGAACACAAGGGATTTGTCAGAGCCATGGACGAAACAGCTTTTGAAATTTTAAAAGGCACTTGGGGACCCGATGACGAATTTGATGCTAAACAAGTCAAGGATATGCTTAAAGAATGGGGGTTAAATCCAGACTTTACAGCAGGCGAATTATTAAGGGCGTGGAGAAATTGGTAAACAAAAAAAGAGAGCAATCGCCCTCTCTTTTTTTATTTCGACATATTTGCTAATCCTTTCGTGAAACTTGTTTGATTTAGATTTTCGATTTCAAAATCTAGGAATTGGATCTGTTGTGTAACTAATAAAGTTCCATCATTCTTCTTAAAGAAGTTGTTTGAAATGTTACCATACAATGTTAATGTTGCTGGTCCATTGATTGAAGATGCTAAATTAGCTAGTCCAAAACCAACGGCTGTAGAAGTGGATGACACAAATTTGATGCCATTCCCTCCAATTTCCTTCTTGTAAGATCCATAATTTTGAACGATTTGAAATCCAGTAACCTTAAAGATAAGATCTGGATTACCATTTCCTAATGGTTGGAACTTTTCGTTCTCTGTAATAGCCGCTAGTAGATCCTCGTTCTTTATTTCAACATCATACTCTAGGGTATCAGTTGCTTTAGGATCGAATGGTGTTGCGTTTTGTTGCATATTCTTCACCATTGCTTCAAATCCATCTTTTGTAACGGATGCACCAGCTGCTCCAGCATGTCCACCATGTCCTAAGAAAGAATCAGCACATCTATCAAGATGCTCCTTTATATCGTATCCTTCTGGGGCACGGAATGAACCTTTCAAGATTCCATCCTGACCGTTTGTAAATACAGCACATGGTAAGTTGTATCTCTCTAGTATTTTGGCTGCTAGAATTCCGATAATACCTGGTTTGATGTCTGGAACATAAACAATGACTGGGTTTTTGATTTCATTAGCTTTTTCTAAGGCTTCAAGTTGAGGTAAGATGCCCTGTTCATAAGCATTAGCCGTTGCTAACTTTCTTTCGTCATTACACTGCTTTAAAATCTTCATAAGCTCTAAACATTCAGAGTAATCGGAAGATGTTAATAGTTCTACAGCATATTTTGCATAACCATCATACATACGCTCTAAGGCATTGATTGCTGGTCCACAAGTAAATCCTGCTGTAACTCCAGTCCAATGAGAGATTCCAAACTCATAAGCCATTGCCTTTAATCCTGGCAGAGCATTTGTAATATCATTGTTTAGAACCTTTAAGCCCTGATAGGCGACAACATAATTTTCTTCTGTTAACACCATCTGATCGCAAAATGTAGCAAGCATTGCAATTGGCTTTAATAGCTCAAGCAATGGATTGCTGCTGCCCAATAATGAACGAGCAATCTTGTAGGCGTTTCCTGCACCACAGTATCCTGTAAAATCAGCCGAATTTGGAATTGCTTCTGCATCCAATATAAAATCAGCATTTGGTAATACAGCATTACCATTTTCTATTACAGGTTGATGGTGATCAGTAACAATCACCGTGTATCCAAAACTTTTTGCATAGGCAATAGGTTCTAGTGCAGCAATACCATTATCAACTGTTAAAATAAGAATCTCATTTGAATCTAAATTGTTATCAGACGCATACTGGTTTACTTCATCGACCATTGTTTTGTTTAAACCAAATCCTTCGCATCTACGTGGGATCCGATAGTGAACATTGGCAAAACCAGTCCATCTCATTGCCCATATAAGAATTGAAATCGCACTTGTTCCATCTACATCATAATCACCGAAAATAAAAATTGTTTTATTTTTATATTCATTGATCTTTGCAGTAATTTTTGGTAAGTCCTTCATGTTGTATTGATCAGCGATAGAACGCTTAAACCAATTGTTGATTTCTTGTACTGAATTTAGCCCAAGATTTTTTAAATGGGCTTCGGCGATAGAATTTACTCCATCCTTTTTCTTAAATTTGTATTTCATTTTATTTTCTTCCTCTTTTCTATTTTTATCCATGATCATCAAATGTGTCAATATCATTATGCTATACCAAATAAAAAGAAAAAAAGCCGTGAATAATCACGACTCTTTTTTTTAGAATGGCAAATCATCTGACGTAATGTCAAAATTATTTGCGTAATAATCTCCACCTGTAATAGCATTAAACTGAGCTTCACTCATCTGATCTGCAACTGGTTGCTGAACAGGAGTCTGTACCTGTGGCTGTGGCTGATATGCCTGTGCCATTTGCTGAACCTGTGTTTGAGCTGTTGGCTGCTGATACTGCTGTTGAGCTACTGGTTGCTGATATGGCTGTTGCATATTCATCTGAGCCTGTGGCTGGTAAGTCTGCTGCTGTACTGGCTGCTGATATTGTGGCTGAGCCTGTTGTAATTGAGGTTGGTATGCCTGTTGCTGCATCTGTTGAGCAGGAACCTGAACTTGAGGCTGATAACCTTGTTGCATTGGCTGCTGAACAGGAACTTGAGCCTGTGGCTGATATGCCTGTGCCATTTGCTGAACCTGTGGCTGAGTCATCGGTTGCTGGTACATCTGCTGGACTACTGGTTGCTGATTTGCTTGGACAGGCTGTTGCCCCTTCTTTCTAACAATTACTGGAGTAGCAGCAATAACGATACCTAAGTTATTGAATGCTTTGCCGTCTTCTTTAGTTGTCTTGTAAACGGATAAATATCCACTCACTGCAATTAAATCACCTACTTGATAGATTGTTCTATCCAAATTTTCGAGTAATTTCTTACTAAAAGAAGCAAACATAAATATCGTCTTTGGGTTTTCTTTGCTACCATAATTTAAAGCAAATGAAAAACCAGTTGGGAACAATCTTGCAACTGTTCCAACAAAGAATCCTGCCGCTTTATCATCTCCTCCTGGAACTAATGTGACGCTGTTGGCATTAACCCTGTAATATGTTAAGCCATCTTTACCTTCATCAGATGATAAATAACCTGCTACAGCAACAGGGGTGCCTTTTTTTGCAAAGCGTTCAAGATCTGACGCAGATCTACCATCAAATACTGAAACATTAAAAAATGATGCATTTCCAGTTTCATTTTGGTCATTTGATTTGTTGACAGCCATACTAAAGTGAGCACACTTCTTGCCATCTTTTGTTGTTGATACTTTGATCTCTGAAGCTACGTTTCCTGATACTAAAATACTATTTGACATTTTATTTTCCTCCTTTGCCCTCTTTTTGGGGCTATCATAACAAATGTCTAATTTATTTGATATTTTTCCATGTCATCAAATAAATACAATTCAATTATGTAATAAAAATAAATTTAAAAAAATGAACTTATAACAAATTTGAGTAGATATAGCATAATATATATGAAAGGATGTATAAATTATTTATGTTAGATAACCACGCTATTGAAGTATACGAGAATTATTTATTAGGGAAGACAAAAGTTCTTAGTTTGAAAGAGCTTATTAAAAAGGATAAAATCGATGATATTGTAGAGGATGAACAAGAGAAAATTAATCAAAGAATTGAAGAGGCAAATAGTGTTATTCAAGAGAAAAAAGCAATCGCAATTATCGCTTATGCTATTACAAAAATATTGAGATGGACACCTGTATATGCTGCCGATAATTTAACTAGTGATATTGTTGATCAACTAAAAATCAGGGGGCTTTTTAAATATATCGATACTCCAATGACAATCGTTGCAACAGGAGATTACAAATGGATTATCAAGAGGGTATTTCCATTAGAAGTGCCATATAACATGTGTGATCAAGCTGTTGATATCTATAAGAAGATTTTGAACGGACAAATGAAGTCATTCCCACATGAATACTTTAAGGATGAACATGGAGAAGAAAAGCTTGCCGCAATATTAAAATATTACATTGCTACAAATTTTGCCATTTCTTCAGTTGAAGATCTTTATATAGCATTTGGTAGAGATAAAAATAGGGTCAGCAAGCTTGACAAAGCCTGTTTGTACTATGCGTATTCGGGTATTTATGAATCTCCATTAGAACTTTTACACTACTCCATAGGAAAAGATAAGGATGATTTTTTATACGAATTTTATAGTTATATGAACGTTTTTGACGAAGTTGCGAAAGAATTTTGAAAAAATTGTGGATAAAACGTGAAGAAACTAGCATAATTAGTAGTGAACTATACGTTCACTTCTTTTATTTGTATAAGAAGAATAGAAAGGGAAAAATGAAGAAGAAAATTATTAAAACGGCTGCATTTGGAGTTGTAGCCACAGGTATTGCATCTGCTTTATTACCTGTTTCCGCAGAAGGAGTCACTCCACCATCAGCTACAACAAAGGCAACTATTACAGTTCAGAATGTTGACGCAGCTGATGCGAACGCTGAAGTAAAGGCTTATCGTATTGTCAAGCCAGAATTCAACGACCACGGTTTACTTGGCTATAAGGCTGTAGATGGCATTACAATTGCCGACTTAGCTAAGCCAACATCAGAGGAAGTACAGGCTGCTGTATCCTACATTCTAGCTCATCAGACAGAGTTTGAACCTATTTCCTTAACTCGTAATGGTACAGATTTTACAGCAGAAGCACCAGCAGGCGAATACGTTGTATTAGTTTCTAAGTCAAACACAACTGTTTATAACCCTGCAATCGTATCTGTAAACATTCCAAACGCAAACGTAGATGCTGCGGATGGTGGTACAGTCAACCTAAACAATGCCTTTGCAAATGGTAAGGTAGCATTCTTAAAGAGAAGCACACCAACTATGGAAAAGAACATCATTGTAGATGGTCAGAAGAAGAAGGGCGACTTGGTATCTGCTGATGGCGTTGGCTCAACAGTTGCTGATGAAATCACTTTCCAAATTGATACACAGTTACCGTCCTATCAAGTTGGCGAAAATGGAACAGTTTACAAGAACCCACGCTTTGAAATTTCAGATAAGCTACAAGATGTATTTGAAAACATCTCTGAGATCAAGATCCAGAATGCTGCTGGAGCTGATTTAGTAGCAAACACAGACTATGAACTAGTTAATGGTGTAGGCAGTAAGGACTTTACAGTTAAGTTCAAGAGTGAATACTTAATGGCTCATGGTAATGAAGCAGTTAAGATCGTTTATAAGACAAAACTTACTTCTACTGAAACAAATCAGAACTTTGCAGACAACAAGAACGTTGCTACATTGAAGTATTCTAATGATCCAACAAATGAACAGTCCGTTAAGATTGTGAAGGATAAGACATACCACTACACATTCTCTATCGACGGAAACATTGATGGAACATGGGAAGAATCAGGTAGTACAATTGATGGCAAGCAAGGCAAACATCAAACACATGAATTAAATAAGGTAACAGAACGTACAGAATCTACTACTTGGGAAGAAAAAGAAGACGAAACACATACATTTACAAAGCATTCTACAAAGGCTTTGGCAGGTGCTAAGTTCGGACTCTATAGTGATGAAGATGCTCAGACAAAGGTTGCAGAAACAACTTCTACTGATAAGGGCTTCATGAACTTCCATGGCTTGGATGCTGGCACATATTACTTAAAGGAAATTTCTGCTCCAGCAGGTTATTCTTTAAATAATACAGTATATAAGATCAATATCGTTGCAAACCTTGACGAAGAAGGTGTATTAACAGACTACTCCATTTCAACAGAAACTAAGGTTGGTGCCGCTTGGAACAAGGTTGGCGAAATGAAGTATACAAATACTAAGGAAGTTGATAATAAGGCTTTATTAGATACTGGTGATGAAAACCCAGATTATGGTAAGGTTAAGAATACTATCGTAACAGCAATCGACAACCCTACACAGATTGAAAATACTAAGTTAGCAGCATTACCTTCTACTGGTGGTGTTGGTACAGTAATGTTTACTGTAGCTGGTATCGGCTTATTCTGCGGATTTGGCTATGCATTTATGCAAGCTCGCAAAGAAAAAGAAGAATTAGCAAAGTAAAATAAGAAGGAAGTGTAAAAGCTTCCTTTTTTTATATGTTTTGATGAATATATAGCATAATATAAGCATGAAAAAGAAAAGAAGAAAGTTTATGGTCCAATTGTTTTGCCTTTTAGGTATGACAATCGGGCTTGGAATCATGGGATATCCAATTGCAAGTGACCTGTGGAATAAGTATCGAAATGACCAGATTGCTGATGAATACGAAAACAATGTAAAAGAACTTGATAAAGAGCAGATTGATAAAATGTGGGCTGAGGCAAAGGCTTATAATGATCAACATACAGTCAACTTCGTAAAGGATGTTTTCCATGATAATGAGGATTATGTGTTATCACACCCTTATGATCAATTGTTGAATCCGACAAATGATAACGTTATGGGATATATAGAAATTCCGAAAATCAACGTTCGTTTAGCTATTTATCATGGTATCGGTGAAGATGTATTATCAAAAGGAGTTGGACATGTAGAAGGAACAAGCTTACCTATCGGTGGCGTTGGGACCCACACAGTATTAAGTGGACATAGAGGACTTCCTTCAGCAAAATTGTTTACCGATCTTGACCAGATGAAAGAAGGAGATCTGATTTACTTGCACGTCTTGGATAAAACAATGGCTTATAGGGTAGATAAAATTGATACAGTTCTTCCTGAAGATACAAGTGGACTTGCAATAGAACCAGATAGCGACCTTGTTACACTGATAACTTGTACACCTTATGGTGTAAACTCTCATAGATTACTTGTTAGAGGAAGAAGAATTGACCCAGTTCCAATCGAGCAAAAGAAGATTACTCCGATTGAGCAGGTTTCCAGTATGCCAATCAAAGAAAAGGCTTTGGCAATTGGATTAATTGTTTCTCCGATCTTACTAATTATTTTAGTGGTGAGTGACAAAAAGAAAGAGAAAAAGAAAAAGCAGGGCAAGTAAGCCTTGCTTTTATTTTTTAGGTGGAATGTATCCATTCGATATCAGAGAATAGAAACTTGGAATATTTACATCAAAGTTTTCTTCTTTGTTGTATCTTTCACATGCCATGGCATACTTTGTAGTCATGCCGCCTTTACGTCGAAACTCTTCTTTGTTTAATGCTCCCTTTGGTCTTTTGCTTCCTTCTATTGAAACCATGTTCCCGATATCTTTTAATCCGATCGATAATTCACGATAATTATATCTTTTGTTGACCTTTTTTGATTCGTAATAAAATACCTTCGCCGTAAATCTAACTGTATCACCAATAAAGAATTTATTGTCAAATAAAGTCTTGTTAAACATTGCATCTGTCACTAAAACATTGACATGTTGGCGAAAGGGTAATCCAGAACCAAGTTCTTTTACATCATGGAAGCAGATTGTAGGGAAACATTTTAAGCGTTTTCCGCCAGATATTTCTTTGATGATCGGCGTCATAGAATAAAGTGTTCCTTCAAATTGAAGATTTTGCCCTACTACTTCATGGAAGTATGGATCGATAGGTTTTCTTTTCATAAAATAAGCTCCTTTCTTTTATTAAATTATATCATATAACAGTATAAATTCCTAGTATTGCATAACAGTATATGATATAATAAATATGAATAAGAAAGGAGCATGTGATGCTGAAATTTTATGATATGCCAGTTGGGCTTGGAAAAGATAGAGAAAAGAGCTTGCTATTTTACTTGAACGATATGGCACAAAAAACAAGTGGGTTTGTTTTTGAATATTGCCCACAACTAGTGACATTGGATAATGTCCCAGACGATATTGTAAGGGTTAGGCAGATGTTAACACCAGCAACCATAACCGATTTAACAGAGCAGGATAACCTAATTACATCTGTCGTCAGAAGAATTCATTCTATTGAGTATTATGATTTTGAATATCCTGATAATTATGTCGCTTTTAATATATTGGAAGCTGCATTTATTACAGAAGTCGCTTTCATGGTTGCCATGATCAAAGATGGAAAGGAAAAGGAACTAAAGGCTTTTATTGAAAAGCACTACAAGATCAACGATGAAGATCTAAGAAAATATTTAAAAGTTAGGAAGTACGTTCCAGAGGTCAAAGGAAAACTCGATTTGAATAAAATTGAAGAGTTCGAAGGGTTTTATTGTGATTTAGAGGTTACAAAAGATACTGAATATCATGGGATTGAAATTTTAAAGAAATTCTACAAGAAAAACAAACTAAACCTCTTTGAAAGCCCAATGATAATGTTAGCTTGTTTCATGAGCAGAGAACAGATTATCAAAATGTTATTCCAGTTAAAAGAAGAAAAGAAAGAAGAAAAATAAATGAAAAAACAATATGTGTTAGATACAAATGTGCTATTGCTCGATGAAGATGCAATGCATAAATTTGAAGAAAATGATGTTTATATTCCAGTTGCAGTATTGGATGAGTTAAACATTCTGAAAGAGGATTATAGAAATCCAGAACGAGCCGAAGCCGCAAGAGCTGCTAACAAGGAAATTCGGAAACTACTAGGAGAGCAAAAGAGCATCAAAAGAGATGAGAAGCGATTAAAAGATGAGATCGTTTGTACCTCTGAAGGTGGTGGGAATATTTTCTTTACCAATTATTTCAATCGCTCAGATTTAGAAGCCAGTATGAGCAAAGATATTTCGGATTGGGAAATCATCTTAACGGCAAAAGCTCTTCGAGATTATAGCGATAATCAGACTTCTAAGGAAAAGAAGAGAAAAGTAATTCTTGTAACAAATGATAATGGCATGGCGAATAGAGCTATGGGTAGATATGGTTTGATAGTAGAAGAATATAAGAACCCTATGGAAGAAGAAGTCTATAGTGGAAGAACTTCCATTATCGAAGCTAAGGTGTCAGCTGTGAAGATGTTACAAAAAGGTGGTTCAGTTTCAATCAAAGATGCTATATTAGCAAAAGAGCTAGAAAATGGAAATAACCTACATGAAAATCAATTTGTTGAATTATATGCAAAAGAAAAGACAGGAGGCATTCAAACGGTTGGGAAGGTAGTTGGTGAAGAGATCGTTCCTCTTTATACCGATAGATCAAAGTTTAGTGGGATCAAGCCACAGAATAATGCACAATATTTTGCAAAAGAATGTGTAGTCAGTCCTGTTGATAAGGTTCCACTAGCGATCATCTCTGGTCCTGCTGGAACAGGAAAAACACTTCTTGCTGTAGCTGGTGGATTAGATGCATTAGAGCGTGGAGAAGTTAAACAAGTATTATTATTAAGACCAAATGTAATGATCGATAAAAATGATGCAGCACTTCCAGGCAGTGAACAAGAAAAAATTGATCCACTTATGAGACCGTATTGGGATAACCTCAAGACGATCATGCTGGCAAAAGGTGTAAAACCAGATAAGGTGAAATCACAAATCAATCAGTTGATCGGAGATGAAAAGATCCGAGTAGAATCTTTCTCTTATATCAGAGGAAGAAGTATTTCTGATACATATATCATTTGTGATGAATCCCAAAATCTGTTAAGAAAGCATGTAATTGGCATTCTCACAAGACCAGGGGAACATTCTAAGCTTGTTTTACTTGGAGATCCAACTGATGAACAGATTGATAACCCATACGTAAACAAGTATAACAATGGACTTGTATTTGCTATGAATTTAATGAAAGATAGCCCACTTTGCTGTCAAACAACATTTTATGAAAATGAAAGCAAACGTGGGGCACTCGTAAAAGATGTTATTAGTAGATTAAAAGAAAATAAGAAATAAGGAAGGAAAAAAGATGGTATTTATCAAAGCAATTTTGTCATTAGTGCTTTTGATTACGATTGCATTGATATATTTCGTAATCAAAAAATTATTAAGAAAAGTTTTTAGAAAAACAAAAAGAACTTTTAGAGGAATTTTATCTGGAGCAATATTATTAATTGTTGCTATATCCCTATCATTTATATCTATTTTAACTGTCGGAACAGATGTTCCATACATCAAAATAAATACAGATAGCACAGATATCCCAGCTACATTATCTGATGAAGATCTTGTTCTTAGATATAACGAACAAAAGGTATTTACAACTAGAGAATATAAAGAACATTTAAAGAAGCAAAACAAATATGAAGATTATCAGATCGTTTACTTACACGATGGAATAGAAGAATATGCTAAAATCTCTGCAAATGGAGAAGATACCTATTCGATCGGTATCGTTTGTGGAGATGCTAATAAGTTATCCAAAGTATATGGAATCGCTGAAAAAACTGGCTTAAAGGTTGGTGACGAGATCCTTTCCATTTCTGGTATTCCTGTAACAAAAGAATATACAGCAAAAAAGATCTTAGAAGATTACAGAATCGATTCTAGCCCTGTTTTATTAGCATATAAGCGTGATGGGAAAGAATCTAGGGTAAATATCATCCCAGTTAAAGAAGGCATCAAAACAACGCAATTTAGAGTCAGTGGTGCATATACAAAAAATGTTCCTGATTTAATTGGTTCTGCATTGAATGAAGTCAGAATTGATGCTCAAGCTGTATTAAATTTAAACTTTACAATGCTATTATCTGAGCCTATCCATGTATTTATTTTCCATATTTTAATTGCTTGGATGGTATTTGTGCTTGTGTTAGCATTATTATTTACATTTATCTTTTCAATCTTAAATGTAATGCGAAAAGTCATGAAGATTAACAATAGAACAATAAAGAATATTAAAACGATTCTGTATATCGTTATTGTTCCATTGTATGTACTGATCGTACATGTATTAGGAGTTATTCAATCTCTATGAGCAAAGATACAGTAGGGACAAAGGTTTTGAGCGATGGGAGTATCAAGGTGGTTATTCCCATTTGCCCAAGAACGAAAAAGAATTCTCAAAATATTTATCATAAGAATATTATCTCGAAGACGACTGGGAAAATAAAAAAGGTTCCATTCGTCGCTCCATCAAGTCCGTTTAAGAAGTATGAAAAAGACGCATCTTTGTTTGTAAGACCTTTGGGCATTGATTATCCGATCAATATCAAAGCGTTATATTACATGGATACCTATAGGACGATTGATCTAACCAATCTGAATGAAGCATTACACGACATTCTCGTTGTTAATGGATTGCTATTGGACGACAATGCTAAAATCGTTGTATCTACGGATGGAAGTAGAGTATTCTATGATAAAAACAATCCCAGAACAGAGGTCTACATAACAAAAGCAGAACCAACATTCTCAAAATAAAAAAAAGAGGGTAAATTAGCCCTCTCTTTTTTTAGTCTTCAATCTCCTTGTAAACGACAGTAAAGATTCTCTTTTCTGCAACGCCAGAGCATTTTGAATCGATCATCTTGTTAAGAAGATCTTGAGCAATCTTTCTGATATCTGCATAAAATGGTTTGCTACCAGTATAGTAGCGAAGTGCAGTTATTGTTGCATTACAAACATCAAGATCATCTAAGTAAACAGATTGAATCCAATCCTTACCATCTTTGTGAATGATCTTCGTTTTCATGAAAGCATTGCTGATCAATGGGTTGCTACCGCTCTGTAAGTAGTAGTAATATCCATTTAGTTCAAATGCAATATAAGAACCAAAACTCCATGTGAAGCCTTTAACTATCATTTCAGCTTGGTCTTCGTTTCTGATGATAAGCTGTTCACCAGCAAAATGATAGTCTTGTTGGTAGTATTGCTTGTTGGCAAGCTTTCCACCATTCTCTTTTACAAGATTTAATACTTCCTTAAACACCCACATCATGGCGTATTCGCCATTTTTCAGATAAACTTTGTCCAACATTTAATTTTCCTCCTTCTTTGGATCCCAGTTAAAATAGATCGGATCGCTTAAAAGCATTCCGAATTGAACCTTGATACCCTGCTCTGCATAATATTCAGATAATTTTTTAAAAATGATATCAGAATAAACAGTAATATCCATTGCCTTTTCCCCAAGCTTGATCGTTCCTTCAGAAAAACCATTTTTTGCTTTTTCTAACATTTCATTTTTTAAATGGAACTTTGTAAACTCAATAATATCTGTTAACATCGTCTTATGAAATGGTAGGTCTAATCGATCCGTTGGAAAGAATTGCTTAACTACACAGATTACCTGTGTTGAATCAACTGCAACAAAAGTATTGCCTCCACAGACTTCGTTTGTTGTTGATGTTAATACCTTGATTGCTAGTTCAGTATTTTCTAATAAGCAATCGAACTCTTTGTCTAACTTGATAGACATTTTCACCTGCTCTTGACAGTGGGAATAAACAATATATTGTCCATTCTCCAATGCTTTTTTCACTTGGCTTTTAATAGCCTCTAAATCATTCATCACCGTTTCTAGCTTGTTGTATTCTGCTCTTAATTCATCTATTAATAACATAATTTTCCTCCTTTGGCTCTTTAGCCTTATCCATGTTATCAAATAATACAAAAATATTATGTGATATAAGAAGAAATAAAAAAGGACAATATTTATTGTCCTCTTTAAATACTGTTATTCCCACTTAAATTCAATACTCGGCTCTTGAACATTTAGTTTCAAAGAGATTCCTCGTGATTCATAGAGCTTTTCAATTGTTTCTTTTAGCCACTGGCTATGTCTATCGTAGAGTGGGAATAAGCTACATCCACAATAGTCCATTAGGGATTGTTTGCCATTATTAACACCATCTGATGCTGCTTCTAATAGCTTTTCTTTGATTAATAAATCGGTATCATGAAGCATATTTGTTTTGATCGCAGTTTCGAATAATTCATTTGCTTCTTTTGACATATTGATCTTGAAATAAGCAGTGTTGCTGCTTCCAACATCCATCAAATATAAGTCTTTAACTCCAGTAACTTCCTTCATTGCTTGAACTAACTTATGACGAATTAGCGGAGTAAGTTCACTTCTTGATAAGTCTAATAAATCGATAGGGATCTGGAACATAATATGATTTCGATAACACTTGCCTTCATACCTTTCCATTGCTTCATGGATTGAAAATTCCTGATTTTTAATACACTTTTCTAGTAGTGGTTTAAGCTTTGATGTTTTTCTTGCAGCCTTTCTTTCTGCCATTTCTTTTGTCTCTTGTAACTCTTCTAAAAGATTTAATGCCATTCTTATACCTCCTTTGGCTTTCTAATCTAATTGCATCTTTGCAACGGAAATCTTCATGTGCTTATTGCTTGTCTTGACTTCTTCAATAATAGGTTCTTTTTCTTCTTGCTTTGGTTCTGGTGCAGGAACGAATACCTGAATATTGTACATTGTCTTAACTGTTTGAGCAATGATATTCATCATCATTTCATTAAAGAGCTGATAGCCCAAACGCTTGTATTCCAACTTAGGATCCTTCTGACCATAAGCCTTGATACCGATCCATTGCTTTAGCTGTTCCATATCATCTAAATGGATCTTCCAGTTTGTATCAATGATACGTAATAAAACCTGACGCTCTAATTGACGCATCTGCTCTGGATCTACGAAGAGAGCTTCCTTTTCTGCATAAACACTCATTGCACGTTCTACAACTGCATTCAATACAGTTTCCTTGTTTGCTCCGATTAATTTTTCATTACGTACACATAGGTTTGGATAGATTGCATATAATTGATTGTTTAAAGAGTCGAACTCTTCTTTTGTTAGCTTCTTGCCATTCATACTCTTTGAAACGATGCCATCAAGATGATCCTTGACCATGCCTGTGATCGTTGCATACATATTACCCTTATCTAAGACCTTGTTACGTTCTGCATAAATGATTTCACGCTGGTGGTTGTTGACGATATCGTACTCTAAAAGATTCTTACGGATACCGTAGTTGTTATCTTCAATACGACGCTGAGCATCTGTAATGGCTGCCAACAAGATCTTGTTTGTGATCTCTTCTCCCATTGTATGATTCTTTTCATAGATAGAGAAGTAGTCGGCAGAACCGAAACGCTTTACAAGATTATCTTCTAAAGACAAGTAGAAACGAGATTCACCTGGATCGCCTTGACGACCTGAACGACCACGTAACTGATTGTCAATACGACGGGATTCATGACGTTCTGTACCAATAATCTTTAATCCACCATTAGCCTTTGCTTCATCATCTAACTTGATATCTGTACCACGACCAGCCATGTTTGTTGCAATTGTTACTACTCCAGCAATACCTGCCTTAGCTACGATTTCAGCTTCCTTAGAGTCATTCTTTGCATTTAATACTGTATGTGGGATACCACGCTTAGATAATGCACGGTCTAAAAGTTCAGAAACATCAATACTAG